CCCGGTTAGTGTCGTCCGCGAAGATTCTGTAATAGCTGAGACTACCTCTGGTGTTCTAACTGCTAATACCCTACGCGCCTGGACTACTGGCGCTCCGGGGCTAAGTTATTTCCGAGTAAGGGCTACGGCTTGGACCTCTGGTACGGCTAACGTTGTTATTGTAGCTGGTACCTATCCTTTTGAGCCAAATGTAGCAGCCACGGTAACCGGTCAGGCAGCCACTACCTCTGCGGTAACCAACGTTGCGGCCAGCGCTTCTAACGTCACGCTCAAGGCAGCTAATGCCAATCGTAAGGCTCTTTACGTTTTCAACGCTGGGACCAATAACCTCTTTGTGAAGCTAGGGGCTACAGCCACCACAACAACAAGTTTTACCGCCATGATTCCGCCCAATGGATTTTGGGAGTTACCAGACGACCCAATCTATACGGGCATCGTAGATGGTATTTGGTCAGCCACCGGTGGTAGCGGAGCTAACGTCACGGAGCTAACTGCATAATGCCTATGTTTTTCCCCTCAGGGGCCAAGTTCCTGGGAAAGACTACTCCGCTTGCCTCAAGCAATACGACTACGCCTACCATTGTCTTTGGTCCGGGATATGAATGGCTTTTTGTTTACCACTATATCGCCGGATATACGTCCGGCGGTGGTATCGCGCGCATTCAGCTAGGCACAGCTTCTACTGTGGACACCGGTGCTAACTACGGTTCGATTACTGCCCGGTTTATTGCCGGTGGTGCGACGGTTGGTACAACCACAAGCACGGCTTCGACTAATGGTTTTGCTGTAGCCAACGTGGCTACGACCTTTGGTCGTCGTGGTCAGCATATGATTTGGAACCCCACTACCGATCCTAAATTCATTGATTCTCGTACGGCGACCTACACGGCTCAGAACCCGACTACCGCTGCCTCTGCGCACGGATCACTAGACGTAGTTTGTGGCAACTGGTGGAATAACGCTGAGGCTCAGTGCGTAGCGATGGACGGTGGGGGTTCAGTGAGCCTCCTGACCGGTTCCTACATTAGCGTATACGGCGTTCCACGCTAACTCAGGTATATAAAGAGTAGCATATGTCTTTGCTACTCCTACTACGCTCTGCGGCTACTGGTGGCACTCATCCTGCTACCATCACCCGCGTACAAAAGGCTACGCCAACCACCTCTGCGGTCAGTGGTACCACACTGACCATCACGCTGCCTTCTAACGTACCGGTGGGCGACCATATCATCGTTGGTATGGGTTACTCAGGTGCCCTGGGAGTTACGGTCACCTGCGCGGACCAGGCGGGCAATACTTATACGACCGACGTTATCGCTGACGATGGTAACGCCACGGGTGCTTATTCTGCGTTCGCCTCAGCCAAGGTCACGACGCAGTTAACAGCCGGTCAGACCATAACGATGACCACAAGCAGTGCTGTTACGCACCGCTTGATGACCGCATATCACTACAATGGTTTGGCAGCAAGCGGTTGGGCTGATGCCTCAAGTAACACGGGTAAGGGTACAAGCACCACCCCGGCGTCAGGCACCATCACTACAAGCTATTCGGACCTTGTTCTCGGTGGCACCGGTTATAACCTCACAACAGTAGCTCACACGCCTGGTGGAGCCTGGACAGAGATTGACGACGTAAACAATGGTTCTAAGGGCCTTGCCGTTGATGAACAGCTAAACGTTGCTGCCGGTAGCTATCAGGACACCGGCACACTATCTAGCTCAGCGCTGTGGTCTAATGCCATTGTAGCTTATAAGGCTGAGACTGTCAGTGGTGCGGCTCCGGTTTCTGAAAGCAAGATTGAAACCGTATATGACCCATTCACCGGAACAAATGGCAGCGCGCCCAATACTGCTATTTGGACTAGCCTTGATTCTATTCAGGGCAACGCTCTGCAAGCCTTTGGTAGCGGCGGAACTAGTTCACGGAATACATATGACTTCACGAATAGCTATGTAATTTTCAAGATTACTAGTGGCTGGAATGGGGCGTTTACCCTTGGTGAAGCCCCAACTGTAGGTATTCGTGCCGGTGCCAATACCATGTCATTTGGTGGAGATACTGGCACTGGTATTATCTTCTATAAGAATGGTGCATCAATTGGAAGCGCAACATATAATGCTACCAACATGCTTTACATGCGCCTCCGAGAATCAGGGGGTACGACCTTCTATGACACTAGTCCTGATGCTACAAACTGGACTAATCAGACTAGTACAGCCAATATAGCGGGCATCACTTCAACTTCGATTGAAATAGTTGGTGGCCTTGGTATTGCGCTACTTGTTGACCAAGTTAACGTACCTGTTGCCGTTGAATGGCACGGTGTCTCTGCTCCAAGCGGTGCTACGACACTCACCGCCACTGGACAACTCACTCAATCGGGTAGCGCCTCGCTCAGTGGACAAACTACTCTCACAGTAGCCGGTACAAGAATTCAGCAGGGGTCTACTGCGCCTAGTGGTCAAACCACCCTCACAGCAGCGGCCCAAGGTAATTATGTAGGCTCAGCCTCTCTGTCTGGAGCGACCACTCTTACTGTCGCCGGTACCCGTGTACAAAATGCCTCAGCTACTCTAGCTGGCGACTCCACCCTTACCGCCGTTGGCAATAAATACATCGTTGGCACTGCATCTCTCTCTGGTGCTACAACTCTCGCTGCTACTGGCTTCTATACAGCCAATGCTACGGCTGCACCATCGGGTCAAACTTCTGTCACTGTTGCCGCTACCAAAGAACTGCGTGGAGCCGCCACGCTTGCTGGTGATAGCACTGTCATCGTACAAGGCACTAGGCAACAGAATAGTAGCGCGACATTAGCTGGCGACAGTTCTCTAACCGCAGTTGGTACTCGCGTACAGCAAACTAGCGCCACATTTTCAGGGGCAACAACTCTCACTGTCGCAGGAACTAAATTCCTCAATGGTGCCCTCTCACTCTCCGGTGCTACTACGCTTGGAGCGGCGGGCCAGGGAGTATTGAGCGGCGTATTGACGCTTGGAGGCAATGGACAAATCATCGCCTCGGATTCGTTCACTGACACTAGTGGTGTACTGCTAGAGAATCACGTCAGTGACAGCGGGTTCGGATGGATAGAACATACGCTGTTCACAAGTGGATCGCATTCTATCACCGCCCTGGGCGAAGTGCGTACGGCGGCAGGTATTGCCGTCCATTATCTCAACAAACTACCTAATAGCGCTGACCATGACGTGTCATTGGACATGAACGTCAAGACATTGCTTGGCTCTAGCGGCCCGATATCGCGTGCCAGTTCTACGTTGAACACAATGCTGCACGTTCGTTACAACGGGGCGAACAACCTCTGGGAGCTATACCAGTTTGTCAATGGTACGAATACATTGCTTGGCAGCACCACAGCAAGTCTTAGCGTTGGACAAACTGTACGAGTAACATTGCGTGCAGTCGGTAATCAGGTATCAGCGCTTCTAGACGGAGCGCTTGCCATTGGCCCATTCACAACAACTGTCACAGCCAATGGTTTCCCAGGTGTGCGTGGTGGCGGTGGCGTAGCTACAAACACCGGTCTGCACATGGACAATTTCCAATTGTTCGAGGGGGTCAATCAGTCTACTTTGACAGTCGCCGGTACTCGGGTGCAACAAAGTGGAAGCGCATTGACCGCAGCTTCTACTTTCAGCGCCACCGGTCAGGCCACATTTGCAAGCACAGTAGCGTTGACCGGTGCCAGTACCATGCTTATCACCTTCACGGGTCAAGCATTTGGTTCTGCCGACCTGACAGCACAGAGTAGTTTGACAGCCGTTCCATTTGTTCAAAGGCTCGCATCTACGTCTGTTTCTGGTGCGTCCACTCTTGTAGCCGCTGGACTAAGGACAGCCACGGGCAGCGCGACCCTCAGTGGTGCTACCACTTTGACAGTCAATGGCACACGTATTCAATCTACCAGTGTGTCAATGTCTGGACAGACAAGTATCACGGCGCAGGGCACTGGTTTGAAGTTTGGTCAATTGACTATGAGCGGCATGGGCAATGCATCGGGTACGCCAGTACGCCTAGTGACAGCCCAAGCCGGGTTTGACGCTGCCACAGTTTTCTCCACGGCGTCAACTCGCATAACCCACGGCTCTGCCGCGTTGGTTGGAGATTCAGAAGCCATTGCCATTGGTGCATCTGAATACTATGGAATCCTGTCCCTTACCGGAGAGTCCGATTACATAGTCGCAGTCGCCCTTATGCCGCCTTTGGCATCGAAAGGCACGCTGTTCCTGCGGAGAACTCCGATTATTGTAGAAGTAATAGACAAGAGTGGGTCGCTATTCCAGCGAATCGACACTTCGCAGGTACTTTCAGTGAATTACGAGGGACTTATTCACACTACGCAGATTACAGAATTCCTTGGACCAAATTTGTATGGCGAGTCTACGGTCCTGAACTTGACTCAAACACAGGCGAATCTGGTTTATAGTAGCACCGAAATTTATTTTTCCCCTGTAGATTTATATAAACAAGTTATTACGAATAACGACGAACTTATCGCAGCCTTTGATGATGAGCAGGTAATCAGTGTTCCGCATGAGGTTCGCAGGGGCTACGAGGATGAAGATTTCCAAGAAGAGCTAGAGCTTGAAAATGACCAGCTATATCTCGTCGTGGACCAAGAGGATAAGTAATAGATGGCTCTAGGATATGACAGAGAACAGAACGTAGTCAGCGTAGGAGACACGGCGGACCTCTACGCTTATCTCTATGATCGTGACGATGCGCCGGTTGATCCTGACGATCTGGTGATGGTGGATTTCACCATTCAGAAGCCAGATGGTACAAAGGTTACTGAGCCAGGCCAAATTCAAGAGGATGGTTCAGGCTACCTCTTATTCTTGGAGACAGACCAGCGCGGCGAGTATACGGTCGTCGCTAAGTTCACATTTATAGACGGCCAGATCAGGTCAACGAGGACAGACTTCGAAGTCCATGATCCATTTACTGCTGAGTATGATCCAAGCGCTCCTGACTACGACGCCGAGGCTCACTACGAAAGTATTATCTCTGAGCGCGTATGGAAAAAGCTGAACGATCTATTCGACTCTGCGGACGGCGGTCCCTGGATGATGGATATGACCATGAATGTCTTTTCCGACTCACGCATTGCAGACTTTATTCCGGAGGCTCTCTTTGATATCAATGTCTACATGCCTCCAACTGAGTTTAGTTTGGATACATTTGCTCGCCCTGTCGTCGCTGATCTTACGACGGGGAAGCAGAAGCCAAATCCTAATCTCACGGTTATTGTTCAGGGAACATTTCTTGCGGTTGTACGACACCTGATGCGTACATACACAGAGCAGCCGACTCCTGCGGGTGGACAGGTCACATATGAGGACCGCAGGGATTACCTACAGCGATGGGGAACCATCTATCAGATCGAAAACGAATTCTTCCAGCACCTAGTAAAGAATTGGAAGCGTCAGTTTATGGGTCTGCACGAATCTAAGAATCTTGTGTCAAGTAAGGCGGGAAGGTTGATGCCAGCGCCATTGCGCTCGCGCAACATTGGACGTGGATACTACTAGTATCTCAACTCATCACTTCGCTTATTGTATGCCGATCTACTTAGGACCGCGTAGGACTTCAAAGACCGTTGGTGTAGGGAATGTCCCTCCCGATGTAGCGCGTCGGCGTCGTTCTGTAGCTGAAATGATGCAACGCATGGGAACGCCTGTGATCGTGAAGCATCGTTATAACGACCGCGATGTAAAAGATGGACTCGCTGAAGTTTCTCCTGTCTTTGACTCCATCTACGATCAAACACGAAACGAGGACCCGCTATCCCACGGCGTAGGGTTTGTGTCAAAAGAATTAGCCCAGGACGAGTGGTACGACTCGTCTGGTACGATAGTAAAATCGGGGGTATCACCTGGCACTGGTTGGACCAGGGCACCGCGCTTTCGTGGTTACGGGCCAGGCAATCTGACGTACATAATCGAACCAGACCGGGCAGAGGACTTTTTTAAGGCCACGACTGGTGGTCCAATCTTCAAGGTACAGACAGCGACAGTCATCGCTCCCTGGTACCCTGATATAAACGACAACGATCTAGTGATACAGGTCACGCTTAACAGCGGTGGCACTGTTGCAGACACACATGAGCGGTTTGAAGCCAAAAATGTGTCTCCTGTCACTGTCCGAGGAAACGATAGGCGAGGGCGTAAAGAATACGGCGAGTCATTCGGGAACGTTCACGTTGTAAATCAAACGTTTGAAATGGCTCTAGTGCCTGGAACCGACGTGATTTACGACGTGGAAGTTGACCGGTAATGAACCAAGCCGAAGCCTACAGCCGCATCATCCATGCGGCCCTGCCCATAGCCAATAAGGATGACCGACTCCCCTGGTACCTCAGGGACAAGTTTGGCCCTCCACCCCGGTATGACCGTATTGAAGTCTGGTACGACCCTCATACCGTAGAGAATGCGATCAGGAACGCCCAGCTTAGAGCGGGTGAGATAAAGAGTTCTGATGAGATTCACCGGATCATGGAAACGGTCGTCCAAGATGCTGTACAGAAAGCCTTACACAAGGAATGGCAGGCAGTCGGGTTCCTAATGCTTGAGGATTTACGTGCCACTACTACCTGAACAGACCGTACCGTATAAAACTTGGATCAAGACTTCTCTTGTGGAGTCCTTGAGAAATGTATTTGATAGCCACCCGGATTCCCGCATTCGGACCCATGATGCTGTCCGCGATGGGAAGCCGATCAAGGCCGGGACGAAGGTCAGTATTGAATATCCTACGTCAGAGCTTCATTACCCGTCTATCGTAGTGCGATTTTTTGAGCGTGAGGTCAAGAATGCGGGCGTAGGACACGTAGAATATATCCTCGTAGATGAGTTGGATTCGATAGCAACTAAATTCCGTCATTATCTCTACGATGGAGACATTGAGTTCGCTATCTTTGCACTATCCTCTCTGGACCGCGACCTTATCTCCGACTCACTCATTCAGACCCTAGCTATGCCGGATATGGCAGCGTACACAAAGGAATTTTGGGACCGTATCTATTGGCCGGAAGGCGTTAATGAGGTAAACAATAAGGGTAATTGGAACTACGTCAACCTCAATACAGATAAGATTCAGGGGTTCGGCGAAACACAGACCCCGCAACCCTGGTTGTCAGAAGATCAGCTAGTTTACCAGACTTCGTACCGTTTAGGCATCTTTGGAGAGTTTTATAGTCTCCCACCTGTCGATGTTCCATCTGCGGGTCTTATCCAACAGGTCAACATCTACCCGTACGAGCAGTGGATACCAAATACTCCAAAGCCAGATGGATCGGTCGAGGGTATAACTATACCTACTGGATCATGGACTGCTTCCGACGATGACCTAGGCCAATGGGTCTAGGCTACAAAAGTCTTGATCGCAAGTAGGTAATGAACGAGTAATCATGGCCCTAGCTTATATCCCACCAGGCGTAAATGTAGAGGAACTTACCTCTCCCTCAGTTAGCCCGCTACTCGCTACTTCTGCATTAGTTTGCCTAGTAGGCGTTGCCCAGGGCTACCAAGTGGGAACAACCCAGGTTGTTTTTCCCACTGGTGTCGCACCACAGACTATTACTGCTCCACCGGGCGGCGCTTTTGTTGCTGTCTCAGGTACGCAATCCTTCGAATCAGTCAAAAACCTAACAGACCCAACCGCCGGTTCTCAGACGAGCCAGGGCGGTTACAAGCAAGGCACAGGATCGTATGTCGCAGGCGCAGGCCCAGACTTTTCAGCCACTATCGCAGCAAACGGGGCTACAGCGACAATTACACCTATCACGGGTGGCCCACTGGCTACAAACGGTGGAGCGGTGCAAATTACTTACCGCTTCCTCCCAGACATGTACTACAGTGCGACCAGGCTTGACTCTCAGGCTTTGGTGGAAAGACGGTTTGGTCCAGCCTACGACGCTACAGGAGTGGTTACGCCTCTGTCGGCAGCGGCGTCAATTGCCTTCCAGAATGGTGCTGCGAGCGTGGTTATCCAACCACTCTTCAAGCTAACTGATCCGGCTAACCCTCTGTCTCCGCGTGTACAGCCTACGACGGCTGAGGCAGCCAACGCCGCTCAGTGGCAGGCGACCTTCGCAGGTTTGCGGGATGTTGAGGACGTAAATGTTTTAGTTCCGGTCTTTGGGCAGTCGGACAGCGGCTCAAGCACCACGATTGTAAACAACATTCTCAACGCAGCGCAGGACCATGTTCACTACATGCAGACCCAAGGTCAGTACATGGTGATGATCGGTGGTCACGACTCTGCCGAGGACCCAGCCGTTGGTACAGCCAACGAGCTAAGGACTCAGAGTCAGGTCATGAGGGATCGTTACGGTGGAGCGCAAGCCGAGTCTACGGTTATCGTATCTCCGTCAAGGTTCACCCGCGCACTCCCAACTGTCACAAATACAATTATTACAGTCGGTGGTCAGTTCATGGCCGCAGCTATCGCTGGAATGCTTGCATCACGGCCTACCTCAGCAACGCTTACCCGTAAGCAAGTCGCTGGTTTCGCAACAGTTGCCGACGCCAGGGACAAGGGTGGTAAGGATGCTGATGGTAACGCCGGTCTTATGGTGATTGAGCAAAAGGGTACTGCGATTCAAGTCCGTCACGCTATTACTCTCAGCAATAACACCACGGCGCAGCGAGAGCTATCGGTTGTACGCTCTAAGCACCGTATGATCGAGTCTCTAAGGCAGACAATTGACACGCAAATTATCGGATCGGTCCCGGCTGATGGCAATGCACCGTTCTTGGTCAAGAATGCAGTCATCGGCGTTCTTGAGGCATTACGCGGCACAGCAGAACTGGTTGATTATCAAGGCGTACAAGCACGTACCCTCGTTGGCGACCCTACGACGGTGGAAGTCAGGTTCTCCTACCTCCCGGCCTTCCCGTTGAACTTCGTTCACATTGTATTCAGCGTTGACCTTACTGGCGCTACAACAATTGACTTGAACACCGTCTAGTAAGAATCAGCTATGGCAGCCATATCAGGATATTCACACAGTATTACAAACGCCCGTACTAGGGTAGGTGGCTCTGGCTTTACCGCCTTCTTCTGGCGTTCACAGCCGATTGGATTCTGCCGCCAAATTGGTCATGTTTCCCCGACACCAGTCGGGCCTGGCCCAACCCCAATTCATCCGTTGGATGAGCCGTACCCAATTGAAGTTATCACTCCTGGCGCTCAGAACATCGGCACACTAACTCTAGAACTCTACGAACTTTATAACCACAAGGTTTGGGACGCTCTAGCAGATATCGCCGGTGAGATTGACCTTGTGAACATTTTCATCAAGATCGCTGAGATTGGCGAGGACATTCAAGTCGTCAAGCTAATCACCCCGCCGACTACTCTACGTGGTCAGGCAATGAGTTCATATGCCGAGCGTTTCCACCGCTGCGTTATTACCAACGTAGAGGACGGGGAAACCATCGAGATTGGTACAATGGAAGTTACCAAGCGTATTACGGTGGCCTATACCCACATGACCCGTGACGGTGCGAACGCGAACCGCGCGGTCAACATGCGTAATAACCGCGCTACTACGCAGGCAGATGATGTAAGTCCGTTAAGTAATCCGTAAAGTAAGTTTTGACAGAGTTATACGACGAATTCTCGCCAGAAACGGCAGTAGCAGTTGACGGCCTCATGTGGCTAGGCCACCTTGAGGATGAAGTCAAATTCGGAGGTCATACCTTCCTGCTACGCACCCTCAAGATCGCTGAGGAACTTGAGGCTGCCGTCATTGCCAAGGAATATCTTGAGACATTCGGGCAGACTAAGGCAACAGCCGCCGCTCATGTAGCGGCTGCCCTCACATCTGTAGACGGCGATGACAGCTTTTGTCCACCTATCGGCCCAGATGCCAAACAGCATCTACGAGCCAAGTTCAATTACGTTACAGAAAACTGGTACTGGCCTTTGACCGAACATCTGTTCGGCAAATACGTGGATTTGGTCAGACGACAAGCTGACGCGATAGAGGCGGTAGAAAATTTATCGCCAGGGAATCGCAAGAACTCTTGGAAACTTGCAGATTCCTACAAGAAGCCAGAGGATTCCGAGAGCCAAACAGACTCCACCGAATCCTATGGTACTATCTCACCGGAGCAAATGAAATTGCTCGCGGACGAGAACGAGTAGACGCCTTCAAAGACAGCCTACTCGTTCACCGTCCTGAAACGTATAGGGAACTATACGACGAGGAAGGCGAGCCAATCGTGCAGGACGAAGATGTGGACTGGCAGGTTCCATCCACAGAAACGGACGTGCAGGATATGATGGCTCAACTAGCCGCGCTTGAGTCTGGTTCGGGTCGCCGTATCAGGCGATAACTACCAGGGTGAGCCGTTGTGATTGGACCCGTAGTACGGGTTGTCCAAGATCGACATGATGAACACGTACATGACCTTGAAGGGGTTGCGAATCTTGACCTCACCCTTCTGGTATGCTGTCCACAGGTTAGGATAATAGTCCTTTTCACCAGGGAAGAACGAGAAATCCGTGACTTCCTTGGGAGCCGCCTGAGGCTCAGGTGTCTCATCCTCATCAGAATAGTTGAGCCACAGGGACTTGTTCCTGGGATTCTCATTCTTAGGTTCCTGATGGGGATGCTTCGCTCTGTACTTAGCGTGCTTTTCAGCCGTTATGTCCATTCCAGTCTTGTTCATAGTCCGACTATAGCAGGATAGCTGTTCTTTGTCAAGGGTCGCACTCCTAAGAGGCGTATGGCAGAACAAGGACGAAACCCGGATCAACCAGGCCGCATAGAAGTTGGCCTTTCATTTCTTAGCGCACAGGAGAGTGCAGCTTTCCGTGAAATGAAGGAAGCTTTTACGCAGGCAGGCAAGATGTTTGAAGCTATGAAGGCCACAGATTTCTTGTCACAGGCTCAAAAATTCACCGAACTGACTCAGCAGATGAATACTGAGAACGAGCGTAGGCAGCAAGCCATCGCTAGGGATCAGGAAATGCAGCAGCGTGGTGGCGGTATCCGTGGTGCTATTCGTGGCGCTGTGGAGGGATGGCGTGCGCCCACTCAGCAAGAGACAAGCGACCGCTTGAATGAGGAACATCGTCGCCAGGATGAAATGGCTGACAGAGCCAACCGCACCATCAGTCCACAAGAGCATGATCGTCGTGAACGCTTGGAGACTATGAGTGACGAAATGCGCGAAGCTGAGCGTCTGCGTCGTACTTCTAAGCTACCGCCGGGGATTAGAGAGCAGATTTTCCCTAGTGTCACGGGGGTAGACGGGCCGGATAACCCCTTATTGAAGAAAATTGAGCCTCTGCGCGGTGAAGAAACAGGAATGCGTATTCCTCGTTATGGTGAACTAAACATTCAGGACCTTTTCAACGAGCTACGTGATAGGCGCATGAAGCAAGCGCTGGAAGCTACAGACCCTGAGGAAGCGCAGGCGCGCAATAAGAGCGCTGGAATGTATCAGTACCTATCTGATCGCGCAGGACAGGGATACGCAATACAGCAGCTTTTCAATAGAGCGCGAGCAGGCATGGCGCGAATTGGTGAGCGTACTGGCTTTAGTCTCTCGGCTTTTGACACAATGGGCGCATCCCTAGGGTATAGGCGTGGACCAGGCCAAGATTTGTTTGGTATCCCTCTACCCTTCCAGACACCATTCTCTCCTGCCGGTGCCCAGGGGGAGCGTATGTGGCGAGACACACTTACAGCACGATTCCTACCAGGCACCAATAAGGAACAGGCTGAGGCTCTAGCAAACGCGACCGCACAGGCTGGATTCTCCGGGCAGCAAGGCACTGACGTGATGTTGAAGTTCATGCAGCCGTTGCAGAGACAGTTTGGCCTAGACCCTCAGACTCTTATTCCCTTCACCCAGGTACTTAGGACCGGGACTGGCACTATTGCCGACTTGAGCAAGGAACTTGGCAATCTTGGAGAGTTAGCCCGTACAGCTAGAGTCGATGTAAATACCATGGCTCAGGCGTTAGCGGCCTCCGGCGAAGCAGCACAGCAGGCAGGAGGTTACTTCCAAGGCGGTGTGCAATTCGGTTCACGATTTTCTGAGACAACTGGCCTTACCCCTGATGTGGGTAATCAATTACTACAGAATAATACCGTACAGGCGCTCCTGGCGGGTGCTACGGGCCTGCCTACGTTCGCCTCAGCGTCAGCCCCCGCTGGTGCCAAAATGCAGGCTACTACAGATGCTATCAATATGTACTACCAGGCATACGCTAGTAACTTAGGCGAAGCGGGCGCTACCCGGACGGTCAATCTAGGTGGTGGGCGCACAGCCACCGTACGAGGGGATAATCCAGCTTCTACGGCTGTAGGCTCTATGTTTGGTATTAGCGCTGACGCAGTAGATAAAATCCGCTCGGGCCAAGGATTCCAGGCTAACATAGGTAGGCTGGAAGATGAACTAACGGCTTACGAACAGCAGGCAAATAGATCGGGTGGTAGAGCAGACCCAGCGTCCGCAACAAAGCGTATTCAAGATTGGATCAATAGGGACCCTCAGCGCAAACTGTCACAGCGTTGGAATGCTCAGAAAAATAAGTTTGAGTACAAGCAAGTAGATGAAACGACCGGTAAGGTTACTTGGCGAGAGGATACAGGCGAGATTGCCAAGCAGTTCTCTACGGAGGTGGGCAAAACCACCATGGATAAGCTAAATAAAGATCCTAACGCGGTTACTAGGGACGATCTTGTATCCGCAGCCCACCGAGCCGGAATCAAGGGTAAGGAATTGGGCCATGCCGTAGACGATGCAAAGACCCCGGAGGAACGTGTCAAACGTACTCGCGCTCTGATTGCTGAAAAGGCAGCCGAGGAACAGGCTAAGTATCAAATCGCCTTCACTGGTCCAGCCGCGAAATTCTTCAAGGCTTTGGTCAACAATAACAAGGCTGATTTCGGCAAGGTCAATTGGGATGAGCCTAACGCTCCGGCTAATACAGCCTATGGCAGCACAGCAGGTCCAGCCAACCTTAGCGATGTGTCCAACTCAGGCTTGAACAACTTCAATACAACCGGATAATGCCGAATATCTATTTCGATTACGAGCGCATTGACACTAGCGGTGGCCTGCCTAAGACCCTGATTGTGACCACGGGTGCCAATCAGATCAGTTGGGGCTATAATCTAAACACACAGTCATATGCTACATATGCTGGTGAGGTGGTCCAAGTTCTTTCGACTAACATTGACGATCTTGAGATTGTCGGAGAGGTCAAGAGTTACTCAGAGATGGAGACTATCTATGCCTGGTTCCTTCAATACATGCTCAAGGCTACGCAGGGCTATGCGGGGGAAAGCTATGTAGAGACTCCGGTCATCATGACGTACCCCGAGAGAGGGTGGTCGCTAGCTATCAAGCCTATTCAAATGCCAGGGATGCGGTATGGGCGCGATGTGATTATCCCACAGTGGAGGTTGAAAGCTTCTATCGTAGACCCTGACCCTATCATGGATGAACTGACTGTAGATTATGCACAGGCAGGCCAGACGGGGCTACAAGCATTCGGTAGACTGACCGCTGACATAGGATACAGACGTAGGAACCCATTTTCTGACCCGAACGCCGTCATTACAAAGGAAGAGGCCGACCTATATCCACGCGCAACTCACTTGAAGGGTATCCAAGTGGAAGGGTCGGGCAAGGAACCAGAGAAACCAGACCCTAAGGGAATCGCCAGAGTAATGAATGAGCAGTTCACAGCGCTAATGGGAGGCCAGTTCAGCGAGCTAGCAGACTTGATGAATTTTGATGGCTCTAAGCCATCCACCAGCACCGGACAGCAGCCGGACAATAAGGATACGGCTGACACAGCTAAGACGGGGGATAATAAGGGTGGCTAATTATGGTCCAAGTGATATCCCGCCCAATGTGCCCACCGACCAAGGGTATTTTGTCAACTTCCCACAGAAGGCGCTTCCCACAGAGTCTCGTCATACGGCACAGCTTTCCCGGCCTGACGGCACTAGCATTTACCTTTGGGTCCATGAGGTAGAACAAAACTTCGAGATTGGCGGCAACTACGCTCAGTCTCATAGGCATCGGGCGTGGTACCCGCGTAACTTCGTGCAGCCACGTTTGACTGTGCGTGGGCAATTCCCCAATCAGGCGCTTTATGGGCAGTTTGCTGAATGGGTACGCACAGCGCAGATGCAATGTCAGCGGGCTAGGGTGCCAGACAAGTTGCAGAATACTATGCATCTGACGATTCACTCTGGTAACGTTGCCTCCACGCTTAGTAGCGTACATAAGCGCTACGCACACGATGGTGTCTCTGTGCGTGGGCACATTCTCAAGGTGGAGAGGAATACAGAGCGATGGGTCAACGCTCCTGAATTCACCTTTGAATTCAACATCGTATCTGCTACGCACGGCGTTTTGACTACAGGTCTAGAGGACCCTACATATCAGCTAGACAAGATCGCTATGGCAATGCAGTTTCCCAACGAGAAACGACCGCTCTCATGGGAAAAGGAACGTGGTACGACCGGCACAGTCAGCTTCGTTGCTGACCCTGACATTCTCTTGCTAGAGCAGAAGGATATCCGCGCTAAGGAAGCGGAAGCAGCCGCCAAGAAAGTAGAGCAAGAGGATGCGGCTTTCAAGGGTGGTGGTGGACAGGCGCTTATTCCCGGTCTAGGTGATGTGCCTGTCAGCGGTGAAGGCGTAGGTTCCGTACTTCAAGAGGCACGACGTATCGACGCACAAAATCTGCCTTATGCCTGGGGTGGAGGTCATGCAAAGCTAGGCGTTCCATCTAAGTCCATTCGACCTGGCGAATCACAAGTAGGATTTGATTGTTCTGGCTATGTATCCGCATGTCTAGGCGCTGGTGGTTATATCAAAGCCCCTATGGATTCCAACGCTCTCATGGGCGTGGGCAAAGCGGGTAGGGGTACAGACTTCACTGTCTATGCCAACAGTGAACACACCTTTATTATGTTTGAACAGGGTGATATCAAACGCGCTGACACATCTGACTATAGCCAAGGTGGAAAGCCAGATGGACCACACACTCGCTCTCAAACACGTCCGACAGCAGGATTCACAGCAAGACACTTCTAATGCGCCGCTTAGTTTACTCACCAAAAGTCTACGTATATATCCAGACCCCCAAAGAGACAATCAATATCTCTGATCTTGTTGTATCAGGGAATGTCTCTCGCAAACTGAATCAAGTCTCTACGGCTGAGGTTACTTTTCAGAACCCGTATCGCCAGTTCACACAGCCGGGGAATAACACGTTCAGCCCGATGGATAAGATCACCATTTTCCTACAGAGGCTCCCCGGAATGCCCATTCAGGTATTCACCGGCTATCTGGACTCTGTACCGTATTACCAGATGTACCCGGGCACATGCACGGTAACGGCTAGCTGTAGCTTAAAGCGATTGCAGTACACCTACTTCGATCCAGGCTTGCCATTTATGATGCACTTCATGGCTTCATATGGTTGGCTGCTGGGGCCAGATGGCAATATCCAGTCTCCCGGCTCTAACACCGCTGGCACTGGCACGGTGGGCAATGTACAAGTGTACGGAGATTCTTTGGCCGTGGGCACTGACGATGGACTCAAAAAGGCTACCATCAAGGCCACCACCAATGCCAAGGTAGGTATCACTACCGCCCAGGGACTCAAAAACCTACAGGCTAATAGGTCTAAGCTAGGCGACCAGTTGGTTATCTCTCTTGGCACGAATGACTTCGACACTGTGAATTTCAAAAAGAGCGCTGAGTCAATCATGAGCCTGGCTAATGGCCGACCAGTCTACTGGCTCAATATCAAGCGTCCAGCCCTCGCGGGTAAGCCTGCCGATACGGCTATTAATACCGCTTTAGGTCAGGTGGCAGCCAAGCATTCCAATCTACACATCATTGACTGGAAGGCCGTCGTAGACAACGGTGATGTGACCCTAACAGATGGTATGCATCCTAACGCTGCGGGCTATAAGAAACGCGCTGACATGATTAATGACGCCGTGGTGGGAGGTGTCAGCGCAAACGGTAGTAATTCCACCACTCAGTCTGTGGCACAGCCTATCACCGCTGATGAGATTCAAGCCGCCAGCATGAGTGATTTGGCTTACGCCTGTTTGAAGCATATAGCGCGATGGGACCCTAAGCATCTGTTCATTGAGGAATTACCCATTGGTCTAGTAGATCGTATCCAGCAAATTTTCAATTCATTACAGGCTGCCAATACAGAAGCTACTGCGGAATTCAATCAGTGGCTTAAAGACTTCATCGGAGAGGGTTCTAAGGGCACAGGTTCAGGAAGCAGTAGCTCCGGTGCAGCGGGATCACAGGACGCCAAGGGAGAATTCTCTACAGCAGAGCTTGTAGCTCTGGCCGAGGAAGCTGGCTTGGAGGGAGAAAAGGCTGCTATCGCCGGGGCTATCGCCTCTGCGGAATCACAGGGTAACCCTAAGGTGGTCAACTCCATCGGTTGTGTAGGACTCTGGCAGATTTATCAGAGCGTTCACCCCGAACTAGGCATGACGGTAGAGGATTTGAAGGTCCCTTCAAAGAACGCCCAGGCCATGATGAAGATTTCCAGCAACGGAACCAACTGGAATCCTTGGACGACTTATACAGGGGCCGATACACCCGGTCATGAGAAAACCTATCTGCGCTATCTAGAAACCGCTAAGGCTGCGGTAGGAAAGGGTGGGTCATCTGAATCAGATAAGGACAAGGCTTCCTCAACCGCAGAGGATAGCAGTGATACCAACCAGACCGATCCAAGCACCACGACCGTCACAGCCAAGCCTAACAGGCGAGCGGGAGAGAGTACAGAAGATTATCAGGCTCGTCTAAAGGCATGGGAGGATTCTAAAACCACTGACACTCCGGCCAGTTCATCTGATCGTAAACTCTACTCTGTCATCAAGGGTGGTAAGACCGACATTAGCTCGCCGTTCGGTGAGGCCAATCACGGTAACCCTCCCCACACGCACATGGGTATTGACGTACCGGTTCCCACGGGCACAGAATGTATCGCTCCGTGTGACGGCACCATCGGTAAGTATGCCTCATCCGGCTATGCATTCGGTGGGTACGGCGGCATGGTCCATTTCATCTTCGATGAGGACGTAGGTGAGATTAAGAAGGGCACCGTTATCGGTTGGGGCCATGTTGGTGAAGTTATGGTCAGCCCAGGCGACAAGGTAAAAGCTGGCAAGGTCTTGGCGAAGTCTAACCACCCGGCTCCCCACGTCCATTTCATCATGCGTAACGACTCAAATGGCATGGATGGCTCCGTAGACCCTACTGCTGTATTCAAGGCGCTACAGAAGGGTGAAACTGCCCCTGCCGGGGAAGCTGGACAGGATACAGCTAGTGGTGGTGGAGAGGCTTCCGGTGGCAGCGTAGACCCATTGGTCGCAGCTAAGACCGCCTCTGTGTTCTCTCAGTTGAACTTCCCCGAGGCTGTGGACGCAGCAGAGTCAATCCTGTTGACAGGTGGCAAGTCTCTCATGAACGACCAGCCTCTTTTGCCGTTCATTGAGCAGATTATCAAGGGCACGATGCGATCATTCCAGAGCCTCCCCGATGGAGACTTCCTCGCATTTTACCCAGACTATTTTGGCACTATGGGCACAGCCCCATATTGGGAGATAGACGACATTGAAATCCTTGAAGGAAACATTCAGCTTACAGATGAGGCTTTGGCTACACATGTTTATGTGGTCGGCGCAACTCTTCCTAATCAGAGCATTGAGATTACCCGTAAGTTGGAGACTACTGGCGTGGTTAACATTCTCAACGCTGGCACTTCTGACTTCCTAAACCTCACACAGTCAAATCCACCTAAGATTACTCAGAACCCCTTTGTTAGATCAGGAGTCACCCACGCTCTAACGAGTGCAGGGCAAGAGGAACAGAAGGAAACTGAGCTACAGACAGAGTATGGCGAAGATACTCAGCCATTCCTCGGTACCTATCAGAAGTCCGTGGAATTCTTACAGAGGTATGGAGCGCGGCCATATGTCCAAGAGGCTCCCATGATCCGCTCTCACGTCTTTGAGACATTCTATGCATACCAGCAATTCATGCTGATGTGGGCACGTCAGTTCCAGACTACGTTCTCATTTACCTTCATGCCGGAGTTGTATCCGGGTGGTCTTGTAGCCTTCCCAAGTCACGGTATCCAGATGTTTATTGACGAAGTACACCACTCATTTGATTACACCGCTGGCTTTACTACTCAGGCTAATCTAAGCGCACCATCTTCAATGAAGAAGAATGCCCACCCTGAAATCTCTAGAGGCATGGTGCGCGGGTGGTAGATGAGAGTATACGGTCCTGATAAACAGTGGATAGAAGTCCTATCCGCTTATCCACAGACTAAACAGATTCAGGGCAAACTCCGCGACGGCGGATTAGTCTACGTTTCTATTCTAGACGTGCCGCCTAGCTTCCGCTGGCCTCAGACCGGCGAGGTTTGGTCGATAACACGCGATCCAATCGACAACGTTACATGGAATCTCTGTAGCCGTGTGCATGGCTACAAGGCTTTACCACAGAATGGTGGTATTGCCTTCACAGAGGTTGAGGATTTTGATATCACGGTTATGGACCCAGGCGAAATGCGCCTGGATTCTAGCAAGATTTATGACGACCGTGGGATGCGTCTAGCTCCTGTTGATCTGACAGATATCAACAATGGTGAGAGCCTCGTTTGGAATGACTCAGATCAGGTGTTCAAAGCCGGTGCTGGTGGCGGTGGAGGCATGGATACCGGTCGTATCGGTATGGTCATGGCTTGGACGGGGAATACTATCCCTACTGACTATGTTCTAGCCAACGGTCAGTCTCTTACCCGTGCAGCATACCCAGATGGCTATGATTTCGCCAAGTCACAAAAGGACGGGGGAAGCACTCTTTGGGACTATAACGCCGGGGCAGGAACTTTCGTAGTCCCTGACCTTAGCAATCGTTTCATTTTTGCTAGCGGCTCTCGTACAGTCGGTACTAAATCTCAGACAAATCCTGCGCTTGCAAATCCTGGCGAGGAAACCCACAGTCTTATAACCTCAGAGGTTCCGGCCCACAGTCACACGATCAATGACCCGGGCCACATTCACGGTGCCACCGCACCATATACGACAGCAGCCGGACCTACCAACTCTGGTAGTGGTATTCCTCCGCACAACGCAGCCCCGCTCGGCGCGTGGGTTATTAACACGGCATCAGCTTTCACTGGCATTTCAGGAACTACTAACACAGGTGGTGGCCTCACTCACAACAACATGCCGCCATATGTAGTGTTGGCATACATCGTCAAAGTCAGCGGTGTCACCATCAGCGGCGGCGTACTTATTGGCCCACAGGGTATCCCCGGCCCCCAGGGGGCAGCGGGAGCGCAGGGTCCACAAGGTCCAACAGGCGCGACGGGTCCAGCAGGAGCTACCGGAGCTACGGGGCCAACCGGCCCTCAAGGAGCAAGCGGACCCACTGGCGCTGCGGGACCAGGCGTACCCACAGGAGGTACTACGGGCCAGGCATTAGTCAAAGCATCAGCTACTGATTACGATACAACGTGGGGTAGCGCTGGTCATACCATTATGGACGAGGGTATTGCCCGCACCAATCGTCCAAATCTTGATTTCTCTGGTGCCGGTGTCACTGTCACAGACGACTCGTCTAACAATAAAACCGTTGTCACCATTCCTGGCGGCGGTGGAGGTGGGGGTACTGCCGGTGGTGCTCAATTCTCGGTACCTATCGGCGATGGCGTCGCTCGTACCTTTACAGTCACCCATGCTCTAGGTACTCGTAACGTTCAGATCGACGTATACCAGACTGCCTCACCATATCAGGACGTAACCGGTGGTCTAGAGTTTGAAAAGACTACGGTCGATCAGATCACTATTCGTACATCGGCTGGTTTAGCTCCTATCGCGCTGAATGAATACACAGTCGTAGTCTCTGGTCCTGGCGCGGCTATAACTCAGCAGAATCTTGATCCTTGGCATGTAGTTGGTACAGCAGGCGAACCCGGATTTGTGAATTCGTGGACTAGCTTTGGTGGTATTTATGGCCCGGTGTCATTCCGTAAGGACCCATTGGGCAAGGTCCAGATGCGAGGGACCATTTCAGGTGGTACGACTGGAACAACTGTATTTACACTTCCCGCTGGATATCGGCCTCCGACATTTCAATACCTCCCCGTCCTAGGCGACGGTGGAGCGGCAGGCAATTTCATCAGCATTGATAACACAGGTGTAGTGGCAGGCGTTCGTGCAGGAACCAATCTGCATTTGATGAACGTCGAATTTGATACCGATTCAGTCACTACTCTTCCGGCTGGCCCTCCCGGTACCTCAGGAAATTCATGGTCAGCAGTTATCGGTGATGGTACCTCTAAGACTTTCACGCTTACCCATGGGATGGGTACACGTAATGTCAATGTTGCGTGCTACCAGACGGCTTCACCATTTTCAGAGGTAGAAGTTGAAGTCGAGCGTACTACTCCAAGCGTTGTTACAGTCAAAACTTCTGCCACCTCAGCAGCGCCAACGACTGGTCAATATACGGTCGTCATTACCGGGCCAGGTGCGGCGGTAAGTTCACAGACTATTGACTCTTGGCATTACGTTGGCACGGCGGGAGAGCCTGCCTTTGGTACCAACTGGACTAGCTGGGCTGCATTCTCAGGTGGCGTGGCTTTCCGTAAATTGCCTGATGGCACTGTGCAGTTGAAGGGTGTGTGTTTAGCAAGCGCCGCAGCTAGCTCAACGCTCTTTACATTGCCAGCGGGCTATCGTCCATCAGGCCCATTGATTATAGGAAACCGTTATGGAGAACCTAATACCCCTGGTCGTCTTGACATTGCAACGACGGGTGTTATCAGTGTCACAGTTGGTAACACAGCGTCAGGTGGTTGGGAATCTCTTGATGGTCTTTCATTCATAGCTGAAGATATACCGGTCACAACTCTACCGGCTGGCCCTCCTGGTGGTCAATCCTATACACAGGTTTTTGGCGATGGTACAAGCAAGGTATTCACTATCTCGCACAATCTCGCTAGCTGGAATGTCAACGCTTTTGTCCGCGAAACCAATTCACCTAGGGCCTATGTCCCCGCTGAAATTGAATACACGGATCAGAACACTCTAACGATCCGTACTGCCACGGCTACTGCCGCTCCAACTACAGGTCAATACACAGTTGTTGTCAATGGTCCGGGCGCTGTCCTGACTCAGCAGACGATGGACACCTGGCATATTGTTGGTAATTCGGGTGAACCGGCATTCCAAAACTCGTGGACTTCCTACGATGCCGGTGCCTCGTTTCAGGTGCCACGATTCCGTAAATACCCCGATGGTATAGTCAAAATAGAGGGGTCGGCAAAGGGTGGAGCATCTGGCACAGTGATGTTCACTCTGCCTGCCGGTTATCGCCCGCCAAAGCAACTCCGGTTCGACCCACATGGATCCTCAAACACATCAACCGCCTGGACCCAGGTCAATATCGCCGCTGATGGATCGGTGTTTGCCTGGGGCGATGCCACGGCGACGCTGCTTTCACTTGACGGGATCGAGTTTGATACAGATTCGGTAACCACTCTCCCCGCTGGTCCACAGGGAGTCCCCGGTGGTACCTCATTTTCAACGATCATTGGCGATGGTGCTACTCGTACTTTTGCTATTGACCATAATTTGGCAACTCGTAATATCGCGGTCAGCGTTTACGAAACTAATTCGCCCTGGTCTGAGGTTACCGCAGAAATCGAACGTAACAGTCTCAACCAAGTTACTGTCAAATTCAATCCTGCTACACCTGCGCCTTCACAAAATCAGTACACTGTTGTTTGCTCAGGCCCAGGCAATGTTACGCTTACCCAACAAGCGATGGACCCTTGGCACCTTGTCGGTGGATCGGGTGAACCTGCATTCCAAAATGGATATACAAACCATACGGTTGGCACTTACCAAAGCGCGGCCTTCCGTAAGGACCCGCTAGGCAAAGTTCAGGTACGCGGATTGGTCAAGGGCGGAACGACCAATGCGGTGATCTTTACTCTGCCTGTTGGCTATCGACCGGCATTCAACGCCTGGTTTACTACCGACAACGGTGGTACATATGCACGCCTAATCGTCAATCCTTCCGGGCAAGTCTTTAATGATTTCCCGGCCTCAGCCGCTGGGGCACTATCACTAGACGTTATTGAATTTGACACCGATTCAGTATCAACTCTTTTAGCTGGGCCTCAGGGACCTCCCGGCCCCGCAGGTAATCTCCCGGCCAAGGTCAGCGTTCTCCCAACAACAGGACTCAGCGATGGTCTAGAGGTTCATTTCCAAGATGCCACTATGGCTGCGCAAGGCGTTGTTTGGCATCTACGTTATAACCAATCAAGCGCATCAACATATAAGTGGGAAGTCGTTGGTGGCTCTCCTATCTATGTGGCTATTGCAACCGCTGCCGCTATCGCTGTCACCACAGGTGGTTGGTCAGACCTGACCGCCTCTGTTGGTCCGTCTTACACAACCCCTCTAGCCGGTGATTGGGATATCAGCGCTGGCGCGACTAGCTCATGGGGAGCTAGCGCAAACGCTTATCATGCAATTGCTGCGACTGTTGCAGGTACACCCCTCGTCTTAGACCAATACACAGAAACAAGTGGCGCGGTATTCGGCGGTATCCAAGGTCTAAATGGTGATACCCGAGTAACTTCTGTAGCTACAAGCTCTCTTATAAAGATGCAATATAACAATTCGGGTGGCGTCAACTCATCTACACCCACATATTCTAATCGTTGGATGAAGGTCATGCCTGTGAGGGTCGGCTAATGGCACGTAGAAGCGTATCTGATTATCGACCCATCCCAACGGTGACTTCGCTCCCGGCGAGTCCGGTAGACGGCATGATCGTGAATTACAAATTTACGCAGACTGTAACGCCCGCTGATCCCACAGTAATTTATTGGCAATTGATCTATGATGCGGGCACTTCGGCTTGGTATCCAGTAGGACGACAGGAGCCTGTATACGCCTTTGACGCGGTTAACCGTTCGGCAAGTTTAAGCTTAAGTGCATGGGCCAGCATTAGCACAACTTTCGATCCTGTGGCTACGGCTCCACTATCAGGCGATTATATCGTTGAGTGGGGAGCGGGTGTGTCTCTTGCTGCCGGGGCCGGTGTCAATTATGTAATTGGTCTTAACTTTAGTGCGGGCATCCCCGCTATGGTCAACAATGCATATCCAAGTAACGGTGTCGATCCATTATGGCAGATCGGTGCGGCAAATACTAACGCTACATGGATGGGGTCGGGCATTGGTCGGCGTAAGGCAACTATGGCTTCTGGTGTTTTCTGTGTACAAATTTTCATGGGCACAAGTGCTGGAACCTATTATCGTGGCAATACTTTCATCATGCTTTCCCCCCGAAAGATCACGGGTAACTAATGGCTATTCGACCTATCTCAGAGATTAGCGCCCCCGCTCTCCCGTATTGTATCTTGAGCATTTCGGCTAACCAAAGTTATGCCCCGGGCAGCATTCCCGCTCATACATGGACAAGTGAAATTGCCGATCCCTGGAATTTCCACACCCCAAGCGGGCAAAGTATAGTTGTAGATCGCCCCGGCTTATGGTATGTAACCATTCAGGCTGTATTGAATGTCCTCCCGGCAGGCGCATCTACTTGGTCTGCGTCTCTGGTCAAAAATGGATCAAGCACATTAATCACTGCATCGACGTTGATGAGCGCAGTAGGATTCAACTACTTCGCCAACTGTAGTGGGCCTATTGTATTAGCTGCCAACGATGTATTAACCGTTACGTCGTCACAGAACTCTGGCGCAACAGGCAACTTTGTTACTGCGTCGATGTTCTCCGCCTATTACATCGGAGCAGCATAATGGCTCGTAAAAACTTGTCAGATATCCAGCCCACAGGGCTAACCTTTTTCGCCGGTCGAACGGCAGCGCTAACGACATACGTGCAGGCAACGCCTATTCCATTTGACACTAAGGTAATCGACACTACTGGTTGGTTTGATATAACCACCAACATTGGACGATTCACCCCATTGCTCGCAGGAGCTTGGCACCTTGGCGGGCAGATTAACGTTCCAACCTCTATCGCTACCGGACAGTATATTATTTTGGGCTTACAAAGGAATGGCGGGCAAATTGCAGAATTGGGTCGTCTTGCAACCAATGGTGCCGTGAACCCATCGGCAAGCGGTTCGGCCATTGTGACCGCTAATGGCACAACCGATTATTTCAACTTGATTTTCCAGGGTACGCCGGGCGGTAATGCAACTATCCAGAATGTCTCTAGTGGTTCGCATTATAGTTACTTTTGGGGCAACTATTTAGGGAGGATAACCTAATGGCAAGAATCACCATCGCAGATACAAACGATGCTACTCAGACCGTCGTCTATCTCCCTCGCATTTCCGCTAATGTGCAGGCATCGGTTGCGTCAGCAGAGATTGTTCGATGGAATTTTGTGCCAACCAAAACGGGTTCGTGGTCAGCCGCTATCACTGGACAAGGATCAACTAACGTAGCAGGTATGCATTACATGGAACTCCGAATCAATGAAGCCGTTTGTGGTTACATGGAACACGGATTTACCTCGGCAGACCTTAGCCAATATCGAACGATTACAGCGGGCTATGGTACAAGCGCGACCAGCCTAACTCAAGGCGTAACATATGTGGTCCGCATGGTGAATTATTCGGTGGCGGCTAATGCCTTCTTTAGCGACGCCAACAACACATTTAGCGGTTTGATGTTTTACACGAAAGGAGTATAAAATGGCAACTACATGCGATTATTGCGGTGATCCAATTACAGACGGACGTGTCACTCTTGTGCCCACGCCTGACCCTGCAACGATGATCGCCGAAGATGGTCTTGACTTCCATATTGAATGTCAGCGGGCTTTTCTCGCCAAGGCCAAGGATACCATTACAGGTAATCGGCCTAGCCTAGAGACATAATTGATATGAGCAATAAACTAATCTGTGATTACTGCTTGCAGGAAATCGCTTCCAACTATACGGCTATGTCTGTGCAAACAGTCACGGTCGATGGTTCCACGGCTCAGAACGTATCAGACACCTATGAATTCCATCCAAGTTGCTACAACGCAATGATGGTCATGAGTGTTACAGTACGTAGTGAACAGCAAGTAGAACCTATTGATCCGACCCCGCCACCGCCTAAGCCACAACCAACAAATCCCGACGATCCACCACCGCCAAAGCCGAAGCAAAAGCCCGACCCCGAACCCGCGCCTGATCCTGCGCCTGATACACCCGCAGAATAATGAGTTGGTCCCTGGAAGTCAGACGCACCCGCGATGAGAACGGGTATTTACGGCCAGGAGGGGACTTGGTTCTTACCGGGTCCTCTTTGTCTACCGTTTCTAACGAGCAGAAGTTGGTTCAGGACCTTAGCCACTGGCTCCTAGAGCATATGGGGCAGGACCCGTTACACCCCAGCTACGGTTCAATTATCGACGGAGGGGTAGATGCTTCCGGCAAACCGATTGACTCGGTGATCGGTAAAACCAACATTAGGCTTGTGCGCATGGAGATTGAAGCTGAGATACGCCGTGTGGCCGCAGCTTACCAGCGCATGCAGGTCGATAGGGCTACGCGAGACAGGAACCGGTACAACAAATCCACGCTGACAGGCGGTGAAATCCTTGCTGCCGTAACGGCGATCAATTTCACTCAGAACGCTGATTCTTTGTGGGTTAACGTAGTCATTAAGAGCGCTCGTAACACCGAGGCTACTCTCAATCTCCAACTACCCGCCGTAATAACTACTAGCTAATGGCAGTTACACAAGCAGATTTAGTCGTACAAATGCTGGCCCAGCTACGGATGCTGGACCCATCTATCTCTGCGGAGGTAGGTACACCAGAACGTAAGATTCTTGACTCTGTAGCTTCTGCGTTGTCAGACGCTCAGATCGACCTTACACAGTTACAGGGAGCGCTGGACATTGACACAAAAACAGGATCAAACCTCGATAACTTCCTTGCGCTATTTGGGTTCGGACGCCAACAAGCCGTCAAGAGTACAGGTTTCGTTGACTTTGGACGGGCAACAACGTCGGGTAACGATATCCGTATACCGGCGGGCACTCAGGTTATGGCTCCGGGAGTCACGACTTCCTTCGATGGCGTCGTGGACGTTATCTACGAAACCACTTTCGACGTTACTCTCCTGGCAGGCCAAACGACGGTCCAGGCTCCTGTACAAGCTATTTACGCGGGAAGTACGGGAAATGTTGCAGCAGGAGCGGTCACGACAAATGCAGCTACTGCAATCTTTGGCATCGAAACCATCAACAACGCCGCGCCGATCACGGGCGGGATCGACGGGGAGGACGACGACCAACTCAAGGTACGGTTCAAAAACACCGTATTCCGTAACCTCGCCGGAACGCAGGATCAGTACATCGCGCTCGCGTTATCAGCCGCCTTCACAAAGAAGGTCAACGTAGTTGGCCCTATCAGTCGGTACCGTGAATATCTACAGGTACCTCTTGGGGATGACTCTCAGTCTATCAATGTCAATACAGGAGTAGGCCCTGCTCTAGAAGCTGGTGGTGGTAATTCCAACGAATGGACAACCGCCCTATCAACTATTCCTTACTCTAAGTATACCTACACCGAGGTGCCTAACTTCGTCAGTAACGGTAACACAGGAACGGCCACGGTATTCTGGCGTGAGGGTATTGACTACAGACTGAACACCACCACTGTTGCTAAGGATCGCGGTGACGCTCACCGTTATTACAATGTAGACGTTGGCCCTGATATCGGCCCTGACCCAGCCGACCCAACCTCAGCGTATAAGCCAAACATTACATTCCTAAACGTCATTGATCCAAGCACCGATGCTACAGTAACGGCTGTCCGTTGGGGAGACATTGTTCTCTTTGAGCATAGCTATATGTCTGTGTCATCTAGGAATGACAAGACACGCAACATCTCCAACTGTGTAGACGTATTCATTGACGGATCGAATGACACCGTAGCTTCTACCATCTTACCATCGCCCGGTAGTTCGACCGTTGCAGCGTTCAACAATACCAGCACCACCAAATACTATGCAGGCAGTTACCGTCGCGTGGGACAACCCGATGTTCTCCCGACCATAGGTAATCTATTCTTCCCGATGTTCTGGCAGCCTGCCGTTGACTTACCTTCTGAGATTGTGGTCACCGGTGGAGGCCAGACGGCCATTTATTACGAGGGTGAGCATTACTGGCTCGTAGAAGATGTTACGGAGCTACACGGAACGATCCGCGCTCGTAACGGCATCGAGTGGAATATGAATGCCACGACCGGCAAGGGCGCGATCAACGTAGGAGATTTGGGGAGGACTGGTCCGCTCATTTCTGGGTTCCCGCAGTATACCCCGATTGAAGTCTCTAATTATATTTACGACAAGAACATCGTGGACCTACAGGCTGCCTTGGAAGCCGCTAAGCAGGTCACCACAGACATTCTAGTCCACCGTGCTAGGGAGCGCTACTTCAAACTAGATATCACGGTCATGTATAGCTCTGGCTCTAACCCATCAGCGGTGAACGCTGCTGTCAAGACCGCTGTAGATAACTTCTTTGACAGTCAGTATTTCGGCAACGTAATTCAGTTGTCAGATATCCTACAGGCTATCCATGCTGTGTCAGGCGTAGACAATGTTCGTTGGTCCTCAGACACTCCCGGTAACACTGAGACTACCGCCCCGCGTATCGTAGAAACAGAGCGCGAAGGCGCTCCACGTACTGGTTCACAGTATGTTATCAATAACGACTTCTTCCTCAAGGATGACGAAATGCCTCGTTTGGCTACGCTCAATACTGAGGCAGACATTGACGGTCAGGTAGCGCGTGTGTGGAGCGCCGTACCGGGCATCCTCATCAGGACTCGCGCTCAGAACACATGGACTAGCTCGTAATGGCTGTAAGTGGTGTTCCTACATACAGCGAGGTAGTAAAGCAAAATTACCTCATCGAGCCTCTTACGGGGGCCAAAGATGTTTTCCATTACATCGAGAACTTCCCGTACGAGATTTATACCAAAAGCGCAGACTCGCATCTGTACAAGTTCATGCGAGTGCTGCTGGGTGACGCCGGGGTCAATTGGCTACGTAAGAATCAGCTAGACGCCCGCATTGCGCTAGAGGAAATGGGTCTGGACGCCTTCGATCTGGACTCATTCTTTGGTAACCCGTTTGCATTCGGGCGCATCGCTGATGAAATTTACGATGTAGATTATACTGGTCTAATAACAAGGGACCAAGACGAGCAGATCAAGTCACAGAACGCTCGTTATCGTAACCGGGCGCTTGACTATATCAATGGGGCGAGGGCTGGCAATACCCCGATGGGTATGAAGTTGGTCGCCAAGGCTGGCCTTGGGCACGACGTAGAGATTGTAGAGAACTACAAGTATCTCTTTGACACTCACTCTGATGATCCGCTAGGTGTAAAGTATCTAGGCAAGACCAAATCTACAGAGGAAATGATAGTCCTCCCGCGCCGTGAGATTGGACAGTCAGAGGAACAGACCATTTCCTTCACCATAGATCCTGATTTCCCCATCAGTGGTAGCTTCACATTAGTCTACAATAGTCTAGACTCTGCTAACTATCCATACACATATGACGATGGTACGGGTCCAGTCACCACGTCCTCAATTCCAGTCACCGCCACTAGCGATCAAATTCGTTTAGCATTAGAAGCCATCCCAACCATCGGTGCTGGAAATGTGGAAGTCACCGGTGGTCCTGGCCCTGTCCTCCCTTGGAAAGTAAGATTCGTCAGGAGCCTAGCGGATAGGGACGTGCCAGAGCTTAAGTCGGGGTCTGAGTCTTTGATTACGCCCAATGGTACCCCGTCCTTTCTTAAGGTGACGACAAGCGTAGGAGGCCGAGAGGCTATTGACGAGATTGTCAACATTTCACCTAAGAGCCTGTGGAATCTACAAGGCGCTGTTGACCGTATCAGGTCACAGACGACCATTATGACAGTGGGTAGCTCTCCCGGTTTGAGGGAGCGTAATAACTGGTCTGACGCTTACTCATCCTCTGAGTATACAGAGGTTGTCCGCTTCGTATCTGGCAACCCGCGAGTCATCTGGCCTGCACCAAATGCCATCTATTGGGTTGAGCAGGAGGTGGAAAAGGAAGCGCCTCGTATCGCTAAAGACTACCAATACCATTACACAGGCTGGCATAACATCAGCCAAGCCGTTACTTCGTCTAATCCACTCAATGCCAACCGTGTTCTGGCAGATTATGATGAGCCTCTGTTTATCACGTCAGCCACACAGACACAAAATGGAGCCGTCAACAGTTTCGTCAACGGCGTTTATCCACAGGACTACACCAAGCTACCGGGCGTGCCACCGATTCGATACATTGGCGATCAAGAGTGGATATCTGTGGCTCAGCAGGATGACGAATGGATCGTTATAGACTTTGAGCAAGTCAGTGCAACCAACTATTTGAGTTTTGAGATTGGTCGTAAGCCAGTCACGGTAAACGTGTACTTTGATGCCAGTGATGGAGGCGATGAATCAATTTGGATACCAGTCACTCCGGTGGAGCCATATAGCAACTATATCGCTGGTAACGACCTAGATAATAATGGCTGGCAAACCACTACGCTAACATTCACAGACAGCTTAGGAGCTATCCCCTTTACCCGTGGCTTACGATTGGAGATTATCCGTCGAGAAAGTTATACGGGTCCTATTGAGGTACGAAACTTACGAGCAGCCCGGAATATTGGATAACTATGGCATTTACAGTTAAAGATTGGAAAGACGCTCCCGAGACTACCACACCCCTCTCAGCGGCAGCGATGGAGGATTTAGAGACTCGTCTAGCTACATACACAGACGGTAGTCTCACGCGAAACAATACCTTCACGGGTACTGCCGATACCAGTCAGGCGATTATGCGAGTGCAAGGCGCTCCTAGTACCCATCTGCTTATCGTCAATCGTACGGGGGCTGCACCGTCTAACGGAAACGTTCTGCTTGTCACGGGTAACGATTATTCTAACGTAGGCCCAATGGATACCACCTTTGGTATCTCTGGCTATGAGACAGGCAAGGGAACGATCAAGGCTACCCACAATCGTCCTACGGCGGGCGGCTCTATTGACGACAGTGGAGCCTCTGTACTCTCATTGCGCTGCAATGGAGCGGGTACAGCCGCCCAGGGTATTTTCTTTGACGCTGAACAAGTCGGTGGTACTACCGGCAAGCTGATGAACTTCCGCCAGAATGGCGTTGAAAGATTTGTTGTTGGCCCCGATGGCGATATCATCACGGGAGGCAACAATTTCAACGAATTGCACTTGAAGCGTCGTTCCAGCAATGTGATGACAATGAGTGATTTACATGCGCAGACAGCCCTGACCCTGGTCAGCGGCACTATGTATGGAGTCGCAGCCTTCGCTATGAAAGCCGGAACTTATACCAACATTCGGTTCTGCACAGGAGGTACCGCGCCTTCGGCTCTCACCGATGTACGTGGCGCAGTCTGGGATTCTACCGGCACATTGCTACAGGCCACAGCGAATCTCTCCGGAACAGTTACGGCGGCTAGCACAGTGTATGACGTAGCGCTTGCCTCGCCTGTAGTTTTGACTGAACAGCAGCAAGTTTATCTTGGAATAGCTTGGTCGGGGACTACTCTACAGTTACGTGGAGCCTCAGGAGTCTCCGGTATGTCCGGTACACGCGGCCTGAGAACCTTTGGATTGGCTCGCGCTGCCTCAGGATTCACAACTGGCACACCCGGCACCCTAACCTCCGGTGGTACGGGAATTCAGCCCTGGGCAGAGCTAGGATAATGGTAGATCAAAATACATTGTTGGCTATCATTGGCGATCTAGAAGTAGAACGACGAATACTAGAAGGAAAAATCAAAACTCTAGAAGCAGAGTTAGAAGAACTTAAGTCTCAGCCTCAAGAGTAATAATGTTATGCCGGTTTATCCATCCACTTCAACGCTACCGTCTACAACGACGGTCCCTGGTTCGTCTACTGCGCCATTCCCCATCTTTGCCCCTGATGCTACATATCGGCACGAATACCTCAGCGGCATTGAAGTCAATCAGCCCGTCGCCACTACAACGGTAGACGCCAGTAGCTTTACCAAATGGACAGAATTCTTTCTGCCCGTTGATATAGCGCGAGCAGGTGGCTATGTGCCCGATATCACCGGCGCACAGGCTTGTATTCAAACAGACGAGACATTCCCGTATCCGCCATTCTATGTGAACTTTACGCTGGAATTCAATCAGTTTGGAGAATGGACGCAGCTAGCACAGGGCAGTGTTCAGAAGCCGCCGCCCTACATCGGTGACAAGGTATGGATTACAGCTTACTTTAACAAGCCTGTTTCTCTGACTACGGAACAGACAGAGATTCAGATGCGGCTCGGGGTCGATTCTCATGATCCGGTTTGGACAAACGGTGGTGGAGACTTGGCCTTCCGCTTGCTAACCGCCTCGGGGGATTCTGGTACAGACTTCCTTGGTAATCGTTACCGTGGTTATGTCAGGCGTAATTCTATTTCCAATGCTGATACCGTTGGCTCTACCAACACAAATTCTGCTTGGATGAGTAAACCCAACCCAAGTAAGTTCGCTGTAGAGTCAGTGTATTACGATGTAAGCGACGGTCTAGGCCACGCAAGGGTGACCGACCGTATGCTTATCGACCCAATTACTCCGGGCGTCTACTGCACTGTTTACTACAGCAGTGACGGCGACCCTGGTACTGATGATGCTGATTGGGAGCAGAAGCTATGGACCCCCATCTTCGATAACTTCAAATTAGATCGCAGGCTTGACATTCCGCTCCCCGAGCCTGTCACGTCTAAGTTCATCAAGGTAGAATTCACGCATTTACAGGCACAGTCCTACTCGCCTGGAACTTTCCACCAGCCAGTAACATATAAAAAGCATCCCAAGTGGGTGCTGGCCTATTTCCTCGCCAGGATCAATGCTCAGAACAATACTGAGGACCCGGTGATTGCCCGTCGTGTGCGCGTAGTGTACGACGCCCTACAGCTAGCGTATGACTATTACCTTGATGACCTACACACGGGGATTGAGGTACCGCCTAGCGGTGGAGATATCTCATCATTCTTGAATACGCCTGACACGGGATTGTTAGACGCGAATACTCTAGCCCAGGTCGCTGTAGAAATGAAGCCGTATTACAAGCAGCCAGGGCAGAGGGCTAGCCAGTTAGACAGTATGTTGGCTCAGTATGTAACAGCATCTGCCACTGGCCCCTATCCTACAGAACAGATCACAGTTACGCGAGCAGACACCACAGCGGTGTCTAGTGTGGATCGTATGCCGGTCTTGATTGAGCAGAATATGCCCGTCATGTTCTTCTATCTAACGTGTCGCCACGCCTATAAGGTATTGCAAGCAGAATTTGAAACTGGTAAGGCGTATTTTGCAGGCGTCCGAGAGATTGCCTTCACGCGAGAACACTACACAGCGGCATCCGATCAAGACATGTATGTAGAAAATTTGGGAGACTTCACTAACGTTCTTCGTAACGATTTCTTAGACGAAGAATATATCCCGTTCAACCCGAATCCGGCTCCGTAATGACCGTTCCGATCACAGAGACATTTGACGACCCTCTCGGTCGCCTACAGTATTACGATACGAACGACGTTACCCTGTACGACTACTACAAGTCAAAGGCGCATGCCGACATTCGCTCGTTCTTCAAGGTTGATACAGAAGTCGAATGGCAGATGTATGAATTGTCTCAAAAGCTGGTGGGTCCTACAGAACTTGGCGACTTCATCATGAGCGATTTTGACAGTCACAACGTATCACTAACTGAAGCGTGGAGCAGTAATGAATTCAGTGTCACTCCGCTCCCAGATGGCGCTGACTCGGCATTAGGAGGTTTACCTTCGTTGCGCCTTAGCATGCCAATGTATGCCCCAGCGGGACCCAATGGTATAGACGCCTGGTCAAAGATTGAAACGCCTTTAGATTTCACACAAGTGCCTGATGATTGGCAGTTGTCAATTACACTCCCCAATTTTCCTGGCCTCTATGTAGATAAGAACCTTAGCTATATAGAATTTGTTCCTAATGACTTTGATCGCGGCACCGGCCCCCCGGTAGGATCAACGAAGATTTTCTTGACTAACATTCAATCTGTCAATGGCAATCAAGAATTGACTTTCCCGGCCTCTGCTGTGCCAGATACGTTTGACACAGTTCACTTTCATTTTGTACCCTCTGTTACCTCAGGCCCGACCTTTGACAATTTTGACGATGACTTCAGTTTAAGCCTTGACCGTTCAAAGTGGGATGATGGTGGCACTCCGACAAGAATTTTCACATCTGGCGGCAGCCTACATATGACCACGGCTGCAAACTCTTCTGAGGAATTCTCTGGAAAAGAGCGCCGGAATATGTTGAACTCTAGCGTAGCGGCTGAAATTACCTCAATGCCTACAGGCATTGAATTTTGGTACAAGCTAGAGCCTCAATACGGTACAGCTAGCATGCATGTCAACGCCGCAGGCAATTTGATTTGTACGCTAGGATTTGGTAGCGCCACCCCGCCCACCTCATCTGGCACTACGAACGTATATAATCCGGTCGCCCATAAATGGTTCCGTATCCGCGAAGCCAGTGGCACTGTATATTTTGAAGTCAGTCCTGATGGATCAGCGTGGACGGTGCTTCACAGCGACCTATCTTCTAAGGTCACAGGCACCGCCACAGGGCCACAGGGACCAGGGTTTACCACGGCTCGATTCTCTATCTACGTAGAGAATAATACAGGTACGCCCAAGTCTGATATTCTCATCAACCAAATTGTTGGCACGGGCGTTGATCCTCCAACCTCGCCTGCGGCGATTACTGTAGCCGCGCTTAGATTCTTGTCACCTACGTGGTCACCACCGCCGCCTGCCCTTGGAAGCGATGACCAAATTTCTCTGTCCAAACTGGACATAGATACGCTACACAATGTTTTGCGTATAACCATCAATCGTGATGGCACCGTTCCTACTGCCGCCCTTCCGCATGTGTGGCGCGCTACCCTAGACGATCCGGGTGGCCCTGATGATCCTCGCCCTGTCAATGTCAGAATGGGAGTGACATTCTTTACAGGGTCTATGGCCGCTAACAATAAGATTGACCTTTATATCAGAGGCCGACGCGAGGACTTTTTGACCCAGCTAGACCTAGATGGCACTGACCCCGGTGTTGTCCCAAGTTATGGCGAGAACCAAGCGTCGCTCAACGCTCGTATGAGGCAACCGGATTATGGTCAGGCTCGTTATAACCCACGCCCACAGTCAGATTTGGAGAATCTTACTCAGAGCAACCTTGACCCCAAGACACAGGCTGAAATGGAACGACTGGTTGACACAATTTCAGCATCTTGGGTCAAGATCACTTTGAACTTTGGTTTGTTCAATCAGGTTGAGTTGTCAACTACAGAGACACTGAACGATGATGAACGTTATTACTGGCCTGCCACTTTGACAGCCAATACATCTTACACTTTCCGTATCGACGTTATTGACTCGACAGTCACTTTGAAGATTTTTGAGATTGAGCCTAACGGGGCAATTGACGTTAGTTCTCCTGTGTTTGACAGTACCGGCGTCCGCAATGACTTCCTATTCAAGCGTAGACGAGGGCGTGTCGGCTGGCAGATTGACCTTCATGACACTGACGCTTACGTTGATTCTGTGCGCAGTCGTGGAATGATGTACGGCGAAGTGATGACAAACAGTTTTGAATCCTTCACTCCTGTTGTGGGTGCGCGCATTTACAGCGGCAGTACACCAGATCAAACAATCATTCCAAACACCTCTGCGGCATTCGGCTCAGAAATTTTCGCGGATACCCGAGTGACCCGTTCAGCAGACGGTTCAGTCCGCGTGGCAGCTACTCCCGGCCAAGGCTTATGGACAGACTTCCATACATTTGAAGATTTCAACAATACAGAAATTTTCTTCGACCTCTATACAGCTACGGGTGGGGCTAATAACTTCCTACCAGGGTTGTTGAATGAACGGGGAATGCTTATCCCTCTAGTCATGACTCGCGGGGTAGATAACCGTTGGCAGACCTTCCGAGTGTATGCTTCTGGCGCATCTAATCAAATGTCAGGCAAGTATAGATTTGTCCTGATGCAGATGAATGGCGACTTTACATGGTGGGTAGATAATCTTTACTTCATGGAACGAAGCGTAGCCTACTCGGGTAGATCAGAAGCGCTAGATCCTTGGGGTCGTGGCGGTAATAACTGGATTGATTTCCGCAGCCTCGTAAATAACGACAACGGAGTTCTCTTTGGAACCCGTGGAAACTTCATTCAGATCAGGGCGCAAGCGCTCAAGCAAGGAATAAACATCGACAAAATCTACGTCAAGCCGCAGTATGCGCAGCTTGGTCGTTTTGTTTGGAACCCATAATATCAGTCGTCGTGCCACCTATTCGTAAATATACTACATCAGAGGCAGTAGAGTCGATCAATTCGATCCCTCTCAAATACCTCTTGCCATCTGTTAATATTGTTATTAGCCCTAATGCAGAGGTAGTCTCCGTTAGCACAAATTATGGTAGTTATACATATGATAACGCCCCCACAATGTACTACCATGATGCGGGCCAACCCCTGGTTATGACCGGTTCTCTTACGGTTTATGATCCATTCACTCCGGTCGAATGGTTATGGGATTTCGGAGATGGCTCTCAAGGCGTAGGTAATCCAGTCAATTACACATATACATATGGCGGTCAAGATATTATCGTCCATCTTAGGGTAACTGACGATCAAGGTCGAGTTGCCTGGGGCAGCCTCAACCCAATGCTACGTTCTACGGGAGACTCTTTCCGTGTTGGCGAAGGTCTAATTTGGGTCTAATCGGAACTTAATAAACGTATGGCTCTTGTAAAGATCGACGTAATGATCCAAAAGATTTCGGACGGTACAGCCGCCAGTGGCACGCTCACCGTCAAGCTACGCGGATCTGAAACGGACGCTGCGGTGTATAACTCATCGGGTAGTCCTATCAGCGCCGCCGTACCTACTGTGAACGGGCGCGTTGAGGCGTGGGTCAACGAAGGCTCTTACGACCTCAGGATTTCTGGCGCTGGCTTTGCCACATATAACCAGCAATTTGAGGCGACCAGTGGTACGACCATCCTCGCCCTGGCTCCTAAAGCTGGCCCGACCTTTACAGGCACATCAACCTTCCAGGGTCCTTTGGTCCATCAGGGAACACAGGCAGGATTCTATAACGCTGCGCCCGTGAACCAAAGCACGGGCTGGGGCGCTTCCATTTCTCCCCCAGCCATAGGCACGGGCAAGACGCAGTTGAGTTCAACTTCAACGCTCAATGATACTATTCGCTATGTCTCTGAAATGGCTAAAGTCCTTAGGGACCTTGGCATTATAGGTACATAATGTCGTTTGGGACACTTCTCCCGGTTTCTACAAGTATCACCGCGAGTAACGAGTTAGACCCGTGGCGTCCACTCACGCTTTTGAATGGATGGGTGGCTCAAGGCGGGACCAGTGTTGGTTACTATAAAGATCGTATGGGGACCGTTCACCTTAGAGGTACGATTGACGGTACCAACGCTACCAATACGATTGTTGCCACCATTGAAAGCAATTATCAACCTCTGCAAACGTGTAAATTTCCAGTTACGACTATCGCTGCCCGGAACGATGCGACAAGTATCACTGTAGATGAGAATAACGGAAATATAACCGTCTTTCCGATCATACCCGTTGGTAACGGTTCATGGAATCACATTGGATTAGACGGAATCCGTTATATAAGTTGGATACCTTGGACCAGTCGCAAGATAGGAGCTATCGCAGCTAATGCTCCTATTCTGACGGTAGGCCCCAGCAGTGTATCCGACAACTTTATGGTTAATAGCGCCTGGGTCGGCACAGGGGAGGTGTGGATTGAACCTAATGGTTTAGCTCAATGTGATGGATTCCTAAGTACAACCACCTCAAAGGCCACCGGAACAACTATGGTCACCATGCCCGGAGGTTGGATGCCTGGAGCCACCTCTGGATTTCCAGTTGTTTTGACGAGCGCAGAGGCACATGGTATCGCCGATGTGACACCCGGTTCGCCCAATAAAATTATTCTAAAAACTGCGGTGACCAATGCTGCTGACGCTTATATCTCATCTCTTCGCTGGATTGTTCCAATGGGTTCGGTCCAAAGCAATGTCACAATAGGTTCTCTCAATCCAGTTACTGCCTCCCTGCCAGATAATCTTGTTGTGCCTGATAATCCCGTTGCTATAACGCTAATCAATGGTGCTACAGGAGCCGGAGCAACAGGCTATGGCCCACCACAGTATACCGTTTACATGGGCACAGTATATCTGAGCGGTTGTATCAATATTACCGCCTTCGGTAGTCAGGCGACGCTACCTGCTGCTGTCAGACCAACTCAACAGGTGACGGCTTACGCCGCCAGTAATATATACGGAAGCAATATCATGCCATATGTGCAGATAGACACGGCGGGAGGAATTACCCCTCTTAGTAATAACGTTTTCAGCGGACCTTCCGGCAAATGGTTCTGCCTCGACGGCATCAGCTATAGGCTAAGCTAGCCGAGGATATACAACAAGTCCTCACGGGTCATACGAGCCGACTCGGACTGATGTGAAACGTCGCCCTTGAATACGCCGTCATGGTATTGGTGCTTCTTGGAGATAACCTTCATCTTGCGTTCCTCGACGGAATCGACCATCATGAGGGTATAGAATCGTACGTGCTGGTGTGGGGAAACGACCCTATGAATCCTGTTCTGACGTTGTATATAGGTAGACCACTTCCACGGAAGATCGTAGTGTATTACAACAGATGCCTGCTCTAAGCTGATTGAGTCAGAGCCTTGATCTGATGATAAGAAAACTTTTACGAAATCTTCTTGTTGAAAATAGTCCTGTGCAACCTGCTTCTGCTGAGCCGTACCATTGTAGCGGACGTGCTGGATGCCCCACTGATTCAGGTTGTCGGAGAGAATCGGCATCAAGGTGTCATTGAAACTTGAGAAGATTACAACCTTCTCATCGGGATGCTGTTCCAGTAGTAAGTGCTTTAGGGTTTCCAGCTTAGAAAAATTTTGGTCCTGTAGATTTTTGTTTAGTAATAGTATAAACTCTTTAGCCGCTACTGATCCCGCCTTAGACTTGAGGAATCCCAACTCATAGTCAAGACGCGCACTAGCACTATTCTGGACCATACTAGGCGCGCAGCACATCATCTGCAAGACGTGGATCAAACCTAGAACCCCGTCCTGGGTGAACGTAGAATTGGCCTTATCCTTCGCCTCAGCGGTCAGCCACTCGTACAGGACTTTATGTTCCTTGTTCCAGTCGATGTAATACGGTTCCTCAATAACCTTGGGAAACTGCTCGGCAATCCCCGGCGAAGTCTTATCGACCTGATGAGTGATCTTGGACGCCTTGAGGCCCATCCTGTCCAGATTTTTCCAGACAGCCGGTTCATGGCTAAACGGATTATAGGACTGGACATACTCGTCCCGAAATGATTTTATCGACCCGTAGATTTTTGGGTCTAATAGTCTGACACAGTTGTACCAATCCTCCGGGTTGTTCTCAATCGGAGTAGCCGACAACATGTACTGCCTAGTGGCGGTAGGACGGGGGACAGACAAGTCCATTTTCTTGTAAAGAGCCTTGCGGACGCTCTTGTATAGCTGGCTCTTACGAGACTTCAACTTCGTCGGCATCTCATCCCAAATAAGTAGCACCCTACGACCTTCAAACAGGGGGATGATATGTCCAGCATCGACGCGGAACTTTTCATAGTTAGTGACGACTACGGTCGGACCACTTTCAAGTTTAGAGAGGTCAGCAAAAACTTCCTCTCTGCGTTCCTTTGGGCCGTCCAGCACCGTACAATCAATGTGGGCCAACCGCTCCAAGGTGCGTGCAGTATTGAACTTGTTATGCGCCTTCACGACGACCCAACAAAGATCGAAGTCGGCAAGATCAATGTGGTATTTGATGAGGGCGGAAGCCAGGACGGTTTTCCCGGTCCCGGTGGACCACATGGCGACACCCCCTGGTAGGTCTTTCAGGAAATTGAAGCCCTGTATCTGAAAGGGGAGGAACCCCTTGATAGTCCCCGGCAGGGTGGACGACAACGCTACGGTTGGTTCGTCGTTGAGTGATGAATAAACTCTAAGTACATCACTCGGATCACGCTCAAAAGCCACATGATATCCAAGACTATCAGCACGGCGAAGGAAATCCTGTAGAGCGGACGGTCGAACTGCACGTACGCTACCGATAAGATCGGCAAAATCCAGATAAAAAGTTGGGTCAAGAGACTGTACCAACCACGCGCCGGGTGCGTCAGGATGATGTGCCAGAATGAGCCAATTGCCTGCCTCATCGGACTGTGCAATCTCCTTAAGTAGCTTATCGTCTAGGAGTGAGTAAGTTCCCATAGAGCTTCCAACATGGCAAGCTCTTTACATTTCGTACAAAGATCGCCTGTCCTCTTTTCCCGGACAGACATGGGCTTACCACATTTGGTACAGAGTTTAGGGACGTGGCGGTCGAATAACCGGGAGAGCCGCCCGACCACATTTCGGACATACGACACCAGTATACACCTTTCCACAGAAACAGCTAACTACCTGCATCTACCACCTGCACGTCCGATATGACTTCTTCAAGTTCTTTTGGCGAGATTTCTGTGAATCCTTCGTCTGCTTGAGGTTCGCCAGCTTTGTCGAAGTCAACAGTACGTCCACTCGCTCGGAGTAGGTCAGCGGTGCGCCCCACGATATCTTCCCATCGGTCCCGCTCAACCACTTCTTTAACTGCCTGCATGAACATATTGAATTGTACTCGGAGTTCATCTAGTGCAGCTTCTTGGTTATTGTCTTGGAATCGTTGGAGAGTTTCGATGACCTTAACAGCATCTTTCGGCTCAACTATTGCAATGTCTTTTATCAGTGCGTCCCACGCCTTCTGTAGAGCTAGCTCTAGGTAGGCGTTCTTTGTAACCAGTCGTGAAACACCCTCTTCGTGATTACGTCGGGCGGTAGCTGCTTCCCGCTCGATGACCTCTCTAATAGCTGTCTCTTCATAGCCAAGATGCTTCTGAGCATGGGAAGAGATTGACCGTCTAGGTATGCCTGCGAAAACAAATTGGCGCTCAATTTCGGAATAGGTGAGGGCACCCCCAACGAGCATTTGGTCAATGACGTGCCGGTGTGGACTTTGACATACTTTGCATTTTGGCTCGATGATAAGGGGCACACCGAGGGATTGGCTTTTCTTGGCAGGGACATTCCTAGAATTTGGCTTATTTGCGGGTTGATTGAACTTAGGCATCTGTCAGTTTAATAGACGGTATGTCCAGCCTTGATAGTGACACGGCCTGACAGTATCCAGCCGTACATCAGGACAATCTCACCTAGACAAACGATCCAGGTGCCCCAATGATGGTTCAACCCCCAACGAGCGATGGCTACTTGGATCGTTCCGGTATTGATAAGGACTACGCCTAACCCGGCACATACTCTACCGATATTCCAGCGCCTACGCTCAGTGTAGACCCAAGCAAAGTGAGCCGCCTTAATAGCAGTCCACAGATAGAGTAATCCCACGACCCCAGCCGAGGCAATGAGGATAAGGCGTAGCCAGTCCATTATCCTATCCTACAATTCAAACAAATGTAATCACCATCTATGATGAGAGCTTCCTCATCACATTCTGGACACACCGCCATCCTGCCCATATCTGGCAGATTAGGCATCCATTCCATCAGACTGCACTCATCCGGCTTTTCGTATTCCCGCACCTTGGCAATGGGGATACTGATAGGCTCAAACGTTTTGACCGCATCAACTAAAATGTCCATTTTATCACCCCTATCTAAAGAAGCTAGCTCCGTTCTTCTTACGTTGTTCCTCACTGTTGACTTTGCGTCCTTGTGGATGAGTTCGGTTATATATTCCAGCCACGATAGACGGGTCAGGTACGCCATTAGCAGGCAAGATTTCCCTGCGACGGCGATTAGCTAGATGTTCTTCAAAGAGAATTGGGTCTTTTCCTCCGATGCCTCTTGCTTCGCCCTCACCCTGAAACCAGATATGACCGGCGGGGCAAGAAAATTCCGGGAATTCAAGCGAAAGAGCATGTCCTCCCTGATCGACGGCGGGCTGAGCCATAGTTTCAGTTCGCCCTGTTGGACTCCCAGATGCTTTGCATACTCTGCATACTTCGCTACGCGCATCGTCGCGGAGAAGGGAGTCAGCAATAAGCTCCTTTTCTCTATTCGTGTAGCTGCGTCCTTCAACGTATTCTGGTGCTTCTTCATCTTTACGCCACACAGTTTTCCTTCTGTCTCCCCCGATTTGTTTTTCTATGTACCTTTGCTTGCTTCTTAGTCGGTTGTAACTCCGGTGGACTTTCACTGTCCCCGACGACTGGTAATACCTCGACTTCACTTGTACCCTCACTTGACTCGTCAGCGAAGTAGTGTTCGCTTAACTGTAACATTGCTTGCTCTACATACTGTCCTACTGAGACAGTCGTGATTTCCATTTTCTTGGCAACATCACGCTGCTTCTGATCTAGGATAACATTGAACCAGACCGCCTCACGCTTACGTGGAGACAAATCCTTGAGGCCGTTGAACAAGTCCCAGAAGGAAATCTTGATCGTGACCTTATCCTTTATGTTACCTTCGTCATCGTATAAGAAATACCCATGTTCGATGACGTGGTTTCCGGTGTCCGAAACGTATTGTCTAAACTCCAAGTAGTGTCTGTAGACCTCTCGGAGAATTCGGTGCTTGGGAATTTCTTCCGTTAGCTTGCCTTTGGCTTGTGCCATGTTTATAGTTTATACCCCAATGCGGTTAGACCTATTGCAACCGCGTCTGATTCGTCGGGGTATTGAGGCCAGCCAGGAACGTCAAGTTCCGGTAGAAAGAGTTGGACGCCCTTCCGTACCCCAACTTTGGTTGCCTTATTACTTCCCGCTATCCGGGCTTTTACAGAGTTAGCAGCATAGGTTGACACTTGTAGATGTTGGTAAATTGCTACAGCGTGGACCGTCGTGATGGCCGTAGCAGCTAACAACGCCTGCGACATATCTCGAAACCCCCTGACTGGAAGAGTTTCATAAGCAACCAAATCAGGGTGGTACTGCTTACACATAGTAAAGGCGCGTCCGACCCACTGGTCAATAAGACGCGCCCGGTACTCCTGATACGGCTCGTTAGGGAACCGTATGCATGTTTCTATACCTGAATCTATATAGACGGGGCCATTCTCAAGAATGGCATAACCCATGCGCTTAGCGCCAGGGTCGAAAGCCAGGACCCGCATGTTTGGTTATCCACATGACTCCTTTACGACTGATTGTCAGCCCCAAAGGTCCTATGTCTACATTGTAGACACGTTCAGTAGGCGAAGGCCATCCACCTTTAGACGAAGGAATTCGTACAATTCGCATTCATTTCAGTGTAACACGCACTACGGTTATTTCTTTTTCTGATCCCCACGGAAGGCTGCTCCTAACCGCTTATCATAATCCTTTAGGAGTTTGTACGCTTCCTCGCGGGCTATCTGCCGTATCTCGGCTTCTGTCCACTTCTGTCTAAACATTACCAGTTACAACCTTGGACCCACCGTTGGCAGCGGGATCGTGTAAGTTTCGTCCGGTACGGTTCCAGTTTGTATACAGTCACCGGCAAGTCGCCACTTACTATATATGGCCTCAACAAGCTCAGGGTTTCGTTCAAAGCGGAATTCCTTAAACTCATGAGGGGAGTCTTTGCAGACACAAAGAATGATCGCTTCATCTAAGTCAAACCAGTCCATATAGATATTGACCTGGCATTCGTATTTCTCCGCACACCACGAAGGCAAGCCCTGTTGCTTGAAGTCAGGCGCTCTCATGGTTTTTATATCAATGAGATAATCCCCAGCACTAGGTATATGACAAGGGGCGATATCAGCACTACCAGTAGCCCAACCATAAGGGCCATCCGCCCAGCGACGTTGGCCTCGGACTTCGATTTCATCCCATGACGCATAGCCTAATCTTTCTACGACAATCCATTGAATGTAAGCGTGCCAGAAGTGTCCAACTTGAAAGGCTTTGCTTAGCCCCGTAGAGATGCCCTTACTATCCGTTGTCCGACTACGAAATAGATTAAATACGCTTGGAGTGCAGTCACTACTAGGATGAAATCCGTCATCGCCTTGCTTGACCTTGAATTCTGCATGCCAATTGAACTCGCCCTCACCAATTGATTTGTCGATGTGTCCGGCTAGTTTGTGATTCTTGACAAGGTTGCGGACAAAGGTATCTTTCTTGAGCCTAATTGCCACTATCATCCCTCGTTAGTCGGAGGGTGAAGTCAACCCAGCCTTCATGGTTGGCTAAAATTGACTCAGGACAATAATAGCGTAAGCATAGAGCGGGTTGCTTACCCTCGGCCCATGCCTCATCAGCGACCTTTTCCATCCAACGCATCTGTGTCGTGCGCATAGATGGTCCACCAGGGGCACCACGGAGTTTGCACTCATACAAGTGAGTGCCGGTGGACACATCGCCTTTATCTACAGGGGACGCTCCCGAGGTACGAGAGCGCCTTCCATCATATTGTTTAGCTACCCATTCCTCATGTATCTTCGCTAGCTGCTTGCCGTTCATTTTTTCTCACTTGAGCTATAACTTCGTTTTTGATTCCCTCCACGATTAGTGGATTGTCCTTTAGGAACTGAGCTACAGCGTCCTTGCCATGTAGCTTGCCATCTGGGAATGATTGATGGTAAAGCCAACCGGTACCGGAGAATACACCAGCACGCTTGGCGGTATTGATAATGTCCCACTCTTTGTCTACGCCGAACGGTAGATGCTCGGTTTCCATAGAGTAGAAGTCAAAGACAGCGCGGGCATTCGTGCCCTCTGCCCTCTTAGTACGCTTGACGATGGCGATAATTGACCTACCTACAGTAACATCGTGAGCGTCGTCACCACTACCAACGCGGACCTTATACTGATCGCTACCAGGCCGCAATTGGATGCGTACTTCACAGGTATGTTTGAGCGCGTGGCCTCCGGGCGAATCCACTAGACCAGGGATGCGAGCGTTCATATCGTCCCTGACCTGATTCAGTAGGATTACGGTTTTCTTTCGCTTCCAGGCTGGCATTTGAAGCCTTTTGACTCCCCACGTAATAAGAGCGCTTTGCCCACCTTGAGAGGGCTTTCCCTTATCGCCTGCCTCAGAAGGTCGAAGCACCGCACCAATAGAATCAAAGAGAACAAACCCAATATTCTCATCGAGAACAAAGTCGTACGCCATGTTGAACGCATCTTCACCATTGTCCGGCCACCCGATGATAACTTTGTCAAGGTCTACTCCATTCTTTTCAGCCCACTTAGGATCAAACCCAGGCTCTAGTGCTACGATTGCACAGATACGGCCCTTCTTTTGCTGTTCTATAATCGCGTTAAAGCCGATGATAGACGACTTGCCAATATCAGGAGGACCAAATACTTCGTTGATAGTCCCCTCTTCCCAGCCTCCGGTACCAAGTGCGTAGTCCAGCGATAATATCCCCGTGCTAGTAACGTCAATAACTCGATTGAACCTGCCACCAGCGCTAGCTTGATGCCCATATTTCTTCTCGTATTTCTTTGCTATGTCGTATACGTTAGCCAATCTCTTAGATACTTTCTGGTTACAGGTATTTTCTCTTCTACGTCCCTTCTTAAGTCAGCGGGGATAGGTAGACGTTGTTCCATCAAGGCCATGTAAGTTTGTAGCTTGGCCTTCTGTTGCGCTCGGACTGCTCGATGCAGCTTAGAGTTTGATTCCGTCCTCAAAGAAGGTTCCTCTGTCCGACTTCTTAAGGTTGAATATTCCAGCGGTTCGTTCCTTCCATAAAAACTTGTAGGACTCCCATTGACGTGGGAATACAGCGAACTCAATGTTGTCCTGCCCCATTTCGATGGTGACGATAGCCATGTCAGAGCCAGTCGCCTTCGTTTGAGTTGGACGAATATTTGAAACTATACCTGCTAGTTTAGCACGCGCACCCGCTGAGATAGAATCAATAAACTCCTGGTAATCGTCACATTCTTCTACCAGATCGGAGTTTCTATCTAGCGCTTCCTGAGTGTTGTCGCTAAGAACAATGCCCAAGAGTTCAGTCTCGGCGGCTTGCTGTTCAGCCAGAGATACAGTTCTTTCTTTGTAATTGTCAAAGGCCCCAACTCTCTCAAGGGCCTCAATGATATTGGATCGACACTGGCTACGGGGTGAGCGCTCGCGGAAGGCTGTGACATTATTAGCCTGATGAGCCTCTTTTCTCTTTCGCCACGCCGCATCTTCTACCTCTAACGCCGTTTCAACGTCGGCGGGCGTAAAGCATGAATGTGTTTTGACAAGTTGGGAGAGATACCGTGCAGATGATAGGCCCACACCCTTAACGTTTGCGAGTCCATAGTAGATAGCTCCATCGGTAACGCCAACCTCAGCACCGGATTTTCTAATATCCGGAGGCAATACTGGCACTCCGATGCGTCGTCCCTCAGCCACGTATAAAGCTGCATCTTCGTTATTGGTTCGTATACATGCCATGATGAATTCTGTTGGCGCGTAATACTTCGCATAGAGCGTACGAAACGCAATCGTTGCATAAGCGATGGAGTGCGACTTGTTGAAGCTGTACTTAGCGAATTCCTCAAGGCGGTTCCATATAACCTGCGCAGAACCCTCATCCATAACACGGCGAGCAAGATCGAAAAAGCCCTTATCTTGCCACTCCCCTTCACCATTCTTGACCGCTTGCCAATCCTCATTATTCTTCTTGCCTAGTACCTTACGGATCGCATCAGCATCAGACTCAGATAGACCTAGCTTACTGAACAGCGCGATGACCTGCTCCTGATATAGAAACAGTCCATAAGTTTCATCTAGGATATCCTCAAGAAAGGGGTGGTCGTATTGGATCGGCTCTAGGCCATTACGGCGGGCTACGAACCTTTCACCCGTACCACTACGTAGTGGGCCGGGACGGTTCAAGGCCACAATAACTGACAAGTCCTCGACTGAGCGTGGCTTGAATTCCATGGTCAGCTTTCTCACAGGTGGACTAGTCTCAATTTGGAACACACCCGTGGTGAGTCCCTTGTCCAGCATTTCCCACATCTCAAGTGGGTGCTGCTTAGCCTCTAATCCTGACCACTTGATATCAATGCCGTGGTTCAGCTTGACGAGGCGCTTCCACTCCTGTAGAGTGTCTAGATTCCGCAGGCCAAGAATGTCCTGCTTGATGAATCCGCGCTTATCCACGTCGGCCATCGGGAACATCGTCGCCTGAGTGTTACCTGTAGCTGACCAGAAACTAGGCAACTCATCACTCAATGGCACATCGGACACAACGACTCCTGAGGCATGTACGCCGTATCCTGAAACACGGGAACACACAGCCTCCACGAAATCAAGCCACTTCCACAGGACAGTTTGACGATCAGGTGGACGCTGCTCAACGTACTGCTTTATCTGCCGACCAACATGTGACCACACGTAGATCGTCTTACCGCCACCGTCATCTTTCCAGCCCACCGAGTCGGCACCGAGAATGTTGAGGTCAGGTACAGTGTTGACAATCTTTTTGATGGATTCTTTCTCTTGAAACTCGACGCCAAATACCCTGTAAGTCTTATCAAGGGCAGCTTTCGGTTTCAGCCGGGTCACCGTGCCTATGCTGCGTACGTTGTCGCCGCCCCACCTACGAGTGAGGTACTCCTTAATCCTCTCACGCTCATAAACGGGGAAATCATTGTCTATATCGGGGAAGCCTTTAGCTCGACCAGCGTTCCAAAACCTCTCGAAAGAGAGTTGGTAACGAAGTGGGTCAACGTCCGTAATACCAAGCGCGTAAGAAACAAGCGCTCCCGCCGCCGATCCACGACCCGGACCCCGTTCTATGCCATTTGCATCACAGAACTGACAGAAGTCCCACGCTTGTAAGAAATAGTGATGAAGCCCTCCTGCAAAGAAAGCCTCCATTTCCTTATTCGCGCGCTGCCATACCTCATCCCCGGCGTCCTCTCCGTAGCGATCCTTGAGGCCATTCTCAACAAGGTCGATAAAGAGCTTGCTCGCATTGTCCTCACGATGATGTTCGGGGACGAATTCGCAATGCTTGGGGATGAAGATAGGGAGATGTGGCTTGATAGATGGGAGGCTGACATTACAGCGGCTGCCGAGCGCGACGGTATTTGACAACGCCTCATCAACTACAGAGTCAGGCAGGTAATGTAAATGGTTGCGAATCTCCGTTTCGTCCATCATATACAACGCAAAGGGGTGCCACATCTTACGGTCATTGATCGGAGTGTCAATGGATTCCCCGGTCTGCATGGCAACATAAGCATCGTGCTGCGCATACTGCCCGGGATAGGCAAAGTGGGCATCGTTAGCGTATACTACGGGGAGTCCACGTTCCGTTGCAATTTGACAAAGAGCCAGGTTGATCTGCTCTTGGTCAGGGCTGGGATAGGTGTGTAACTCAACGTAGAGATTATCCTTGAATATCTCTACGTACTTATTTAGAGACTCCGAGTGTCCGGCAAGCAACTCACTAGATACGAGACTAGCGATGCAAGCTGTAGTGCAAAAAAGACCGTCTGAATAGCCCTCAAGATCATCCCACGTCACCCTCCCTACGTATCGAAAGTTCTGACTGGCGATATCATTCAGTCGCCATAGGTTACGTAGGCCCTCATTCGTCATGGCACCCACAACTAGGTGCGCCTGGTCACGCTCGTTCCGAGTCCAGCCCTTGTAACCTTTGGGCTTGACTCCGTGGTACAATTCTGTACCAAAGATAGGCTTGATATCCCTCTTAGCTAGGGCCTTAGCGAATTCAAGGTGCCCTGCCACAGTACCGTGATCTGTGATACCGCAGCAGGGACACCCCAATTCAACGCATCGCTCCGCTATTTCCTCACAGGTAGAGAACCCGTCTAGTGCGGAGTATTCTGAGTGATTGTGTAGTGGAGCGAATTGCATTACTTACCCTGTAGACGGTACTCCCAGGCACCAGTCTTAGGGTTCTTACGAGAGACAATATTCTTGCCCTCAGAACGTAGCTCACGGAGCCTACGTAGACCACCAGCCGCCTCAATCTCGGGGCCGGGAATGTACCTGCGGTTCTTACGCAGGTAATTGTATACTGCTTCCTTCTTTGTAGTCGTACTAATAGACATAGGTTGATTTCCTCTTTGCTTCAACTGCCAGGGTATCTGCCAGTTCGTTGTACTTCACTCCCACATGGCCTGGTATGTGCCTGAATTGGACGTAAGCATGTTTCTCTATGCCCCGGTCAACTCTATCCCATAGGTCACGATTGACGTTGCGCGCACGCTCTGGATAGGTTGCACCTTTGACGACATAGATACTGTCGCTTACTATCTCTAATTCAATTGGCCCATACTTGGCATGTAAGTCATCAAGGGCTGCGTACACAGCCACAAGTTCAGCACGGTTATTGGTAGTCGGGGGCGGTATATGCCCTGACGAGAATTGCTCCCCGCCAAAAGCATCTACCGCTACCCAACTCCAACCGCCTGGTCCCCGTGCGCTATAAGCGCCGTCTGTGTAGACTAAGAGTCCACTACTCGGATTCAGCGCCATGTTGTGCTGCCGCTAACCCGATGATGACACCAAGTACCATCCACGATGCTTTGTCTAGTTCGGGAGACATTTTCGCAATGCCCGTAAAGACCGCATCAGTAGCTTCCTCAGTCATGCCAAGGCCCTGATGTACTAGCTTAAGGGCGCTGGCAATCTCTGCCATAGAATCGTTGTCAGCGTGAATCTGAGCAACATTCATCAGATGGTCGAAGGCATACTCGACAGACTCAGTGTCAACTGTATACATTAGACCCCTTCGTGCATCTTTCTTAGCTGCTCAAACTTATCTGAGCCGTTAGTCGTACCATTGGTCGGGGTGACCATTGCCTGTGCGTCAGCCTTAGGTTCAATCCTAGTCTGACCGCCGCTACCACCGAACCGATCTTCAATCTCCTGAATAGGAGTGACCAATTCCGTGTAGCGGTCCTTATCGGTAAGTTCTGATAGACGCTTCTCTAGCATTACTTCACCAATACGGAGAGCCGCTTCCTTGTCGTCAGAAGGAAGCTTATCTACTTCACCACGGAGGTAGCTAACGTTTCCTACAAGACTAATGAGATTAGTAAAGTCAACCTCTTGGTCAAGGAACGGCATGAAATCGTACGTGGTCTTTGCATCCTTACCACGACGGATGATCTGGAACGGAGTGTCCTCAATGGTTCCAGTGGACTCACTGAATGAGCCAAGCCAGCCGTAGAAATTGTACGGCGACTGTACTACCAGGCCGACGAGCGGAGCCTCAACGTCCTCAGTGCCACCTTCCTCGGTCTTACGGGTAAAGGTTTCAGTCTTTACCTCAAAGCCAGTCGGACGGCGCTTACCGTTGACCATCTTGTACTTAGGCTCTAGTTCAACTGCGACTGCTAAAGCCCTAGCCACAGCTTTACGACCCAAACGGTCTGACAAATCATCAGCAGACTCTCCAATTGCCGGATCACGACGGGAGATAAACTGGTCGTACTTTGTCTTGCCGCTCTTAGTAGTTCCAACCGGGATGAATGTGTGAAGCTCGACGGTTGGAATGTCATCAATCGTGTTGAGAAATAGGATGAACTTCTCTTCACGGTCATTCTGCCACCTGATTTCTGGGCAGAAGGCCGGGAACTGCTTGCCCCCGGAACCGTTGTTCGACTGCATACCTGCAATACCACGCCTAAACTCGGGCATGTAATTCTCCATGTGCTTGTAAAGCTGCTTGGCAGCTTGTGTTTTGCGTATGTCTAAAGACTACAGAACGGTCAGGTTGACCGCTTGCCCGGTGGCAAAGGTGCCGACCGGGAGACTCGATGCCACTTCAAGTCGTGGCAACGCCGTTTGTCCAGTGGCAAATGTTCCAACGACAAGAAGGGATGCTTGCGCTCTAACTCTCATCGTTGTCCAGACGCTTGATAGTCTGCTCTTTCTCAGCAGAGGTCATTTCCGACACGCTTGTCTTGCCGGTTTTACGGAGTTCGTCCGCAATTGCGTCGTGGCCCTCAGGACTCACGACATCGTGCTTTTCTACTTTTTGGTATTTTCTAAATGCCATTGTAATTGAGTTGGTTGTAAGTCACCTAGGTCCGCGCCTTCACCTTCGACGGGGCCTACGCTATTGACAGGAATAAATCTCTCCAAGTATTTAGTGGTCGTATCGAGCCACTTTCTACCAGCAGAGTCGTTGTCCGGGGCGAGAATTACGCCCTGTTGAAATTGTCTCAAATGGCGCAGTTGGGCCTCTGTGATCTGCGCTCCGAACGTCGCAATTGCCGGGTAACCCTCGGAGATTAGGTAGAGGGCTGTTGGGACGGACTCCACAATAACCGGCGCATGTTCAGATGTTGCTGCACTATCGTATCCCCATAAAGTTGTCTCGCGTGGAAAATCAGTAGTGTTCGTGTACTTAGGGAGCCACTTGGGCTTACCGTCCAGCCATCTAGTTTGCCATCCAACCAATGAGCCACCCCAAAAATGGGGAAGTATGATTCCCGGACCTTCGTATGTTCCGTGTTCCGGGGAGTACCGTCTAGCCACAGGGTCAAACCCCGCTTGGAAACTTTGACGTACTCCATCACGAATATGTCGGGAATCAAACCACTCATGGGGCGTTTGCCAGTCTTTGAGTACGTTAGGGTTGAATACCGGCGGCGACACGCGGCGTGGTGATTCCGTTTCCTTCGCCAATAGTCTTGCGACGCGAGTCGTGAATTCATCTGTTGACTCTTTAGTGCTTGAATCAACAAACTGTGAAAGGTACTTCAAACTATCTTGAGCAGATAGAGAACGTACAGCACTGACAAGCTGTACCACAGTGCCTCCACCACATACCCAACAATTGTAGAGTCCCTTCGCTCGGTTGATAGCCAGTTTTCCCGTGGAGTCTCCGTGGGTATGGTTTTGGGGCATGAGACAGTACCCCTTATCTTCGTCCCCTCGGGTGTAGATTGGCTCCCATCCAAGTTCATCGTATAGTTTCTCCCAATCTATACGAGGGTATATGTCATCCCATTTAAGGTGCAATGCGACCATGTTCTACGAATGCCTTCTTAGTGTCTGGCATTATCTCGCCCCATAGATACTCTAGAGCGATAGCATACTTGCGTATCTCATACATAGCATGAGTGTCATTACGCAGGGACAGGAAGTTCATGAGGCTGCGGGCGTTGCAGGAGAAATAAAACTCTACGTAGAGATTTGGAGGCACGAACAGACGGGCCTGCTCTTTGGCAATTCCCCGGTCGATTGCTTCTAGGTAGAGGTCGAACCCCTGTTGCGAATGCTCTGATAGTTCCTTCTGTAACCATTTGGTCTGCTCTCCTGTCCCTGACTCAAACCAGTAGTCTCCTGGCCTGCCCTTTTGAATACGCGCCTCATCTGGATAGTAAAAGTGCGGACGCATTTCCACATACCGTGCTGATTCCACGTTGTAGGAGGCCATACGATGCCGTACCCACTCCCAGAAAACAATCATAGGCGCACGTACACGCCATCTGAAATAATTATGCTCAAAGGGCGTACCGTGCTTTTCCTTCATCAAGAACCGTAGGACCCTAGCGTCGGTGTCCGAGTAGAAACGGCTGTGTTTGGCAAAAGATACGCGGGCAGCGTTGACCACTGATAAATCTGAGGCATGCGAAGCCTCTAGATCAACAGTGCCATACGGATGGAATACTACATACTGACTCATGGTTTGATTTCAATGGATAGACATTTACGACCGATGCGATTACAGACCTTTTCAACCGAACCGGATCCGGCAAAAGGATCGAGAACCAAGTCCCCTGGCTTAGAGTGGACAACCAGTAGCTTTTCAAGTAGGCTGGCTGGCTTCTCAAAAGGATGGACTTGCTTGGCAGCGAAACTGTCATTGAACACGCCTGTCCGGGTCGTCCAATGCGTGTCCTGATTGAACGGACTCTGATCTAGGTCATAACATGCGATAGCCTCAACAAAGCGTGAGTATCTACGCACTGTATTCTTGGTACTAGGTGGCTTGATCCAGTGGATGACCTGATCGGGTGGTTCCTCTAGGCGACACAAGTCCTCAGGATACATAAAGAACAGTGATGGTCCCTTACAGATGGCGCGGGCATAGTAGATACCCAGGTCAATAGTTTCATGGTCACTGTATGGTGGATCAGCTAACACAAAGTCCACACTACCTACGTCCATCATACGCATTAGTTCTATTGAGTCGCCGTAGATCATTCTGTTACCTCGCCAATGACATTGATGTTACAACCAGTACGCATTCTAACCTGAGCCTCCCAGGTCTTGTATCCAAAGTTGCGGGCGGTAAGCACTCCTAGGTGCAGGAGATTCGATTTGCGCATTTCCTTGTTAGACCAGAGGCCAAGTGCTAGAGTTGAGCATTCCTCCACGGCGGCAGACCCTTTGATCTGCTGCATTTCGGGCATCGAGTCAGAGTTCAGGACGGAGCGATTGAACTGATGGACACACCAGATGGGACCATCGTCGGAGAAATCTCTGAGGTCATTGATGACTTCGAAATAATCTTTGGTGTCATTAGTCGCACCAACAGCGATCCCCTTGCGGTTTTCAACATACTGCAACTGATCGACAAAGATACAGTCAGCACCAGCATCACGGGCACGGCCAATGATACTGTCCACGGAGCGGTCACCCTGTTGTGGCTTATCAATAGTGACGTTGCCGAAGCCTGCTAGTATCTCTGAGTGCTCCTCAATAGCCTGAATGTCTTGCTTGTCTAGCTGATGCTGTAGGTACTTCCAGTAAGGTACATCTGCCGCGAGACACCGCAGCCGCATATCCGTTTCCTCAGCCGGTAGCTCAAGGCTGTAGAGGTATGGACTGCCACCGTTCTTGACATTCTCTAACACAGCCTTGACAGTGAACCACGACTTGAATGACTTAGGCGCACCAACCATGAAAGTGAGGCCACGTTGTCCGTAGAAGTAATCGTCCAGTTCAACGAACCCCAACGATGGTCCTCGCCCAGCCACGACACTTTTGTGATAGCGTTCTATGGCTTTGCCGTAGTCATCGGCGTTGAACGCCTTACCCCGTGGGGTAAGCAATCGGTGGAGGCGATTCCCTTCCTCCAACATAGCCTTAGCGAGTTGAGTTGGGTCATTGATCGTCTTGTTCGTAATATCCAAGATGGCATGTCTACCCTGATTAGTAGCGTAGCGATTGCGCAGGCGTTGAATCAAATCCCCAATAGCCACCTTGGATGGCTCAAGAGTTACACCGTGACTCTTAAATTCTTCCTCGATGACGAGCGCATTCGGCAAGGCCCCCTGTTCATTGAAATGAGTACGGCAGAATTCATAGACCGATGCAACGAGATTATCTTCAAGCAGTACGGGATTAAAATGCTCATCACGGATGACCTGCCACGACGCTGGGTCCGTAAGATGGAACATCAACTCCAAATCAAGGTCTAGAACAGTCATGAAATCGGGGCCTGTTGACCGCTCAGTAGTCGAGCAAGATTCTCTTGTCCTATTGCACGCTTCCGCACATCATCACCAGATATTTCAACCCGCACTTCTTTCGCCGCTAATAGACTGTATGAACGGGAGTAATGGACCTGCATATCCTTCTCGGAAAGATTTGTTGTCAAAATGGTTACCCCATTGTAGTTTGTCCGATTTCGAACGACTGATTCAAAATGGTTTTCCATCACGTTCCGTAGTGAATCGTTGGGTGGAGCCTGTATCTCATCCAATACCAGAACATTCGATTCATTCATCCTGGCTAGTACGGCTCGTTCGTCGTGTCGTATCGCGTAAAGCATCTGGTTGAAAGGTAAGAAGAAAACATCTTCACCACGCTTTACCAACTCGCGCGCTATAGTTGTGGCGGCGAACGTCTTACCTACGCCGAGTGGGCCACCTAGCTCTAGGCCCATACCGTACAGCTTGTACTGAGGCCAGTTGGATAGGAAACTATCCACGGCGATCTTCGCATTAGCATCGCCCTTATAGTCTCGCTCCCAATCCAGGCGCATGTACTGATCGGGTATGTTCGCCAGTAGATAATGCTTACGAAGCATGATCTGGTCTTGACAGTCGCACTTTTGAGTGACATCATTGAACGTGAAAACTCCGTTTTCGCGCTCGCCCCACTCGTCTGCGACTGACCCGCACGTTGGGCACGTATCCGGGTGAATACCCGACAGCCTCGCTCGCTGTTCTATCTCCGCAAACTGGCTACTGGTCAGATGCGGGAGTTTCAGCTTGCTCATGCGCGATAATATCCTGTACTATGGTAGCTACTGCTGCCTGGTCTACTTGCTTGACTGGTACTTCCAGAGCGCTTGCTGATTCTAGAATGTGTTTATCTACTGCCTGATGACGTTGGTCATCACAGTCTACTAACGGTAGATAATACGCATAGTCATAGTCCCAGGTGTCATGGGCTATGATACTCAACGCGGTCAGGGTTACCGACGCGCGCTTGTTATTCTGTACCTCGCGGAGCGTGAGAGAGTCGCCATTGAGGCTTGCCATCGTGAGCGCGTTCAGCGCTTCGTAGACGACAGTCTCCACCACGGTTCCGCAAGTGATAAGAATGTCAGGCTTGAAGTCGCGTACCAATTGACGCTCGCGTTCCCAACGTCCGATGCCCACCTGTAGGTTTCCCAGATAAGTGGCAAAGTGTCCGAGAGTATTGTCTGAGCGTTCTTCAATGTCGGCAACGTACTCGTCGCATATGCTGACGGTGCGGTCGTGCAATCCATTACTAATGTCCTGTGCCGTGTCCGTTTTGCCCGACGACGGCGCTCCCAATAATGCTACCTTTATCATCATTCTCCTGTTCAACTAACTGCAACATTGTGATGGTTGCTTCAACCAAGTTCTTACGTTCCTCTGTGATACGACCCAGGTTCGCGGCAATTCGTGCCATATATCTAACATCTTGAGTTGACAGCTTACGGTCCCCGTTTGTGTCCCTTGGAAATACCACAAGACCTTGCCGTTCCCAATGCCGAAGCGTGACGGGAGATTTACCGAGAAATCGTGCAAGGTCCGTTACCGTGAAGTGGAATCGGAAGTTTTTTGGGTCTGTTGTAGTTCGCATATCAATTGCTCAATCTCGTCTGCTGGTATAGAAATGATTGGCTCCCGGAATCTGAGCCTTCCACAAGTGATACCAGCAACGAACTTACTCTTCTGCTCCATCTAGTTCCTCTTGCGTAGCCTTTCGGGGGGCACCTAACTTTACCTGTGGCTTGGGCATGGCTATGTAGGGCCGCAACGCCTCTGTTTCCTCAGGGGTTAGCTTATCCAAGGGTTTGAGTTTCCTTTCAACCACTTCCTCAGTGATAGCCTCCCAAAGCTCGGGTGACTCATCGCGTAATGCCTCATCATCAAGAATCGGCGTTCCCTCAGATATGATGCGTCGGTATACTGTTCCATCATCCCGGTTAATATAAGAATACGGACGGAGGCTTGCATCTTCCTCTAGGATAACGTCGTATTCCGTATCACTAACGCGAGCCACATCAACAACGCGGTGACGAACAAACCGACGCTGAGCAATACGTAACGCCTGCTCATCATCGCTGGCTTCGACGCGCTCAACCACCTGTGGCGGAATCTCCTGCTCCAATTCCTCAGTGACCGCCCGGAAGAACTTGTCTCTAGCCACGTTCTTAGATTTCTCAGCATCTTTCCACTGACGGTACGCCTCACCTAGTTGTTTAGTCTCTTCATTCATCTACTTCCCACATTGCATAGTGGGTTGGACCACCACACTCAGGACAGATACGATTCTTTGCTTCCTCAGGAGTCTGTTGAATCTCACTATCCACTTCATTCCAGCCGCAATGATCTAGGTGAGCTTCCTTTTGATGCCGACAGCGGCCACGATACTGGTAACCCTTACATTCACATACATGTTGTTCACTACGATTAGCCCAAGGGTTCACATGGACAACGTAATGTGCGTCCTCATCGGCTGAGGACTGAGCCTTGTAAGGATACCAGCCGTCAAGTGAGCGGCACTGTTGGCGAGCAACGATTTGGGTCATCCGTTCATGATTTCAAACGCCCAGGTCCAAGGAAATGTTGCCTAGAACGAGCAAGACCCGCCGATTAGAGCGGGCCTCGCACGTTTACTCGCCTGCGCGCTGGGTTACTTACCCTCAGGTACGTCCTCTATAGCTCCAAGACGTTCATTTACCCTAGCAGGCTTCCATAGTAGCTTATGGGCTGCTAACATAGAAACTATACCAGTTAGGACTAACTGTAGTGTGTCGTCATTCCAACCAAATACATCCGTATCAAGAGCCGTGTATAGAGCAGCAGCTACTGCCGCTAATAGTACCTGAACAAAAGCTTTTGTACTTTCGTCCACCCACGGACCTACCTTGTTAAGAAGATACCCTCCTAATGGTACAATACTTCCAATTAGAAGAACCCAAAGCTGTGGGTTGTCTAGTAGTAGGTTCATTACAAAATTTATATATGAGCAGAGGGTCTTTTTCTTTCTCCTGTTAACCCTTAAGGCTCCAGTGGGCGCGCGATATCAGACGCCCAGGTTGGATGGCTGGCTTGCCACTTCATGCGTATCCGGGGCGACGTGTAAGGTCTACGGACTAAAACACAAAGGGAATGCAACCGACAGTGGCACTAGCAGAGAGGGACTCACTTCCCGTAACAGTCAAGGAACTACGGGAAGTAGACATGAGTCCATTCGCATCATCTATTTACGAACAGAAGTACGCTTGGAAGGACGAAAACGGCAATCCAGTGGAGTCGTGGGAGGACACAGCAGAGCGTGTTACTAAGCATGTTTTGGGTGCCCTGGATTATGACCATACAACTCCTGAGTATCAGCGAGTATTGAATCTTATTACGAACAGGCAGTTCATGCCGGGTGGTCGTTACCTGTACGCCTCAGGTCGTGACCTACACCAGACGCAGAACTGTTTGTTGTTAAAGGCTGGCGACTCACGCGAGGAATGGTCTGACCTACTCTACCGGGCGTCTATGGCGCTGATGACAGGTGCCGGTATCGGTATAGACTATTCTGATGTGCGTGCAGAGGGTGAACCTATCAAGCGCACTGGTGGATTCGCTTCCGGTCCTATTTCGTTGATGGAAATGGTCAATGAGTGTGGCCGTCATATCATGCAGGGTGGTAGTCGTCGTTCTGCTATTTGGGCTGGCCTTAAGTGGTCCCATCCTGATGCTATTAAGTTTATTCGCGTTAAGGACTGGCCCGCAGAGGTACGCGCCCTCAAAGAGAAGGATTTCAACTTCCCGGCCACGTTGGATATGACTAATGTATCCATTATTCTAGACGATGAATTTTTTGTAGCATACGAGAACGACTGGCATGAGCTACATGACCAGGCAGTGCATGTTTATTCGTCTACGGTCAAGCGAATGCTCAAGACGGCAGAGCCAGGGTTCTCTATTGACACAGGGGAGAACGCAGGTGAAACTCTACGCAACGCTTGCACGGAGGTTACCTCTACAGATGATTCAGACATTTGTAATTTAGGTAGTCTAAATCTAGCACGGTTTGATAGCCTAGATGACTTTGGTGATGCTGTATTCCATGCGACTCTTTTCCTATTAGCAGGCACGGTTTATAGTCATGTCCCTTACGAAAAGGTTGACGCTGTTCGTCAGAAGAACAGGCGTCTTGGCCTTGGCCTGATGGGAATTCATGAGTGGTTGCTCAAGCGAGGTTATTCATATGAGCCAAACGAAGAGTTGGCAGAGTGGTTGGAATACTACACAAAGGCGACAGAGTACGCTCACTATTGGGCAGATCGCCATAACCTTACTCGGCCTGCAAAGACTAGAGCAATTGCTCCAACAGGCACAATCGGGATTATCGCTGAAACAACTACTGGCATTGAACCGATCTTCTGTGTGGCGTACAAACGTCGATACCTGGCGTCAGGCAAAACATGGAAGTACCAGTACGTCGTTGATCCCACCGCAAAGAGATTGGTTGACGAGTATGGAGTGGCGCCAGACCAGATTGAAGATGCGTACTCGCTCTCATACAATGTGGAAAAAAGGATTGCGTTTCAAGCCTTCGTACAGCAGTACGTCGATCACGGAATATCCTCCACGATCAACCTCCCGTATGTAATCACAGACCCGGATGAAGTTGAGGACTTTGGGAAGATGTTGTATGATTATCTCCCTAGACTTCGCGGCGTGACCTGCTATCCTGACGGGGCGCGGGGCGGACAGCCCTTGAGCGCGGTCGGCTATAATGTCGCGCGTGAACAGGAAGGCGTGGTCTTTGAAGAGTCGGAAGAACGCTGCGTCGGTGGAGCCTGCGGTATATAGATTCAGTGCTGATTGTAGATACTGTATCTATCGCGTGAAGTGGGATGGGGTGGTCTGGTGGGCACCCGGCAATGGTGGTGACGGCTATCCTTGTGATCGGCCTGAGGGTCATTCGCCAAAGGTGAAGGTGCCCCGATCCGTCTTGGCGCGTTGGCGCTCTTGACTCCACCGGACCATCTGCTATCGTGAAACGACCATCGCGGGGACCTATAAAACGGGTGCCCCGCCTGCACTAAGAATCAGACGAGTATGAGATATTCGACCGAACATCAGAATTGGGACGCCTTTATCGGAGGTCGTAAGCCCCTGGTCTAGCTCTCGTCTACCCATACGATAGGTGTAAGACGGGGGCGACCAAAGAGGGTCGCCTTTTTTATGCCCCTGTGGCGCAACGGATAGCGCAGCGGCCTTCTAAACCGCAGGTTCCCGGTTCAAATCCGGGCGGGGGCGCTTGACAGTCTGGTAGACTGACAAAAACTACATAGCTTGGGAGCCAACTCCTAGATCAGCCGTAGATACGGCGAACCATCTGCCCGGATAAGGCTAGGCAGGAGGAAGTTGACTTGAAAGAGAAGGGTCGCACCCAATCTAGGTGCCCAAGTGTTTATTCGGCGGGGTTGCGGAGCGGTCAAACGCATCTGACTGTAAATCAGACGGCTATGCCTTCGTAGGTTCGAATCCTACTCCCGCCATTTCAAAATCTTTAGCGATCATGGTGAAATGGTAGACACGCTGGCTTGAGGGGTCAGTGCCCTAACAGGCGTGTGAGTTCGACTCTCACTGATCGCATATCAGGCATGAATATGCCGGACGGGAATCCGGGGTATCATGCAGCGGCGCAAGGCTCTCGACTATGAATATGGTCCAATGGCAGTCGCACGATAACACCGATAACAGCCCTTCCTTGAACGTTATCGGTACTAGCGCCCGTGGTGGAATCGGTAGACACGTCAGGTTTAGGTCCTGATGCCGAAAGGTGTGGGGGTTCAAGTCCCTCCGGGCGTACTTCGTCATTGCTCAATACATGCGCACGGCTGTAGCGAGCAAACGTATGCGTCTGGATGGATTGATCCCCGGAGGGCAGTATACAAGTAGCGAAAAGCGGCGTGGCAATGACGATTGTTTCAGATGGCACCATGCGTTCAGGAGTATTCGATGGAAACGGAGTCCCTTCGCGGTATAGTCACATATGAACTATACGCCTTAGGGTCTATGGTTAGAATCCGCCCGCGTGAAGTCGGCGTATGACAAGTCTGTTCACATAACCGAGGGGTGAGAGAATCTCGCGCTCCCTCCGTGCGCTCCTGGGGGATTAAGCTAATGGTAAACTGTCGGCCTCCAAACCCGAACTTCGGGGTTCAAATCCTCGATCCCCCGCTAGGTAATAGAGCATGAGCATTTTGGATGGCCTCCGATACTTGAATATCTTTCTGTACGGAGGCATTGTGTCGTTTGTGGTGCTGATTGTGGTGGTATATACCCAGAGCTACCTCAAACTGCGCAAGCAGGGAGGATATGTAGCTCTGCTGCCGCTCCATGTTGTACTCATTGCCGTTTCGTATCTGCTCTTAGCCACGTCAGCGTTGACTAACAACGTTGAGAGACTTGACACAGGGTTTTCCTACTATATCCCGCTGAATGCGGTGGGATTCATCGCAGGGAATGTCGCGCTCTACTTGATCTTTGGGTATAAGCGGCGTCAAAGCAAGGCGCTCAATGGACAAGGAAGAAGCGAAACTTAAAGCCATAAAGAAGGCTGAGGAAAAGGTTACGCTCAGCCGTAAGGAATTGTGGTACCTCAAGGTGGCTGCTGCCACCGGTATCATGAGTTTCATTAGTCATGGTATCTCTGCTGTGACTTATGTATTCAGTCATTTGTAACGGGCATTAGCGCAGTCTGGTAGCGCACCTGCTTTGGGAGCAGGGGGTCGTAGGTTCGAATCCTACATGCCCGATAAGCCGTCATAGTATATCGGATATTACCCTAGCTTGGTAAGTTAGTAAGCCGGGTTCGATTCCCGGTGACGGCTCTGCCCATCAGTCAGGGGCCATCGCAGTACCTAATCCGTGCGTACCCACGGGGATTAAGCACGCAGGTTCCCTCGCCTTGACAGGCGGGAACCTGTCGGGTAGTGTCTATGGGAGGTACGCCCCATGAGGGAGCCTGCTGCGGACCCGTAGTTTAGTGGGAGAACGTCTGCCTTACAAGCAGAAGGTCGCTGGTTCGATCCCAGCCGGGTCCACTTGACAGTCGTGCTACGTTTTTAGCATGGATAATACAATCACGGTGGTCATCACCATTCCGACGACGTTGGCGCCTATCAAGAAGTTTGACTTGCGCCAAGATGTTGGTCTTGCTGTTGCAGACGCGATTGACAAGCAGGAGTACAGTGGGGCAAAGATAGAAGGCGTTTACCTCTCGTCCCGATAAGCTTGACAGTCGCCAGAACATCGGCTAAACTGTTGTTCTGGTTGGTCAACCATCCCGCTCACGCATCGTCAGAATCAGGCGTTGTTTTGGGTGTGAGCTAGCGAAGTGAGTAAGCTAGCTCACGTAACTAGGGCCGCTAGTTCAGCGGTAGAACGCCTGCTCGACACGCAGGAAGTCACTGGTTCGATTCCAGTGCGGCCCATGTCCATCGACTAATTGTCCGTGGACGACCCCGGAGTAACATAGGGCGGGAACCCTATGCCGGGGCTTGACCGGTGTGTACGGTACACAAACAATCTTTATCATTGTTCATTGCAGGTTCGAATCCTGCCCGGTCTACTAGAGAGTTCTACTTCTAAGTTGGGATGGACTGCCCCAAGGGGGAGATTGTCTCCCGACCATCGCCTAGACCGTGAGGCTAGTGCGGGACGGCAGGAACCGTTCGGAGTGGCTACGGCACAGTGGACTCTCGTATAACTTGGTGGAGTCTATGAGAGGAACAAGGCGAATATCGCGGTCTTGTTGAGGTACCACCTTTCATAAACTCCTTATGGGCGGTTGCCGGAGCCGTCCAAGAAATCCGGCATAAACTTTAATTCGCTCCGTGTCAGCAAATCTAGAGCGAGGCCGTAAGCTAGACGTTAGTCTAATAAGGCTAGGTGGAGGCTGATAATCATGGGGGTGACAGGCATCGACTGTGTAAGATGCGGTTGCCTTAGTGCAGCGGGTAGTGGCCTACCACTAACAATAATTGCAGACACTCATACGTTTGCTCTAGCGGCTTAGTCCGCTCGGGTCAGGAGCCACGGACCTAGGAACAGAAAGCGTGGCCGGGGTATAAAGTCCCAAATCCTTGTTTGGAAAGATTAGACGGTCAATCTAATTGGCTTACTCGGCTCCACTCTAATGGTATTTCCATTGCGTGGTGAGTAATCTCGACAGCAGGGTGTACGGAACAACAGGCTGCTCCCGACTATTTCAAACAGTCACTAGCATGAGTCTGCCGTATCTTGTGGTAGAGTAAGGGTAGGCGGCTCAGAACCGGTTGCCAGTATTGTATTACAAAGCTGCTAGAAACTGAGTCAACAAGTGTACGCAGGACGGCGGTTCAATTCCGCCCACCTCCACTATGGATTGTAAATGCAAGATGAAAGGGGGCATCCTTAACAATGGTAGGGTATGTCCCATCTGTAAAGGCACTATGATTGTGCCTGATAAGTAAGTCGCCCGCGTAGTATAACGGCTATTATACTGCTTTCGTAAAGCAGGGATAGGGGTTCGATTCCCCTCGCGGGCTTGAGGATCGGACGGATAATTGCCGCCCACAGTGCGCAGGTGGGATAAGGGTAAGCGGATTGATATAGGTCACTAACGATGTTGACTACATCTAGGAGTATGCGTGCTGGCCGAGAGGGGTGTGGTCGCCCCGGCGTAGTGCGTACCTATCCATGAAGTAAGTCCCCCATATACGATCCTCTAACTAATTGGGCCAGTAGCTCAGGGGTTAGAGCGGCACTCTTATAAGGTGCGGGTCGATGGTTCAAATCCATCCTGGCCTATGCCTGCTGTGCAAATACGTATGCATATTTACAAGCAGGTTGTCAAAGACTGGTTGTTATCGGCAATCAGTCCGCTCTGTAACTGCGGTAATGAGGGAGAGATTCCTCATGGCTGTCCGTATGCAGAGGAAATCGGTGGCGATTACGATACGGTGTGCAATTGTTGTCGGGATTGCGTTAACCAGTGCGCTATGGATATCTGACAGGCAGCCGTTGTCCTAAAGCGGTGACGTGGGTGGGGCTGAAATGCCCTGCTTCTGGCCCTGTAGTATAATGGACAGAACGATCCCCTCCTAAGGGATAGATGTGAGTTCGATTCTCACCGGGGCCGTATGATTTCTTTTCGTTGGGAAGCGAACGCAATGGTGAAGGATTATCTCTATGATCCTAAGACGGAAAGAGTTTATTGGACTTACACAGACGGCCGTGTAGATGGATTGACGGATAGTTCTAAGTGTACGTTGATAGAGTTTTTCGCCTTAGTTAAAAGGGGTACGTGGGTGCCACGTATCACACAGGGAGAGTTGGCAGAGTGGCTTAATGCACCGTCCTGCTAAGACGGAGTATCCAGTGGGTACCGGGGGTTCAAATCCCCCACTCTCCGTAGCAAATTTACGACGCGGGTGCCCAGGTTTGGGCAGCAAGGCTCATAACCTAGCTGGCGAGAGCGTAATGAGGTTCGATTCCTCCACCCGCCATACAACTTGATTGGTTGCCCATCCAGTAACGATTCCCTAGGGGTAAGGGGAATGACCAATCATCGCCCCTATAGCTCAGCCGGTAGAGCAGGAGACTCTTAATCTCAAGGTCACAGGTTCGATCCCTGTTGGGGGCATATGAAAGAGCCGCTAGTCGGTAGAATATATGCAAACTACCGCTTTGATAAAAGCGAATGTGCGATCTGGCGTATCATTACAGTTGAACAGGCTCAGGAAGGACGCCAGGGAATCCCGTGTAAAATACAACGCATGGGTGGCGAGTGGTCAGACGAAGGTACGGAAACCTTTGACATTGTGCAGGGTACTTGGCACGCTGATTGGGAGTTACTGCCCACTCATAAGGCGTGTCTAGATAGTTGGATCAACAGTCGCCGGTAGCTCAATGGCAGAGCGTTCGGCTGTTAACCGAATGGTTGTAGGTTCAAGTCCTACCCGGCGAGCTATGGTATGGAAATGTACTATTTGTGAACAGCCCATCAAAGACTGTGAGTGTCACAAGGGTTTCGTTTGTCAGAACGCATGTAATTGTGACCGTGAGGAATGTCTACGACGTAATGGCAAGGTGGCGGAATGGCTACGCGCGGGTCTGCAAAACCTGTAACACGGGTTCGACTCCCGTCCTTGCCTTGCAAGACTAAGGTCAGATACCTTATCTTGAATCACTACTACGGTCTGTATGGCCGAGTGGTGAGCGAAGCCGATGCATTGAAGTATTGGGGGGAGTATGCTCACAGCGATCCTGGCATCACTTGGATTGTGGCAGAAAATCCCGAGGATGAATCACTACGGGATCAGCCCCAACCATGGGACCCTCTCAATGTAGAGGTTGTCGCAGATAAAAGTCACCTACAAGGGTGGTTAGGACAGGGCCAATAGTGGCTGAGAACCTGAGGCTTATAGACTGACACATACTGTGCGGGAAGATTAGGTGGAGGGCGGGAACCCTTAGAAACCTATGACTGTGCAAGGGCGACGGAGTAGCCAGCCGAAAAGGATATGGGGCCGAGTGCTTGACCGCTGCGTGCGAACACAGTATCCACGGACACGCTCAGGTCGGTTGAAATGTCTATCATTTGTCATCGAACAGGAGGTTTCTAAACTTAAAGGTTGAAGTGGTTCTTCACCCGCTTGGGGCTGCGAACGCCTCCGAGGTATAGGTTTCAGCTAGGTAGTCGTGGCCTGGAATGAACCTACGTAGGGACGGACACCCCGGCTGTGCCAGATGAGCCTAGGGCCTGACCTTTACCTTGCAATTCGGGCTATCTTAGCTGCGGACGCTATGCCTCTCGCAGCTTATTTATACACGACATGGAGAGTTGCCAGAGTGGACTATTGGGGCGGTCTTGAAAACCGTTGGTCGGCCTTGAACCGGCGCGTGGGTTCGAATCCTACACTCTCCGCTGGCGGTAATGGATTACTAGTGTCCTATGCCCACCGCGTACGATTCGGGTTCGTAAGGTGCGGGGCGAACCGCCTTCACTTGGCGAATTAGCTCAGTGGTAGAGCGGAGGTCTGAAGAACCTCGCGTCATTGGTTCGACTCCAATATTCGCCATGCCTCCGTAGCGTAATGGGTGATGCCTACTCTACGCGACGGTACAGATACACAAGACAGGCGGCTCGATAGACTCCAAGAGTTCGATGACCGCTCAAAGGACTACGATATCCGTGGTCTGGTCCCCGAGACGCTAAAGACTAAGACTTGGCAGTGTCCAGTCTGGTTAGACCAGGGACAAGAGGGTGCTTGTGTAGGTTTCTCATGGAGCCACTGCGCCTCAGCGTACAAAGATCACACGCGAGGTATTTCCAATAGCTTTGCAGAGCAAAAGGTCTATTGGGAAGCTCAAAAGAATGATCCTTGGCCGGGTGGAGCATACCCTGGCGCTAATCCGCACAACGATGGTACTTCTGTATTGTCAGGTGCGAAGATCATGCAACAGTATGGGTTCATTGACTCATACCGTTGGGCGTTCAGCATTGATGACGTACTAGCCACCTTATCTAACCACGGTGTCGTGGAAATTGGCATTTGGTGGCGCGATAGCATGTTTGACCCGGACCCTTCCGGGCTGCTTGACATTTCTGGACAGCACGTCGGTGGTCATGCTATTTGTGTACGCGGTCATGCCCTCAAGCGTCGATTCCCTGGACACGGCGAGCTTCATGTGGTACGCTTGCGCAACTCCTGGGGCAAGACCTGGGGTCTGGACGGAGATTGTTTCTTACGAGTTGAGGACTTGGAGACTATCTTGAATGATGATGGTGAGGCTTGCATCCCGATGGGCAAGCATTCTCTAAGGCAATTACCCTAACGGGCACGTAGTTCAGCGGTTAGAGCGCCACTCTGATAAGGTGGAAGTCGTTGGTTCGATTCCAACCGTGCCCATTGGTAGGTATGAGAGAGCGGTTATCCTACCCTCATAGAACACGCTGCGTGTTCACTTCATCCGACTCTCTCGCTAGGCGCGGTCGTTTAATGGTTAGGACGCGGGCCTTTCAAGCCTGTAACCGGGGTTCGATTCCCCGTCGCGCTATAACCTATGCCGGGATGGTGGAATGGTAGACACGTCGGCCTCAAACCCCGATGCCTGATAAGCGTGCGGGTTCAAATCCCGCTCCCGGTACTATGACCAAGGAACTATTTCGTGAGCTTAATCCTAAGCGTCATGGACGTGATAGTACGGGTATGTGTTATGTCTGTGGGCATGTAGTGGTCCCTGGCAAGGTATTTTGTCGGACGCATTCCAGACGCTGGCAGCTAACTAAACCTAAGGCGGAGGATATTGATGAGCCTACGATCTATTGGACGTTGAGACAGCACGATTTCAATGGCCGTGGTAAGATTGTCGCCATGGATAGGAAGATTATTGCCGAGTGGTGTAACTGGAAACACGCCTGACTCTGGATCAGGAAAGTCTAGGTTCGATCCCTAGCTCGGCAGCTAGCGCCCGTGGCGGAACGGTATACGCGGGAGGCTTAAACCCTTCTGGCCTTGCGGCATTGTGGGTTCAAATCCCACCGGGCGTACTGAACATGGTGAGCGTAGCATAATGGTAATGCACATGGTTGTGGTCCATGTAGATGCGGGTTCGACTCCCGTCGTTCACCCCTAACAAGTAAAGAAAGGGTCGTGCGATGACCTATTGGGTAGAGTTCTCTGAGTATACTTACCAGATAAGTCCGCCAGAGGAAGGCGACGGACCATGGCTCCATCAGGGAGACTATGGTCTTACCGTGTCGATCAATAAGATCAGCACAACTCAGCTAACTGGCTGGGACGCGCAGCAGTTGAGTGATTATGATGATATTTATGGTTACGATGAAATCGAGCCAGGTCAGAATGCTTATCTAGTAGTCGTCACCTATACAACCGGAGGAACGTTCGGCTCTCATGGAGCGTGGACCATCCCGGCTGTTAAGGCAGACCTACAGGATGCTTATACTGCGCAGCGACTCTGCCACGCAGACAATAACCAGAAGCGTACGAACCGAATGTATCGTCCGTGGGATGGATACTTTGAGCATCTAGAGTCGGTAGATGTGACTCCCCTCATCCTCGTATGAGGGGACGCGCCCCCATAACTCAATTGGTTAGAGTAGGAGACTTTTAATCTCAAGGTTCTAGGTTCGAGTCCTAGTGGGGGTATTGATGGGTAACATTCGTGAACTGCGTAACAAAACGATAGCGAAGAAGATGCGATATCCTGAGCATGAAGCTGCAAATCAGTGGTATATGTTTACTTTGCCTGCTGCACCCGTAGAGAAAGAAGGCAAAACAACTAAGAAGTATAGTTCGGCTTGGATTTGTATTGGTCATACGGAGCAACCGAACAGTTGGCATGACCTTGGCTCTGTTAACCTACAGGATACCGAGTTCAAGCGTAAGTGGTACGCACTTCTTGCCACGGGCAAGGAAAGAGTTGACGCATTGAATTCCCAACCGCTCGATGGTGAGCTACTTTGTGCAGAGTGTGGGGACCCGGCGCTACCCGGTGACTTTCTCTGCCAGGAACACAGAACTTAGGGACGGGCGGATACCCCGTGTCAAGAGGCGGCGGGTATTGAACCCGTGTCAGTTGTACGTGTGGCGAGCGTACCTCCCCTAATAGGGAGTGGCCCAAAGCGACAAATGAACGTCCCTACATGGCGCGTTAGTATAGTGGCCTAATACGCCGCCCTCTCAAGGCGGTAACACGGGTTCGATTCCCGTACGCGCTACTTGCATTTCCCCTGACGCCCTGGTATCCTGGGGCCATGCAACAGATCGACGGACAGTTTAGGATGAAGCTATGGGGCATCCCATTCTTCTTTGTCGCTAAGACAATTCTCGATGCAGAGACACAAGGGAAGGTGTATACCTTTCATATTGGTCCTGTTGTCATCGGATGGACGTGGCCTTGGTGATTGTCAGAAGCGCATACCCACTCAAGACCTTCGCCACCTTGGACGAAGCCGAGAAGTACGCGGCTAAGATTAGCAAGGGCGCTGGAAGGCACGCTGACTCTGAGTTGGAGATTCATTACAACTCTAAGGTCCGACCCGAAACTCCTATGGGTACCGGGAAGAAGATGATGGTAAAGATTCCTGATAAGGATGAGGAAGAACCCGTCGCTAAGCCTTGGGCTGTAATGGTACTCAACGAAGGTGTTCCGCCTGGTGCTAAGCCCTGTGCTGAGTGTGAGTCCCCGTTCTTTGGGGACGATTACCTTTGCCCGGAGTGCCGCGATGCAGGTTGATTGGTACAAGGCCAAGACTGTTCAGAAGGGGCGTGATCTACACTCTCCTGATGAAGTAGTCGCGCGGTTGAAAGAGATTCGTGACAATCCTAAGAGCAGCTATCACAAGGCGCTCAAAGAGGGTAGGCTGACGGTTCTCTACCATCATCAGAAGCATCGCCCGCGCTATCAGATCCAAGAGGTGGAGGTATTGGCTCCACCCGTAGGTAATGCTACTTGTGGTGAGTGTGTTGAGACATACTTCACGCTCGATGACGACTATCTCTGCCCTAAGTGTAGGGAGGATACCGAAACGTAAGAAAGGGGGAAGGTTTGAGTCGCGCAAGGCACATCGGCATCGGCTGTGATAGTCCATGCCTCAATCCGCATCACTGGTTTGAGATAAACCAGAGCCATCAGAAGGCTACGGATGAACAGCTTGAATTGCTGGCGTCCGTTGAGAATGTGGACCTAGAAGATTTGCTTGAGGCTGGCATTAAGCAGGCTGAATGTCTTAAGCGACTCAGGGAAGCGCTTGGTCAGATTCCCGAGATACCTGACCTCATACGCAGGCGCAGGGATAAGTTCAGAGAGCAGAGAAGAGTTGCTCCACCCTGTAGACTTTGTGGTAAGGAAGGCGACAGTACCAAGCACCACTTTGTCAACCGTTGGATTCTGCGAGAGCTAGATTCCTACGAGAGAGTGTGGTCTAACCGCAAGGAAAACTGCATCCCTGTTTGCATAGACTGTCACCGTGACCTTCACGACAGAAATGGTACACCCAAATCTATCGTTCATTTGCTCACGGAACAGGAAAAGGCGTTTGCTGACCGTGCCCTAACGGCACTGTCCGAGCAGCGTCCCAAGCTACTCATACTAATCGGTCGTGGGTCTAGCTCAGTCTATGAAGCTAGGCTTGTCAAAGACTGGATGGAGGGTAAGTTTGAACCCGCTGAGTCGAGCGTTGCCCACGAAGTATCAATGGCTCTCGCGGCGCTTGCGTAAAGAGCGCCATTCTCTTATGTCTGTTGGGCGGAAGATATACCTACCCAACAATGGGTATTGGGTAGATACTGGATGGGGTACCATCACAAGAGTAGATGAATCTACGGTTTGGTATCGCATGGATGAGCATAGTTATGATGGTGACTACCATAACAGCCCGCAGGAATTAGTAAACAATGGTGCTGTCATTGCACCTGAACGTGCCCTCGTAGCTCAGTGGATAGAGCGTCGGTCTACGGAACCGAGTGCGTAGGTTCGATTCCTACCGGGGGTATGCCCCTATGGTGTATTGGATAGCGCGTGTGACTTCGGATCACAAGGGATGGGTTCGATTCCTATTAGGGGCGTTGCGGCTATGATGTAACGGTAACCTACTTGCTTGCCATGCAAGATTTGCGGGTTCGATTCCCGCTAGCCGCTTTATCCGTGCCCTCCTGTATGCTAATAGCATGAAGGGAGGATCATGGACCTATTACTATTGCTACTTCTAATCCTAGTTGTCCTAGCAGTCGTTGGTGGTTTTGTTTTCACCAAGCTGATTTGGATTCTAGTTGTTGTGCTGTTGGTTGTTCTACTGTTTAGTTACTTCGGCGGCGGCACTGATGGCCGTTGGGGACGACGCTGGTAGGAGGCGATAATATGTTTATTGGTGGACGATAAACATTAAGTGTGAATGATTACGACCATGCGCGGTAGAAATATCGAGGAAGGTCGGGACATTGCGTGAGCCATATCCCCTGGAAGGGATACGAGCGCGGGTAAAAATGGAGGGAGCCTTAGCGACAGGCGGTCGCCTACCGCCACAACAAATAGGTGCGGGCGCTTGTACCTCTGCCGTCAGCGAAGCGATGCAATCTCAAGCCGGGGAAGGGCATCCCCTAGGTGGAGAGCATAGATGGATGCATGGATAGAACAGAATCCCGCCTACTGTTTTCATTCACAACTCAATGTAATATGTATGAAGAAGGTACATAACTGGTTAGCTGACTCACAGCATGCCATGAGATTGCACGGCTGGTTTGCTATCTTCTGGCTGATAGTTTCTATACCATTAGCCTTAGCTTTTGGTGACCAAGTTCTCTTTGTTACCTGGCTATCATTGTATGCTATTGTTGTGGCTCACTGGTCAAGCTGGCAGTCGTCACGTACTGAGGCAGCGCAGGACAAGGCTGATAAGGAACTTCGTGAAATGGTTCTGCGTCTACGCAGGATGGATAACGAAGAACCTTCTAACCCTGAGCCTGGCTACGCCGATGGGGAATAGTGTAACGGCAGCACATGAGTCTTTGGAACTCAGCGTCTAGGTTCGAATCCTAGTTCCCCAGTTTTTCATTTCCATGCTGGTGGGTAAGTTTATGGAATGGCTTACCTTAATGGCAGACTACCCGGCGTTGCTCTAGGCGACATTGCCGGTGGCCGTCTACGAAAGGACGCGGCAAAGGCATGGAACGCAATGAACGCGGAGAGTGTTCGTAAGTATGGGGTTACTCTTCGACCAACTGGCGGTATGTCCTCGTACCGGACGTACGCACAGCAGCAATACCTATGGAATTTGTGGCGGTCAGGACGTGGTAATCTCGCTGCCCACCCAGGTACTTCAAATCACGGATGGGGGCTGGCGGTCGATCTTGCTACACCGCAAATGCGTCACATCGTGGATCAGATCGGAGCCAAGTACGGTTTTGCGAAACGATGGTCAGATGCTCCTAGTGAGTGGTGGCATATTAAATGGAAGCCCGGTAGCTACCCGGCTGTCAAGGATGCCAACGTAGACCCTGTACTCAAGTATAAGTCCAAGGGTCCATCGGTTGTCCGGCTCAAGAAACTTCTGTATGATAATGGCATCCGAGATTTCTCAACCGGTGCCACTGGTAAGCCGAACAGCAACCGATACAATCCATTCTTTGGAAAGAATACTGAGCGAGCAGTCAAGGCGTTCCAGCGGGCACATAATCTACCCGCAGATGGAACAGTTGGGGCGCGCACATGGGCAGCGCTCCACTAGCTGCCGTCCTAGCTCAATTGGCAGAGCGCCTGCCTTGTAAGCAGGGGGTTAGGGGTTCAAGTCCCCTGGACGGCTTGATATGGTAGACCCGACTACGCAATTGTGGCGGGATTATTACGCTCAGGCTGCACGCAAAGCGGAACAGACGTTGTTGAATAAATACGGGGTAGCATGTCCTGAGTGCGGTGAACCTGTACTCTTACCATGGGATGACTACCTATGCTCAGACTGTCGAAGAACAGCCTTGACAAGATGGGCCATGCCTGGCATAATTGAGCCAGTCAACGCGGGGGATTAGTGCTAACGGGAACATGCCTGCCTTGCACGCAGGAGTTGAGGGTTCGATTCCCTCATCCTCCATATGCCACAACAGAAACCACTACAGGGAGCGAAGCGTAAGTGGCGGAAAGGACGTTATCTCAAAGGATACAAGCGATGGGTGGGCGTCCACCAACAGACCCGCCAATTAGCAGCGCGGAGTGCGAGGCGATCATCAAGCATCTTCTTGAATGCTACGAATGTCAAGGCTACGCCCGACGAGAATGTCAAGAGGATGGTGGCTTCCAATCGCTGCGGGAATGGTTGCGGACGCCGAGCAGCCATGGATGATTACCTTTGCTGGACCTGTCGTAACATGCACTCGTAGTTAAATGGTATAACCCCTGCCTTCCAAGCAGAGATTGAGGGTTCGATTCCCTTCGGGTGCTTAATACGTATGATACCTGTGACAACAGCGCGCACATGCGATGCGCATATGTTCCATAGGCCCAAACCTATAGCCCAAGAGCTACATCATGTAGTGCCTCAAGCGTGGCAGAAGTTCTGGCGACCTGACACCGGCATAGGTTTGTGGCATCCCGAGACTGTACCGCTCTGTCCTACTGGACACCGTAACGTTCACCATTATATCGTGGCGAAGATGCAGGCGGTAGCAAGCAAGGATCATATCAGGATTCCGAATAATAAAGAAGCACAGATAGCTCAGCTAGCGTTGACTATCTGGATCGAAGCTGGCGGTAGCCTAATGGATTTAGTTCGGGCTGGTCAGTGGGGTCAAGCATAGGGGTCGTAGCTCAGTCGGTTAGAGCGCCTGCCTGTCACGCAGGAGGTCGCGGGTTCAAGTCCCGTCGATCCCGTAGGCATTGGGACCGTGCCTCAAGAGGATGAATAACTCAGGTCCCTCCTGGCTCCGTAGCCAAGTGGTTAAGGCAGAGGTTTCATAAGCCTCCATGCGTAGGTTCAATTCCTACCGGAGCTATAATCTATGTGGCTGACATAGAACATACCCAAAGTGGTGCGACCCATGAGTCACCGTTACAGTGTGGAGATTTAGTCCTCACTCACGGTGACTATTTCTTTTCTAAACTGATTCGGTTCGGTCAAAAACTCAGGTACCCAGCCAAGTATGCTGCATGGAATCATGCTGCGTTGGTACTTAATGAGCAAGGTGACTTAGCCGAGGCCCTAGGTGATGGAGTCGTGCGTACTCATATCTCCAAGTATAAATGGAAAGAGTATACCTTAGTTCACGTTGACGTGGACCCGCATGACCAGACCCAGGTGCTAGCCTTTGCAGAGAATGTTCTAGCTGCAAAGTATAGGTATGGCTGGCGTACCATCGTCAGTTTATTCTTCAACCTCGCCTTGAATAGAAAGTACGTGACGGTGAAATATGCCACGTCTATCTGTTCGGGATTTTATTCGGATGCGCTGACCCGAGGGCGGTTCATCTGGCCTGTTCCACCGGCAGCGATGAAGCCTGCCGACCTTGCTCAGATTTTTGACGCTCCTGCCTGGACCAAATAAAGTGGTGCGACCCGACCTATAACAGATGTTATGGGGATTATGCAAACACCGCCCACTTCTACCAAGTATAGTTTTAAGAAGGGCGACATTCATCAGGGAGTATGGGCTGTCCAGCGGGGCCTCAATTCTCTAGACTGGTTGAACGCTCCGCTAGGAGAGGATGGAACCTTTGGTGAAGGTACTGACGCCGCAGTCAAACTGTGGCAGGAAGCTGTAGGTCTGTCGGCTGATGGAATATTCGGTCCTCAAAGTCAAGCACGTTTCCTCCGGTCTTGTATTGTACGTACCGACGCCGGAACTAAAGTTCCTAAGGGACTGGTTGAAGGGATCTGCCAGGGAGAGTCAGGTAATTACATTGCGGCAGTCAATGTATCAGTGGCGGGCGGTACCGACTGTGGTTTTACTCAAAGGAGAGTATACGAACCCTACGAGGAACCAGCCGTGCAGCGTGCTTTTGACTCTCTGTATCAAGTGAACCTCTTGGTCAACAGTCTTTACAATCGTTACAATGTCTACCTAGCCAAGTCGGCAGTAGCTCAGAGGTCAGACAAGACAGAGTATGCTTGGCGACTTGCCACTCTGTATCATAACTGGCCGTATGGTGCTGACCGACTAGCGTCGGGGAATGCATTGTCAAGCCAGACTGCTAATTGGGCACCGGCCTCTGTTCCTGATTGGGCTAAGACCTTCGCAGGTTGGGCAAAGTATTATGCAATGGGTTCCCGCGCTCATGATTGGGCGGGACTCATGACGCAGCAGGCGTTTGGCGTACCGGTTGACGGCTAGGCTCTGGCCTGCTACAGTTGTGCTAGCAGAAGATGGTGTGTGTCCTGTGAGGTCGTGCCTACGCTATAGAGAGGCACGTAAATCCTGGGGCTTCGCCACGCCCGCCGAGGGTGCCCGGTTGAGTTGCTAGGCCGAGAGGTCGCGGTTAGAATCCGTCACACATAGCAATCGAATAAGGTACCGAGAGGCCCGCCATGAGCGGGCCTTCTTCTTTTACCCATGGTTCGCGGTGGTAAAAGGCGATGGCATTTGTAAGCCCCCGCATGTCGTTAAAAGTCTGGAACTCTCCGTCCGACCCCTACGACCACGAACAATTAGCAGATAATTTCCTCAAGTTGGATATCCATGACCACTCTGCGGGTCGTGGCGCTCAGGTTGGCGCAGCGGGTATCCAGAATGGCGCAATCACTGGCACTCACATTGCCCCGGCAACTATTGGCGCTTCACATTTTTCTACCGGCGCTATCACTTCCGCAGTTCTAGGCACGGGTACTGTCCAGGCTTCTAACCTAGCGGTTGGAGCAGACCCTACAGGTCTTTTCACTTCGCCTCGTATTCTACGAAGCGTAATGACTACAATGCCAGCAGCCGTAGCGGCTGGTGCTTACGCTATGGAAACAAGTAACCCGACTGCGGCGGCGGGTACGTTAGGTACCGCATGGCCTGGCGCTGCAACCTATTGGGATTGGTCAGACTATACCATCACAGGCAAGGCGACAAACATTCGCCTTCGTTATTCAATGCATAACGGCACGGCGCAGACGATGACCGTAACCGTAGGATTATATGCGGTGACTTCAACCAGCGCTACTGCTACGATTGGTTCCACTATTTGCTCTGGTGTGATGACTAACCCCGGCACAGGATATACCACCGGCGTAACTAATGAGGTAGCGGTGCCAGCTACGGGCACCTACGTGATACAGGTTACTACCAGCGCCGCGATAGCCACAAGCACAGCGACCGTCAAGGCACAGATGCAGTTGAGGTACGCATAATGATAACCACCAATCGAATGCAACTCAAGGTCTGGAATGATCTTGACGATCAGTATAACCACACAGACCTAGCCGCCAACTGGCAGAGGATTGACGACCACGATCATACGAATTCGTGGGGCAAGCAAATTCCCAACGGGGGTATTGAGAGTAACGCTATCTCCCAGGATAAGATTCAGGACTTCGCGGTTGGCACTAACGAGATTCAAGATGGCGCGGTTACTCATGGGAAGCTAGCTTCCAATGCCGTTGACTCGTCTAACATAGCTGACGGCTCTGTTCAGGGCATAGATATTGGCGCTCAGCAGATCGGCATTGGTCACATGACCTTGGCTGCGCTCGCTGCTATTCTCCCTTTGGGTACTATCATCCCTTGGTTCCGCCCCGCCGCTAACTTTGACGCGGGTAATGGGGCAGGACTTGCGCCTAAAGGTTGGGCAATTTGTGACGGTTCTGTAGTTGCATCGGTCAACCATGATTGGGGGACGGGTGGCAACGTCACCATCCCAGACCTTCGCAACCGATTTATTCTTGGTGCTGCTACGAGCGGCACGGGTCTTGGCGTAGCCACCCCGCCACCGGAGTCTGTAAATGGCACGGCTTCTATCGGTGGAGCGCACACTAGGAACATGCAGCACACGCATCCCGTTCCTTCCCACACGCACACTGCTAACGCTCACATTCATGGGACTGTGGCGCACGCGCACACTGTGCCTAACCATGCTCACCCTATCCAGGGCGACGATGCTCACAACCATCAGCTACGTACCCGTGGAGTATGGGTACTCGATGGACCGCAGGCTGTCGTGTCTGAAATGATGGTGCAGGCCGCATACGTCAGTGATGTGAACGCAGGCGGTGGTGACCTTGGTGTGCCTGGTATCCCTGCGCACAGCCACGGTGGAGCCACGCTAGGATCGGGAGCATTTGGTACAGACGCTCAAGCCCCTAACACTGGCACGCAGTCAGACGCAGGCATGAGTTCTGTAGCATTGACAACGAGCAATAACGATACGACTCTAGGAGCAGACCTGCGCCCAGCTTACGTGGGCCTCCTGTATATTATCAAGGTCCAGCATCCTAGGCCCTAGCTATGGCAACTAACACCGCCAAGATGGGACTCCGGGTTTGGAACGATCCCAATGACCACTTTGTTTACACTGAGTTAGCAAACAATTGGTCACTGATTGATGCGCATAATCATAATGGATCGAATAGCCAGACCCTTGCAGCTAACTCCGTTGACTCGACACAGATAGTCAACAACGCTGTTACCACCACGAAAATTCAGGATGGCACGGTCACTTTGCCTAAGTTGGGCACGGGTGCTGGTAAGTATACATCGGGACTACTTAGTGCGCGTCCTGCCCAGCCGCAGGCAATTGGTGTGCATTATTGGGCCACTGATATGTTGCAGATGTTTGTATCAGATGGTGCTGTGTGGCGTGAACAACCTAGCGGTGCCCAGCGTGGCATGTCAATCATTGATACGGCTGAGAGTATCACTAACGCATCATTTGTTACAGCCACAACCGTGGATCAGGTGACGGGCCTCGTTGCTCCCACTGCTAACTCGCTTTTGCACATTGCATTCTCGGTTCGCATGCGGTCGATCACAACGCTTTCCATTGGTGGCATTCAGTTGACCCTCAATGGTACACCGATCCAAGATGTGAATACCAACGGTTTATTCATGAGTATCACGACTGGTCTAGCCACATCAACTACTGCCGACGACCGTATCGTCAGCGCGGCAGAGACAACTCCGGGCATACGTAACGCCGGTCTTACCAATGGTGGTACATCTGACTTGACTGTTAATCATGCAGTAGGTGATTGGGTTCTCGTTCGTGTACAGCCTGGAACTTATGCGGTTGGTTTACGTTACACATCGAATGGCGCTGGTAACACAGTGTCGGTGCGTAACCGTCGTCTATGGGCAAAGATTGAAGCTTTCTAATGGCAACTAATACAACCAAGATGGGCCTTCGGGTCTGGAATGATCCCAGCGATCATTTTGTTTACACAGAGCTAGCTAATAACTGGTCGCTGATTGATGCTCACAATCACGACGGAGCTAACAGTCAGGCGCTCGCTGCCAATTCAGTTGGCGCGACACAGATAGTTAGTAACGCTGTCACTAACCCTAAGATTCAGGACAATGCAGTCACCACCACCAAGATTCAGGACGCCGCTGTTACCTCAGCCAAGCTGAACTTTGGTCCAGCCCGTTACACGCAAGGCGCGCTCGCTGCACGACCGGCACAGCCATACACAGCCGGTGCGTATTACTATGCCACCGATACGTTCACGCTATACCTGTCTGACGGAACAGCTTGGCAGCAGATAAATGTTAGCCCTCCACGCGCATCACTTTACTCAAGCCAAGGTTCATCGGGTCAGGCTATTACTACTGGTGTGGACACGGCTGTAACGTGGACGGCCCGCGCCTTAGGTGGAGGTACTGGTACCGTTGGATTCACCGTTACAGGTACTACTGATATCACCCCTAGTGTGGACGGTAACTATAGTGTGGCGATATCTGTAGTTTGGAAAACTGCTCTTGGTAGCTGGACGGCTGGTACATATCGTGATATGCGGCTAGAGCGAACTACTATTGACTCAACCATTGGTTATAATCCTATCCACTTGGAGCGCTCAGACGCCCCTCCATCAGCTACTGTTACTAACAATAGGATTCTGACTGGCATCGCACGGCTTGTCGCTGGACAGTCGTATCGTGTTATGGTGAGGCACGATGCCGGTTCAACGATCAACCTTCAAGGTCCATCTGTTTCCGATATCAACCGCACGTACGAGTATTACACCAACCTTTACATGGTCTGGATTTCTCCGACCTAATAAAACCGTGTCCCTCCGTTCCTGAATAGGTGATCCAAGGTGCGTGCCCCTGCGACGGAGCGTACCGCGTCAAAACCTAAGAGGAATACAGATCATGACAGAGCTAGTAAAAATTCGTGGACTCTCACGTCGAGGCGTCCGCGTAGGAAATGGTATGGTAACCAGCACGGCGAACCGCGTAGTCGATCTTGACAACGTTGCCTCTCGCCAGGCTCTTACTCACCACTCAGCAATCGGACAGTTTGTTACAGTCGGTGACATTCCTGCCGCTGTAGCATCCGGCGTAGTCTCAACGAACGGAACCACAATCACGGTCACCACGTCAGCCGGAACTCTACTCCGTGAGGATGGCGGTACTGTAACGGTGGCCGCAGCAAACAACCAGGCATTGGCATCGGCCCCGGACGGTACGAACCCTCGTATTGACCTAGTGGTTGTAAACAATGGTACTGGTGCAGTCTCCCAGGTCGCAGGCACGGCAGCAGCTACGCCGTTGCCAGCCCGACCTACTGGTGACGTTACAGTAATTGCTCAGGTCCGCGTAGCAGCAGCAGCCGCTACGGCAGCGGGCATTGTGATTACTGATGTAGCACCACGACTAGTATAAGGAAACATATTATGACCACCCTATGAGAAGGGGGTGATCCGATATCTGCCTGAGGCCCGCCATTTTGGCGGGCTTCTTGCTTGTAATGAATGCCATGCCCCATGTCATCAAACCCTCAGCGATCCTCAGAGTCTCCCGCTCACGCTGTAAGCTACAACTTTGGAAGCGACCGGCGGGCGGCATTGAATTCAAAAGATACCAGACCTATGACGTAGCAGTAGGTCAACCAGACTTCCCTACCCCATTAGGCATGTGGCTTATCCATGTGAAGGTGGAGAACCCGGCATGGAAGATGCCGGACTCAGCCTGGGTGGCGGACGAGAACAAGGGCAAGATTATTCCGGGCGGTGACCCGGCCAATCCTTTGAAGGCTCGTTGGATGGGGATTACTAACGACGGTGTAGGCATTCATGGCACCGACAACATCACAAGCATCGGGACTCATGCATCCCATGGCTGTATCCGCATGAGCATCACCGATGTAATAGAACTGTACGATTTGGTACCCTTGTGGTCACCCATTCACATCTACGCATAGGAGAAAGTTATGTCGATGGAACCAGGCAAAGACTTTGCCCACTCAGCGAGCGACCTCACTGACGCAGAGATTTCTAGATTCTTTAAGGTAGTCGAGGAAGTTCGTGTCAAATACGCGGGACGCAAAAACTCGGTAGAGAATCTAGAAAGCCTAAGGGATGAAACTCTTACACGCCTCATGGATATTGGCATTCTCGCTACGATGGACCCGTCACCGTGTTTTTACGGTGAGCCACCTGTCATCGAAGTCGTTGGCAAAGTCCAGGGCGACTCGTTACATAAGCACGGGTTCGATCATGAGCAGAAGGGCTGGGAAGTAAACAAGGCCAACGAAAGAAACGAACAGTGGCTTGGTCAGAAGGAGCCATTGAACAAAAGGAAAGACGACAAGGGAAAATAATTTTCCTTGTAGATTTTATTATAATAAAGATTATAAACAATGGACTTCTTCGATGAGATAACACGCGGCTTGGCTACTCGCAAGGTATCCATCGAAGAATACTGCGAGTCCGATCAGTATTGTGGCAAGCGTCTGTATCCTCGCCAGCTTGTACTACTCAAGCTGATGTTCCTTGAGGAACTGACCGGGCCAGAGGAAGATATCCTTGACCACTGGATCAGAGGTGGCCGCGATGGTAGAGAAATAGTTATCTCTCCCAAGATCAGGGAGCGCGTAGAGTATCTACGCACGGCAGGCTACTCACACTTCCGTGAGTGCGTGTTAGTAGGAGGACGACGTTCCTCTAAGGGATTCATCACCGGCTTGGCACTAGCCAAGAAGATGTATGACACTTTACAGTTACAGGATCCTGGTCTGTACTACAACATTGACCCGGACAAGGAAATCTATTTCTCTTGTCTCGCCTCGGCTCAGGACCAGGCTAAGAAGTATCAGTACGCCGACTTCTCTTCAACCGTTGCAAGGTGTGAGGCCATGCAACAGAACATCACTAAGATTCAGGAGCTAGAGTTTTCTGTAGCAACTGAGGCTGACAAACAGCGCATGAATAGGTGGAAGCGTCAAGGTGGCCGGGTAGGTCGTGACATTTCCAAGCTACGTGGGGTAGCCCTCGCAGCCAATGCTGCAACGCTTCGTGGTTCTGCCACCATTGCCATTTGCTTTGACGAGATGGCACACATGCAACAGGAAGGTGAAAGTGCTGCCACTGCTGCGTCTGTCTATGACGCAGCCATACCAGCGCTGGCTCAGTTTGGTAAAGATGCCATGATCTTTTGTAACTCTTCCCCGTATACCAAGATCGGGAAGTTCTACGAGAGATATGAGGACGGTCTGAAACTAACAGAGGATGGTAAGGTAGTTGCGCCATTCATGTTCACCTTCCAGTTCCCTTCGTGGGCATTGTTTGAAGGCTACCAGGGCCACCGCTCACAATATCACAAGGGCGTGCCGCTGCGCAAGGCCATCACGCAGTCCCCAGATTGGGACCCGATGGAGAAAAAGGGTGACGACTACTATTACTCTGCCGATGACCGCGATGGTATTATAATTGAGCGTGACACTGAGCGCCAGGATCCTGAGTCGTACAAGGTAGAGCGCCGTGGTCAGTTCGCAGAAATTATTGACGCCTTCCTCCGTCCTGAAATGGTGGACCGTGCGTACCAGGGCGTGCCAATGCGGGATGGCAGTACCGTCAGCCTCCGTACCAACTGGTCTTACCCATCATTCAAGTTCCAGTACAAGGCGCACCTTGATCCGTCGTCTACGACTGCGGGGTTCGGATTTGCGCTCGGCCACGTCGAAGAATTAGAGGACACGCAAGGCCAACTGCGCGAGCATGTAGTCTTTGACATTGTGAAGCGCTGGCAGCCAGAGCAATTCCCCGACCGGGTTATTGATTGGGAGGTTGTACTTGATGAGGTCGTAAAGTATATCAATATCTTCCAACCATATGAGGTAACCTTTGACCAGTTCCAATCCGGTGCCCCAATCTCCTTCCTCAATACGTACCTTAGGAAGAATAACATGGGCAATATCCGTGTGTATGAAAAGACCGCTACGTCACAGTACAATTGGAATAGGGCTGAAGTATTCCGAACAGCATTATACCAAGGTCTGGTACATATACCGAATGATACTAGTGATGCTGAATGGTCTAACCGTGAGCTTAAGCATCTTCAACAGGTGAACACAGCCGGTAGGTTCCCTCGCGTTGACCGTCAGGAGATTGGTCCTGTTACTACAAAGGACATGGCTGATTGTCTGATGGAAGTGACGGAAGCATTGATCGGTAATGTCATTGCTAAGCAGGCCAGGAATTCATTGGGTGAATTGTCCCCAGCGTTCGGTGCTGAGGGTGGTTACCAAATCGGGGGGCGCAATGACCAGGCCATGTCTACCTTCTATAATGGTGTGGCTAAGAAGCCTTCATTGAATACCTTCCGTGAACAAAAGAAAAATGCAGACCCACTCGGTAGGCCGTCACAAAGGGTAAGGGAACAGCTTGATAGTCTTACGGCATCACGTTCAGGCAGTTGGAATACCCGTAGTAGACGTGGCAGGCCAGGCCGAGGTTACTAAGGCTTGAAAATACTACAGAGCAAGTAGTGTAATCGTTGAGAACTATGCCTGCTACACCTACATTCGTATTTGACGACGACGGCAAGGCTTACGCTTACGTTGGAGGTAAGATCGTTGCATCTGCTGACGACGCTGATGAGCTAGAGCGTAAGCTAGCTGAATTCCCATTCAAAAAGAATGAGGATGATGACGACGAGGAAAAGAAGGACGACGAGCAGGAGAAGGAAGCGAGTTACGCTTCTGCTACCCACGTTGTCACTCCTAATGGCCTAAGGGGTACCATCCTTGGCAAGCAGAAGGGACTTTGGGGCGACCAAGTAACCATCCGCTTAGAGAATGGTAGGATCACACGCTTTGATGTGACCCCGGACGAGAAATTTGAATGGCTCAATGAAAAGAGGGTCGCGTCCTCTCCGCTTGCAGCGTTAGAGGAAAGGTTGAACGCTCCCATTGAGGATCAGTCACGTTCAGGTCTTGTAGCAAGGGTAAAGGAACTAAAGGCTATCAAGCATGAGGCAGCCCAGGTTCTAAGGAATTCATCCTACTCGGATGAGACAACTGTCGGTAACATCATGGTCTTTGCTGACCACGAACTCCGCGAGATTACTGACGCGCTTGCCGCCCTTGAGGATGCGGAGCCTTATGCTCCACCCGCTCCCTTTGAAACAAATGTGGTTGAGCAGGAGAGCATGGGCGGCGGCGACTCGACTTGGCTGGATCATATCCACGAACAAATGGTTAACGAGAATGAGGCTCAAGATTTTGACAAACTTATGGAAGAGGGTCCCGATCTTCTTATCGCTGATCTTGAAACTCCGGCTTTGGAAGATGCTGTGGGCGTTGAAGAAACCGCTAACGGCTTTGTTAGTTCGCATACTGCTGGCTTGGATGGTGAAGCGGTCGTTCAGTTCCGCAAGGAATTTGTTCAGCGCGTTCGTCAAGCGCGTACTGCGGCGCTAAAGGAACGGTACCAAGAGTCGGAGCGCGTGGCTAAGGAAGCCAGTACACAAGAAACTTATCCAGATGAAGGACTGTTCCTATAATGAGTGGGCTATTTGAATCACTAGCCTTTGATGAGGAAGTACATCGGGTCGCAGCACGCAAGGCCCTAGCTTTGGCTCGCGCGAGGGCCACTAAAAGGTTCGCACAATTCCTGGCGAATGGGAATCATGATGAACGACTCGCGCTGGTAGCGGGGGACTTGACAGAGACAGTCAAGCAGGCGTGCGCTGATGTATACTATGATGATTGGGAGTCAGTCTTAGCCTCAGTCAAGCAGCACCTTGGCTTCACCGTAGAGGCGCGCAAGCCTAAGATGTGTCCTGTTCACCGTGAGATTACGGACATTTCTCTACAGCAGGGTGATCCTCAGGCTGGCTTCGCTGCCATGGCTCAGCATATGTTCAGCGAAAACTCATGCCGTGGTGCATGGGAGGGTGGTCGCTGTAACTTCAAGCCTGAAATGACTACTCAATCTTATTGGGATACCAAGGCAGAGAAAGCAGAGGAACGTCGCCTAGAGCGCGAGCGTATGCGCGCAGAGAATGAGCATGATTGGGACAACGAGGGTGGTGGACAGCCTCACCCTGACGCTGAGCCTGAACCTGTTACCGATCCTGTTGCTACTCCGGATGATATTCAGGTGCCTGAGCCTGACGCACCCATCGAGACTGACCTCTACACTGATAGTGATTGGGCAATGGCCGGTGACGCTGAGCGTGATATGGTCATGGCTCGCACAGGTGAAGCACTAAAGACTGTTGATGTAGACCAGGGTGGTGCGGGGCCATCACCTAAAATGGATAAGAAGAAGTGGACCCCTGAAAACGTACGTTTTTTAGACGTTGAAATGAGTGGGTCGCCTCACCCTACGAGGCATCAGGATATCGCAGAGCCAGCGGCGTACAAGAGTAGCGATCCCGGTGATGACGATGGTCGCCTTGAGCAGACCCGGGCAGTCACCGAGACACAGGACGTAGAGAAAGACTCTAATCCTACTGATGGCGGCGGCGCACACACTGAGACATTCGGTGGTGGTGGTAGGTCAGCCGTGTCTGCTACCCAAGTGAACCCTCGGACCATGCACCCCGGTTCTATTCTACCGCTCTCTCAAATTGAGCAGAACATTCCTGGCCTGTCAGTAAATGGCATGCCCTTTGCACAGTTTGAGCAGTCATGGCCTCAGTATATTGGTCAGCCTCTTTCAGTAGAGCATGCTACTAACCCACAGATGGAACAGGTCGCTGCCCAATGTCTAGAGCAGGCAAGTGGTAGTCCGCTCCGTGATTTCATGGCGATCAAGGCGCACAATAAGGGTAAGCATGAGGGCATGATGATGGATGATGGTCGTCCCGGTAAGAAGGGCTGCCCGCTATGTGAACAGGGCCAAGTAGGACAGGGCGCTGGCGCAGGACCACCGCAGACTCAGGTACCGGGGCCTGGTGGCATGGAGTCACCGGTAGACCCGAACCGTATGTCGGCCACCGATCCTGACAAGAATCCTATCACTGAGTTCTTGACTGATGAACAAGAGGCACAAGCACTAGCGGAATGGAGGGATTCATAATGCCTTGCCCTTGCAATGGTGACTGCGTTTGCGGTAAGTAAACCGTCCGCTCCTGTATAGTAACAGGTGTGGATACTAGCAAGCTAGACCGTCAGGTTGAGAACCTGGCAAAACGAGGGGTGACGCTACCACGTCACCCTTTGCGCAAGCAGGAGTACGCAAATGAAATGCATCGCATGGCGCGTACTCCCGGTGATCTAAGAGCGACATTAACTGGCGCTGTTAACTTAGACTCGCCCAACGCTGCGACACTCAAACAACTTGATGATAATAACGCACTGGCTCGTCGCATGAGGACGAGTCGGTTGAGTAGTGCGGGTGGCTCTGATACATGGGCTGCCATCCCTCGGTTCTATGACCCGATGGAGTATTGGGACCTGTCTGGTTTGCCGTGGAACATGGCAGACGAAAACCACAGGCGTAAACTACACAAGTGGCTCCGTCTTTTCTATGCAACACATTACCTTGTCCCTATTCTCATTGACATTTTCACTCGTTTCCCTCTTGTTGGAATGGAGTTGTACTCAAAGGACCAGAAGCTTGCAGACTTTTATGAGTCTCTGTTCTTTGACAAGCTGGACTACCCTAACTTCCTTGTATCCCTTGGACGAGAGTTCTGGACAGTCGGGGAAGCCTTTTCTCTTGGTTCCTTTGACGAGGACTTAGGAGTATGGGAGCGCGAGGAACTTCTAAACCCTGAGGAAATAGTTATCAAGAACTTCCCTCTCTTGGGTGAAAAGCAGATGCTCATGGTACCGCCAGAGTATCTAAAGAAGTTGGCTCAAGAAAAGTCTCCTGCGAAAGAGTACAGGATGCTGGAACTTAATTTCCCTGAGTTGATTCCTTACCTCCGACGCAATGAACATATCCCTATCTCTGGCGTGCTTCTAAAGCAGATCGCCAACAAGATTACAGATTGGGATGACCACGGTACGCCTATCCTCCTGCGAGGATTGCGTACCCTTATGCATGAGGAAAAGTTGATGGCATCACAGGATGCTATCGCTGAACGTCTTTACTCTCCGTTCATTCTTGCCAAGCTAGGTATCCAAGACCTAGGTGACGGCGAGCCACCGTGGGTACCGACACCAGATCAGATGGAAATGGTGCGTGACGATATTGATATCGCATTGTCCTCTGACTTCCGCCTCATGGTACACCACTTTGGACTAGACATTGAAAATGTATTCGGACGAGAGCAAATGCCCCGACTTGGGGACGACTTCGACAGAATTGAACGTCGTATCATGCAGATTTTCGGAGTCAATCCAAGCCTGTTATCAGCAGGGGCAACTACGCAGCCTTATGCTAGCTCCGCACTCCAAGCAGAGTTCCTTAACCAAATCCTCCGCACCTTCCAAGATTATCTTAAGGCACATTTCGAGAGCCGCGCTCTTGTCGTGGCTGAGGCCCAGGAACATTACGACTACGAGATGCGAGGCTCTACCAAGGTGCCACTGTACGAGGAAGTCGTTATCTATGATCCAGACGGAAACAAACGGATTGAAACGCGCCCCAAGCTGCTTATACCTGAGCTATCTTTCCAGACTCTTGACCTAAGGGACGAGGCTACGGAACGTCAGTTCATGCAGGCTCTACGTGCCATGGGTGTACCTATCTCAGACCGTAGGCTTATGGTTGGTGTCAACTTTGATGTTGAGGATGAGATTGAGGACACCAACGAGGAACTTGTAAAGAAAACTGTCCGTCAGCAGGAGGCCAAGATGAAAACTTACACCATTCTGCGCGAGCGTAACCTACCCATCCCACCAGACCTCAAGGCTGAGGTTGAGTCCGTTCTGCAACAGCCCGGTACGCCGGGAGTATTGCCACCGGCAGCAACAGGTATGGCAGGGCAGGACCCAGGCGCAGGAGGCCCACCAGCAGGACCGGGTGGCCCAGGTGAGAGTATCGTCATGCCAACGCCACCGGCAGGGATGATGGGACCAGGCGGTATCGGTAATGATATGAGTATGGGCGGGGCACCTGCGGCCACGCCTCAAGGTGCGATGGGGCCAGGTGGAGGTATGACAGCACCGCCTGTCTCAATGGAACGTAGGCAAGGTATGCCACGGCCAGCGTCCACTCAAAATGGGTCTGAAAATTTGGCGGCGCGCGCCTCGCATACGGAGCTAGAGAACGTTGCCTTGCAGGATGATCCCACCGGACCGGCTGATAAGGTTTCTCAACCGCCGGAAAAGATCGTGTCAAGGCTTCCTAGAAGCGCCTCACAACAGAAGAAATACAGATTGGTAGATGACGAATTACCTGACACTCAAGGAAGTAGCGGAGAGAGCGGGTCTGACCCATCGGGCAGTGAGAAGCCGGGTGGACAGGGGGACTCTCAAGACAAGGAAGATTAAGGGACAGCGTTACGTATCACAGGTAGAGTATGATCGTGTCTTTGGTGGATACGATGAAGTATATACACAGGAGTCAGTGGATGCTAACAAGAAGGAGATAACCTCCGAGCCTGATGTTAAACTACCTGACACTAATGATCTACTCAAGGAACGTAACCTAGACCCGGACGAGTGGGAGGTTACCCACGTCAAGGTGAACGAGTGGGATTCTCCGGGTGGAATTAAGCTCAAGCAGCTTACCGTAAGCGCCAGGAGAAAGCTGCAACTGGTCCTCCCGTTCGCGCAGGAGCCTTCTAAATACAAGGCCCCGGCCAAGGCTCAGCTTGACAAGAAAGGCGCGGAACTTGTAGTATTTGCAGGGGATCAGCAGGCTCCCCACCATGATCTTGACCTCCATCGGCTTTTCTGTGACTGGCTCCGGGTTAATAAACCAGCGCGAGGCATCCTCATGGGTGACACCGTGGATTTCGGGGGGATTTCTAGGCATGCTCTTAATCCAGAGTGGGACTCCACGGTACAGGAGGGTGTAAATGCGGGGTACCTCCTGCTCAGGGACTATGTTCAGGCTAGCACCAACACGCGCTGGACTAAACTCATGGGCAACCATGACGAGAGAATTAGACAGCAGCTTTTGCTATATGTGCGGGACTTATATGGATTGCGAGCGGCTGATATCCCTGGGGAGGAACAAGAGTCACCTGTATGGTGTGTATCGAATCTACTGCGCCTGCCAAGTCTTGACATTGAATTTCTCGCTCCATCGGGCGGGTACAATCACGCTCAGGCGAAACTATCCAACCATTTAGCTGCGCGTCATGGATGGATCGCTCGTAAAGGCTCGGGGGCAAGCGCACTCGGTACTCTCGAAGCGCTTGGTTACTCTGTGGTTGTCGGGCACACCCATCGACAGTCTTTGGTACACAAGACTACTCATGACATTGACGGGACGCTCAGCACCTTGGCCGCAGTTGAGACAGGATGCCTCTGCAAGATACAAGACGGCTTGGGCTATACGATTGCTCCTGACTGGCAGAATGGGTTTGCTACAGCATCTATCTGGCCTGACGGCACGTTCAAATTAGACTTAGCCACTTACGTAAATGGTGTTCTATATTGGAGGGACCACCGGTACTCATGACCGACGAAGAGTATGATAAGCTAAGAGATAGTATGGATGCTATCAAGTCTGAGAATACGCATAAGCATTATGTTGTAAGCCCATCGAGCTACACAACTGGTAGTCTTACATTCCCGACTACTAACGCTTCGTACCCTCCCCCTACATACCATCATACGGTTACGCCGCCTCCGTATATACCTCCTAGTAATGTGGTTGTCAACCTTGGCACTGAGGAAGAGTGTCCAGAGTTGTTGGCTATGATAAGTGCGCTAGGCATGGAGCCATTGGAAGGATTGCATGGCTGTCCAATGGTGTTTGAGATTGGTGGGCATCATTACTCTATCATGGAACTCATGACAAAGCAGTTCCAGTTTATGTGTCGTATGAATACTCTACTATGTCATCGAGGATTGACTGATGAAAACTAATGCTGTGTCTGTGACCATCCATGATCTATCTGGCGCGCCCCTTAACCCTAAAGTCATTGCTGATTTCGAGAAGTATGCTGAGAAGTTGGCTAAGAAGGAAGGACTGGTAGTCAATGTCGCAAGAGGATAACTCTGTAGAGAAGCCAACGCTAATTGAGTGTGGTGCCTCTGTCTCTAGCGGAGGCAAGGTGCAGCTAAAGAAGTTTGAACTCAGTGCTGACTATCATTTCAGTGTGTCTGGCAAGTGGGCTATGCCTCCCGGCATGACAGATGAGGAAGCGGAGTCCTTTAGGTACGAGCAGATCATGAGGCTGCGTCAAGAGCTAGAGCCTATCGCTCAGGCAGAGATTGATGATCTATTGGAGCAGAAGTATAACTTCTTGAACGACTAATGGTATACATGGGCGGTCCCTGCAATGGCAGTGGCACAAAGTATTTCTCCGACGATAGTTACAGTCAGTGGACACAGGAGTGCGATGGCTGTGAGAATTGTCAGCCTAAGGAAAGGATGGACCCATTGCAGCCTCCAAAGAAGCCGGAGATTCAGCGTCGGGGTGTGGCTCTAGAGATTGGGGAAGTGTGTGACGAAATCAAAGAATTCCTCATCGCTAAGAACGAACAGTACGGAAATTCGGCTCTTGATCCAGTCAGGATTTTCTCCAAGGCTAGCACCGAGGAACAGCTACGAGTTAGAATTGATGACAAGATATCTCGACTCGTTCGGGGCGACGATGCCATCGAGGCAGATAGTGATATCGTGGATGACCTTATCGGATACTTTGTAATGTGGAAGGTGCATCATCGGCGTGAAGCTGACGAATAGGGGTCCTGACCCTGATCCTGACTTTGATTGGTGCGGTTCAGGTATCCACGAGTATTACTGGTCGAATGGGTACAAGGTCACCTCTGTATCTCTGTTGTTCAGTCGTACAAATGGGAACAAGATAAAGTGTGTCCACTGTGGTAAGACTAGAATATTTATACAAGGAATTTGGAGAGGCTAATGGCTGAGGAATTTGACAAGGCGATCACGCTCTACGAGGAAGATGCAGAGGCTATCCTGTCTGTGCTGACTACTACATATCATTTCTGTCTGTCCCATGATCTAATAGATCAATACAGGCGCAATGACCAGAGCAGGCATCGTTCAGCCCTTACTAAAGGCGTAGACAATGCCCGTAAGTTATTGCAGGGTATTGTAGACGAGCATAATGCTGCTAAGGATGATGATGTTCCCGAAGAACTCGGCGTTTAGTAAGTCAGATGAACAAGTAGAGTATGAACAGGGCGTGCGAGAGCGCGCCCTTAGCTCTGCCCAGAGGGTAGGTGAACTTGAAAGACTTCTCAAGGAAACTAAGGAAGTCTTGGACGAAATCCGAACTGCAAGCATTGCAAATGAAGATAGCAATGTTCCAGATAAGAGCAGGGGTCGCGCCAAGGCATCCAAGTCGCGCCGACCTTACTAAGTGGTATAGTCGTTAGAATAATGACTAAGATGATTCCACTTCACTCACGCATAGCACTCAACCCAGGAGCAGAGGATTTATACCAACTAGCTGTGGCTGGCACGGAGGGTTGGGTACGTGGTCACAAGGTAGATGACGCAGGCTTTGAAATGGTGAAGGTGGAGTGGGACAAGGATCATTGGAGGTATAACGGACAGCCCGATGGCTGGACATTTGCTACACACTTCAAGATCATTGGCCCGCCTTCTGAACCCAAAGAGCCAGAGGTAGAGGAACATCAGGAGCTAGCTCAGATGGCTGAGTTTTCTGATGAAGAAGTCGAAGAATATATTGACCAGCTTAGTGAGGCTATGGAAGCAGCCTCCGAGGGAGAGGCATTTATGACCATCACTATTCGTAAGCTGCCTAACCCTGAGAACCCCAACGAAACTATTTATCTTCCGTCGATCTTTCAGGGTGCAACATCAAAGGAAGCTGGTATGCTATTAGATATCCAGCTTGCGGAGTGTGCTAGCGCGAGCTATCAAGAAATGGTATTTCAACTATTGAATGCGATGCGTAAACAACCTGATGAAACGGATGACTAAGCCCTGTACTTCTTGCATGGCTGCCCGTAAAAAGGCAGGCCAGGAACCACGAACGCTGATCCCCGTTTGTGTTAGCGATAAACCTATCTTTCTGTGTGAATTCTGTGACGGCGATGCTCTTGCTATGGCAAGGGATTTAGAAGCCGCATCATCCGGGGAGTAAGTAGTGAATGACTCTCTGGACAGCAGCAGATGGTGGCGGGGCCGGTGGCTGGGCGACTGAGCCATACCCCGGTGAGCTACCAGAGACAATAGATGGTAAGTCCACGCCTCCGGGTGGTGGGCCTGACTGGTTGGAAAAGGCTGGTGTCGAGGACTATACATGGTTCTATGGCAACGGTCAATTTCACATTTCTGAGGATCACGAACTAGACGAGCTAGCAAGCCATGCCGGTGTACGTGCAGATCATGTTGGGCCTACAGCTATGGGTACTGTTCACGTCGATTTGGGTAAGGCTTCTTGGCGCATTACCGGAAATGTAGCTGCCCACGGATTAGCCCGTATCCTCAAGGATTACACTGAAACAGCCGGGTGGCAGTGGGGAGGCATGACCGACCTACAAGGTGAGCCGGTTGACACGGGTTCTGAGTTTGCTCCTGTAAAAAGCTACTACATCGCATATGAGGATGGGGTCGCTAACCTAGCCAGGAGAAAAAGTGCCTTAAAAAATTCTAGCGGCGCTGCTCATATACGGGGCAAGGAAGCCTTCCTTTACGGGACAGTGCCTATAGAGGCATTAGCCGAATGGGCCTCAGACAACGGATTGACCATAATTGCAGGAAATGACTCAGGTCTGAAAACTATCGAGGATATGGAGATTGACAGCATTGGCGCTGGCACTTTCAATAACCCCGATGAGCATAATATGTTTGAAGAGCCTAAGGACGAGCGTCAGCCCGGAGGCGTGTTCAAGTGTCCAGACTGTGAGCGCCTATTCCCTACGTGGAATCTATACCTGCGTCATAGGACCAATGAGGAACCTATGGGGGATAACCATGATGACCCCACTAAGGATACAGCCTGGTTGGATATGGATGCGACTTTCCCGCCTCATTTCCATGAAATGCCATCGTTCCACGAATCTGCTGAATTACCTCAGATCACAGTAAAGCACGCCCCGGGCCAAGCTGATATGAGCGAGTTTGGTTGGCGTAGGCCAGTAGTCTACAACTATAAGCTCAATCACGTTGTTTTAGGCCCTCCGGGTGACTATCACCATGATCTTTATGAGGATATGGGGTGGCCTCCATTTAGGGACAGCCATGAGGGATGGGTAGGGGTAGACCCGCCAGAGGATGAGTATGTTGAGGACCCAGGTGTGCGTGGCCTACGTATGCGCACCGGCCCACAGCATTTGGAGAATATCCGTAAGGTACTGATCCCGCATGAGCCTTATGCTGAGGATGACGCAACCGAGGATTCTGAGGGTCGTGGCATGTCTGGCTGGGAGTTTATTACCGGTAAGGCAGATGAAGGTAAGGATCAGATCGCGGCTCCTATTCCGTTCATTTATGACATTCAAGAGGATGAAATAACTATTGGGAAGCCGGGAACGAAGCAGTCTGATATCCCCGGCCAATTCACCCCTGGTGGCATAGTAGAAGGTACTTATGAGCCTGGTGGCAAGGTGCATATCCGGTCAATGACCAATATGCCCTATACCGTGCGTCACATGCTTGAGTTGTGGTATTACAATCATCCGCACATGGAGATTAAGTCAGTAGACCTAACCGACGATTCTGGCAAGCAGACTAAGCTAGCCGGTCAGGATATTGGTGGCTACGTGCAGGCGTTAGCTGCGGCTGACCCTATCGTTTTCCGCGCATGGAAGGCTTTAGAGGCTGCCGGTGGCGATGTGTATGTCGTGGGTGGCGCTGTGCGTGATGCCCTACTAGGCAAAGAGCCTAACGATTTAGACCTGATGGTGACGGGTATTCATCCCGATGAAGTAAATCGTATCCTAGCCGCATTGGGCAAGCAGAATAAGGGTGGCGTAGACCTCACCGGTAAGGATTTCGGTGTGTTCCGCTATCACGAAGGTGGTCGTGGCAAGGGTAAGGAAGTAGAAATTGCTATCCCGCGTAGAGAGCGGGCTACCGGTGGCGGTGGGCATAAGGACTTTGCTATTGACGCTGACCACACAATGACGCCCGAGGAAGATTTATACCGTCGTGACTTTACCGCTAATGCTATGGCTGTTGACCTGTCTACAGGTCAGCTTCTTGATCCCTTTGGGGGTTTGTCAGATATTAAAAGAAGAACTCTACGAAGCCTTCATACCAAGTCTCTTTCTGATGACCCTCTACGGACTATGCGTGCCCTTACCGCTGTAGCCAAGCATGGCTTGATCCCGAATTCTGAAACAGAGGATCAGATGATGGATAATGCTCACGCTCTGCAAAATCTACCGAATGACCGTATTCGCACAGAGCTAGATAAGATGTTTGGCTACGAGGATGACGGGAATCACAAAGATGTAGATACGGCTCGCGCAATGAGGCTAGCGATGGATACTGGCCTCATGAAATATATCTTCCCTGAGGTAGAGGCAACGCGAGACTATGACCAGAAGAATCCTCATCATGAGCAGCTACTCGATCAGCACCTACTGAGTGTATTAGAACATGCCCAAAAACTCGCACCACACGACCCCGACCTCAAGTTGGCGGCACTCCTGCACGATATCGGAAAACCTGCGAGCCGGTGGTCAGAGTGTAGGGACTGCTACCACGCCCATCCCGGTGAAGCTGAGGTATGTGAGAATTGCGGCAGCAATAATGTTTCGGGACACTTCTACCAAAAGGCACCCGGTATCGGTGGCACTCACGAAACAATCGGTGCGGATATGGCGGCAGCGAGGCTAGGGGAGCTAAGGTACCCTAATGCTCGTATCAGTCCTATCTCAGCCCTCATCATGCACCATATGTTCCCCGGTTTCAATACTGAAAAGGGCGCTCGCCGGTTCCTAAATAAGACGGGGGACCTAGCGGATAGGCTGCTTATTTTGCGACAGGCTGACCAAGACGGAAAGTCTGAGTATCCGACTGATCCATCGCTTTCGGTGGACCAGCATCGCACGCTAATCAACTCTGTGCGGGCAGGAAACGTCCCTACGGCGCTTTCACAGCTAGCGGTGAATGGTAGTGACCTATTGGCTGCGGGTATTCCCCAGGGGCCTGAGATTGGTAAGACGCTCCAATTCCTACATGAGCAGGTATTGGACAATCCGCAGTTGAACACTAAAGAAGCATTGCTTGGGTTGATCCGAGCTAGGACGGCTGGCCGTTCAGACGAGTGGCAAGAGATTCAGCAATGGCCGTCAGAGGAAGTTGAAGCATATTTCAGAGACTTCCCCGAGGATTTATCATCGTATACTAATTGGTCGCAGTCGCAGCCTAGCAGCGATTTTCCTGTGACTCATGCTCCGGGCCATCGCCTGAATTGGAAGCCTGGTACTTGGGGCAAAGGTACGATGGATCAGAATGGTAATTACCATACATGGAATCTTTATGACAATTATCAGGATGGCGAACCTATCCATGATTCTTATGAGAAAAATATGGGCATTCAGGATGATTGGGATAGCGCGTATGACCGTCGATTCCATATTCATCCGGATGGCTATGCAGGTCTGTATGGCACTTATGACCGTCGTTCTATACCCTTCCCTAACGTTGATGGGTTACATGCGCTTGACCCAAACATTCACGGTGATCCCAATGCTGAGCATGAGCCTATAGAGGAAGATGAGGATGACTGGTCGTAAGTCAAATATTCTTGACCCGATCCACGATACTCTACCGCCTGATGTGTGGGATGATCCTGGCTCTCCTACCCCTACCCTCAAGCCAGTACATCGACGTTGGATAATCTCTGAAATCCATCGCCATGCCAAGACCTTCCATCCTCACCCTGAGCAATGGTTACAGCTAGTCCTCACCGGTTCGCTCACGACGTATCAGTACAGCGCAGCGTCAGACTGTGATGTGTCTCTATTCGTGGACCCGCATTTCCTACCGGAGTGGGATAGGGCTAGGTTGATCGCTCTGATGATTGAGCATGTAGATGGTACTACTCTGCCGGGTACACCCTACCAGATGCAGGGTTTCGTTGTAGCAAAGAACATTGGAATGGCTGACCTATATCAACCTGGCTTGCGCTCAGGCTATGATATTATCCAACAGAATTGGATTCAGCCACCGGACAAGAGCCGTGTCCATGACGTAGAGCGTGAATATAATACAGATTATGTGTATGCCCTAGAGTCAGCCGATAAGATGGAGAGGCTATTACGCTACGAGCCGGATAAGGCCGTTAAGTTCTGGCATCAGATTCATCAGCGTAGGATGAGGGACCAGAAGGCGGGTAAGGGAGATTTCTCCCAGGCCAACATCGTCTATAAGTTCCTGGCTAACCGTGAGTTATTCCCTCGTATCGCTGAGGTATCTGGCGAATATATTGCTCGCAGGGCTGGCATGGATCCTCACGATAGAAACATATTTAGTCCTGAGCCGGAAGTGTATCAAAATCCTTGGAGGCCAGGGAAGTTTGGTAAGGGCATTATTTACATGAAGCCTAATGGTCAGCCTACTACGCCTGAGGGATCAGTGCCGTCAGACTTTGCCTTACACCACTGGCAGACGGACGAGCATGGTTGGCCGCATCATATTGGTCTGAATGGTCCTGAGCTAAGGCATGTAAATAATAACTCTGTGGCGAATATTTACATCGCACCCGATGGTCGAGCCAGCGTAATTGAGAACTGGAAGGTCAAGGACCCGTCACAGTACCATGAATTTCTACAGTCGCAGGGCTTGACACCGATCCATGGCGGCAAGTATAATCCCTTCGATCCTATGACCGCAATGCCCGATTCCGAATGGGCAGACTTGTGGGATGAGGACGACTGAGCCTTGACAGCCGTCGTAGGATCGGCTAAGCTGTTTGGACTAAAGCGATAGGGAGACTCCCTGGGGTTACGTCCGCCAGAGTGCGGTATGCCTCAGGTCAAGTAGGCTTGCATGTATCTGACTGCCCTATCTCAGATACAACCGCGTCTTTCCTAGTGAGGCACGGGCCATATTGTTTGGGAATACTAGGTACCACTCGGTCTAGCTTGAGGGCGGGAACCCTCAACCGATGGGTTATCATTTTTATACGATGATGCCAAGCGTTGTGAGGCGGGATAGCGGCTAGCTACCCGCCTTTTTTATTGCCTCCGTGTGGTAATGGGTGAATGGAAAACCCTCTACAGCGTCAACTCGTCAAGCGAGTCATAGAGGATATCCGTACCACTCCTAACGCGACTGTTAGGAGACAGATGTTGGAGATTATACTCCAACTGTACCCTACTAGAGAAACACGAAGGAATTAATTGTCCCGAAAGGCGAAGGTTCGAGGCAAGTTCGTTGAGCATGTACGGCGCGACGAATTGCTAAGACGATACGCGGGACGATGTGGTATTTGTGGAGAGCCGGTTAATCAAAAGTCATGGACAGTCGATCACATCGTACCCACATCTAAGGGTGGCGCTCACGCTTATTGGAATTGCCAGCCTGCTCACCCATTATGCAACAGAGTCAAGGGTGATCTACTGCCTCATCAAATGGCCGTAGTCGCGCCTATAATACGTAGGATCAAAGCAGGGAAACCAAAGTATCGCAATGGCGTGGGACATAAAAGACGGCGTAGGCTCAGGCCCGCCAGTAAGTTTACCTAAGCGCGAGGCCAAGATTGGTCCATCGCGTGTTACTTGGTGGGAATCAGAACCCGGAACTGCGGTCATCTTATCTACTGGTGGCACTGTTGACGACCGCTGGCTCGCCTACACGATCCGTCGTGAGGAATTGGCTGCGTGTGGAATAAAACACGCACAGTTTTCCTTTGACCAACAGCAGCTATTTGATCCAGACGAGTATAAGACTCGTATCCCGATCATTCGTCCTGATTTCGATACCGAATATTGGGGTGACGAGAAACACTCCAATGATTATCCATTTCTCTACTTTCCGCAGAGGAATCAAATTCTTCTGGGGCATCATGGGCAGTTCCATACTGATGCGATGCGTACCACAACGGGGTTTGAGGGTATAGCCTATGGCTCTCCATATGCGGAGCCGCATCACCCCGGACGTATTATGGAGGATGGTACTCTGCACTGGTATTATCCACGTCTTGTAGGTCACGCTTATCCTCCCAATATGAGAGAGGTAGAGGATTCTCTTGGCGACCATCTAGGGGTCACGCCTCAGTACATAGAAAATCAGGAAGAGTATTTTGCCAAGGCTCATGATTTTGGCGACGATGAAACGGACTGGACTTCTAAGGTTCGTAAGACTGCCGCATGGCCTGACATTATGGCGAAGGCCAAGCGCCTCATTCAATCAGGGAATGTTACCCTACTAAGAAATGGTTACAACAACGTCGTTGCTCACGTTATCGGCGATCACGGAGAGTATCAATGTGAGATTTCCCGTGACGATCCAAATTCCCGCGCAATCACACAATGGACGTGTGAATGCCCCTGGGATCAGTATGCATTTCAGCGTACACGACAGTGGAAAAAGTATGAGGGACGGCCATGTGCGCACGTACTCGCAGCTTATTGGAAGTCATTAGCAACCCCGGTTGACGATCAGCCTACCGGCCTACCACCTGGGTCACCGCCTGCGGGTATGCCTCCGGGCGGGGGTATAGCTACACCTCAGGGTTGGCAACAGCCTGCGCTACCATTCGGTCAACAGGGTCCTGTTAATATGCCATCCCAGAATTGGGAACAGGCTCCTGGCTCAGAGGGTATGGTATACACTGGCCCTGGTGGACCCGGAGGTATGCCTATGGCTCCATCCCCTTATGGACCACAGCTTACTCCTGCGTTGAATCCTATCCCTGGGTTCGATGCACCACCTACGGGCGCGCCAGAGATTCCGGGGTACCCTATACCTACAGGCGCTCCACATATTCCTAACTTCCGGATCCCGTTGAATATGACGCCCCCTGCTATCCACGGGCCTAACCCGTCGATGGGCCTGATTCCTATGAATCAATTTGCTCCACCGGCAGACAGCAATATCATTCCGCCATATCCTCTACAGGAACAAACTTTACCACCGCCGCAGCCTGTGTCTGTCCCTGGCGCTCGTCCTGGGCCATACCCTGCTAACCCACTACAGCAGCCTGGAACATTCTCTAGAGTATATGTTGCAGGGTTGAGTCAAACCCAACAGCGGGCGATGGTAGAGCAGTATGCTAAGCCCTTTCCAGATCGCGGTGAAATTCTACATCAATGGGATGATGGATTTCATATCAAGACCGTTCCCACCCGGGGAGATACCTTCCGAGAGGGAATGATGATGCGTAATTGTCTACAAAAGGATGGACCACGGCTGAATCAACTCTGGAAAACGGATAAGAATCAATTTCATCAGTACAGCCAGGAGCCTATTAGCCCGTCCCATAATGGCGAGCCTATGCAACTCTTGTCGTTGAGAAATCATAATGGATTTCCTCTGTCCGCCTTTTATCTTAAGCCAGAATCGGGACAGCTTTTAGAAACCCTAGGCCATGCTAATAGCCCTCTGCATCCTAAATACCAACCATACCTAGAGCAATTCGCAAATGCCAACGGATATCATATTGACGAGACAACCAAAGGTATGTGGGGCACTGATCCTTCTAGGGAAACTTTATCCTACCATGTAGCTAAAGCCGGTGATGAATTCCCTCCTGGCTCAGCCGCACGTATGGAGGAAGCTACGCTAGGACAGTCAGAGGGCCGTGAAGGCGCATATGACGCAGGTCAGTGGATGGAAATACCAAAGAATGCTATGGTTGAGGTAGTATCTCAGGATCAGACAACGGGTTGGGTGGAGGTTATGTATCCTCTCAAGGGCGGTCCTATGTCAAGTTATCACGTACGATGTTTCATAGAGCCTGAGAAGCTGACTCCGCTCCCCGGCAGCCGCACGCCGTTTGAAAATCCAAAGGGCCGCTTCACCTAGCCGTGCTATAATGCGGGAATGGCCCGCTCGCCCTATTGCGCTAGGCCCTTCTGCACTTGTACCATAGAGGGCGGCAACTGTCAAGCCGTGGAGCGGGAGAATAAATGGTTTCGGGACTTGTGGACTCAGCACTTGACACAGGCCCGTCAATGCCCTATCTTTCCTTTGGATGACAAGCGAGACTTGGACGCTCCTGGGTAGGACTAAGGATACCTGCATGGTGCAGCGTATTCAAGATGGCCGTCTGACCGTGTGGTCGATGGCTGACCGAGGGCTGGGCTGGCGCATCTACGCCGTACGGTTCTCACGCGCCCACAAGGGCTGCAACCATAAGCTACAGCGTACCAAGCTGTACGCTGGCGACTGCACCCCGGCTGAGTGCTGGGATACTCAACAGCATAAGAACGGTCAGCGCCTTACTGACGCACGGTTCCACCGTATGCTCAGGTCGTATTGCGAGACTGGTCATGGACTATAAGCGCGGAGATATTCTGTCGATGGGTCCCGTCGATGTTGTGATCCTTGGCGGGCCTACTAAGATTTGCCACTCATGGTACTATACTATTCAGTACCTTGGAGACATTCCTAATGGCAATGGCGGTGTGATGGAGGCTAAGGGTGTGACCACCCTCATGCCCTTTTATCACGGTGGTCAGATCATCAGGCACGACCTGAGCATTATCCCCCGTGAGAGTAATGTGATCTATGGGTACTGCCCGGAGTGCGACGAGGATGAAATGATCTTCTATGAGGGAGATTATATCTGCGGTTGGTGCCGAGAGCATCTTGAAGATGGTTTGTGATGATAAAGTACGGTGAACTATGGCAGTTTAAGGACAGCGAAACCTTTTGGGTAGAGCGGATAGATGGGGACCAAGTTTATCTACGTATCGGTGGACCTACTGGTAGGAAACCCGCGAAGTATCCGTATCCCCTCAAGGGATTTTTGAATGTGAAAGACCATTGGACTTACCGAGGGTATCATGCTGAGCCGAAGGTTATTCATTTACGCCGATGGCTTGACAGGACTGACCTGATGCCCTAAGGTACCGGTATGGCTAAGTACACCCCTGAGCAGAAGAAGCAGTACGCAGCGCAGAAGCGTGATGAGCAGAAGCAGCTACTCACGCAGGCGGTCGAGAACCTGTGTTCATCGGCTGGCTGGAAGCGCTATCTTGACGCGCGTAACCGCTTCCACAAGTACAGCTTCAATAACACCATCCTGATTGCCCTACAGTGCCCCGACGCTACTCTGGTGGCCGGTGGTGGCAAGTGGCGTAAGGATTTCAACCGCCTTATCACTGAGGGTGAGCGCGCGATCAAGATTTTTGGTCCGCCCATCCCCATCCACAAGAAGGATAAGGACGGGCAGCCTGTGCTGGACGATAAGGGCAAGCCTATCGTTATCGCCGTGTGGTATAAGACTCTCCCCGTGTTCGACGTGAGTCAGACTCATGGCGATCCTATCCCTGAGCCTGAGTCGGAGGCCATCACCGGTCACTCGCATGACGAGTACCTTATGCGTTGCGAGCAGTACGCTCAGTCCTTTGGCTGTGAGGTTATCTACGATGCCACGGATGAGACTGCGCGCGAGAATGGGATCATCCACATTTCCTACGATCTTGAGCTTAACGGTCGCGTGCGGGAACTGGTGCGCGCGCTGGCTCAGGCTATGGATAGTGACCTGGGCGATTACTCTGCTGCTGAGCGTGAGGTTATCGTGGAGTCGGCGGCTTACCTTACGACTGCGGCTATCGGTCTGGACACCTCTGGCATGAGCGTCCCGCATATTGCCAAGTGGGGTGAGGGCAAGGATGCCATTGCGCATCTTAGGAACTTCGCCGGTAAGATTGATGAAATTACTGAGACTCTTACGGAGGCTATCTCATAATGCCGCCCTGGCATACCAGCCCTGATTGGGACTATGACGAGTATCTGTATGATAAGTACGAGGCTACTCGCTACGATCAGGACGAGTTTCGTTACCGTCAGCGCAAAAAGGCCCTTCTGGATCAGAAGCGCGCGAGTCAGGAAGCTGTAGATAAACTGATCCTTCACCTGGCGCAGTTTATTGAGGAATGGGATATGGGCGATACCGTGTTCGGGGAGGCTCTTATCAAGATGCTGACGGATTATAAGATTGCCCCTTGACGGGGCACAGGAACTAGGCTAAGGTACAGCAATGGGACACCACTACACAAAGGCACCGCCCGCTTTCGCTAAGGACCCTATCGCGTGGGATTACACGCGCGACCGGATGGAGGGTAATACCGGCATCCCCTACGATCAGTGGGAGGGCAAGCATTTCGCAGGCGCGGCGGCGATGTATAAGAACGTCGTCAAGAAGTATGGCGCGTCGATGGGTCAGGGTAACGTTACCTCTGTCCCGCATGAGTGCGTCAACTGTGGCGGGACCAACGTGTTCTACGCCGACGACTACGTTTGTAAGGTTTGTCGTGACGCTATCGAGAGCGCCGACACCTACGCTGAGGCTGAGGCTATCACTCAGCCCGGTTCGATGGACGAACTTAAGAAGCAGCTTTATGAGTCGCTTGGTCATGCCAAGAAAGACGCTAAGGCTGGCAAGGGTTCGATGTTCTCTGGTATGACGGATAACCAGATGGCCCCGCAGGTTATTACGCCTGCGGCTGTTGTAGACATTGAGCCTGAGGTTATTCCTGAGGGTCAGGTCAGCCGCAATTACAGTGCCATGGGCGAGGCAAAGCTGAGGAAGGCTATCGCTGAGCTTGAGGCCGGTAAGGGTGACGCTGTGGACCGCGCTCGCGGTAAGGGCGAGGATATCATGGACAACCTTGAGGCTGCCTATCGGGCGGCTCAGAAGAAGGGTATCTGATGGTGTTCAATAATCCTCAGCGACCTAGCGTTAGAGAAATGGTGGATTGTGGCCTGCCTCAGTCTGTGTCACAGGCGCTTTATTCCCATTGGGGCGACAGCAATGCTGGCGGCAATCCGTATGATTTGGAGAAGCTGGTATTGCTTATGAAGCGCGCGCTCAGCGATATGGGCGTGGAAGATACCAAGCGTGTCAAGCGGCTACAGTGGCATGGCCGTCGTAACCGCGCTGAAAAGCGCTCTATCGCAGAAGAATGGGCAAAAGGCCCTTGACAGCAACGGGGATCGTCTGTAGTATCCCTCTCGTAAGTTGAAGCACCGGGCAATAACGCCCAGACACACAGGAGCTACGCCAAACTCATGTCAGTCAACCCTCTCATTCCCAAGGCCGGTGAGTATTTCGACCACGGGATGAACGTTCTTCTTATCGGTCTGCACGGCGTCGGTAAGACGGAAGAAATTCTCCGCCTTGCGCGTGAGAAGAACATCGTCCTCAAGTATTACTCTTGCTCGACGCTGGACCCGTTCACCGATCTGGTGGGCGTTCCTACGCCGCGTAAGTTCTGCACCCGTGACCGCATTTGGCTGGGTACCGACAAGGCTGCCTGCCCCATCTGCAACGGCATTCTTGAGGATGAGGATAGCCCGGTCGTTGAGTCGCTGAAGATGGTTCGTCCCCGCGAGGTTGATGAGGCTGAACTCATTTTCTTCGATGAGTTCAACCGTGGCGACGAAAAGACTCAGAACGCGATCTTCGAGATTATTCAGTTTCGGACGATCAACGGTGAGCCGCTGCCTCACGTCAAGGCTTGTTGGGCCGCGATGAACCCGCCTGACGGCGATTATAAGGTGTCCGATCTGGACCCTGCACTGATCGACCGTTTCGATGTGTTCATTGACATTCAGGCTAAGCCGAATGTTGCCTACATGGCACAGCACCTTCCCAAGCCTATCGCTCAGGCGCTCTACTCATGGTGGGGCGAGCATAACCAGGCTCGTCGCGGGATGGAGAACTTTATCTCTCCCCGCCGTCTTATGAAGATCGGTATGGTTTACCAGGCCACGGGTGACTTCCGGCCCGCTCTGCCTAAGTGGATTCAGGCTGATCGTCAGAAGCTGGCCGCTCTGCTTGAGCGTGCAGAGAATGACCTTCGTCGGGTCAAGCCGACGCAGCATCAGGGCGGGCTGGGTAACGGTCCGAACCCCAACTTTACGTACGACGAGAACTGGCTGAGCGAGAAGCGTATGTCAGTGTCGAAGTACATGAAGGATAATCAGGACGATTTCGATACCCATGAGGCCATCCTCAAGGTGATTGAGAACAAGCATGGCAAGTCGCTCGCCAATAACTACGCTGAGATTCTGGACAACCTCAAGCCGTCGATGCTTGAGGGCTATGTGTCCAAGATGAATCAGGGTAAGTACGGCTCCCTTAAGGATGCGGTGACTAGCCTGCCTCAGCACCGGTACCAGTCGGTCCCGAACCTTCGCAAGCAGCTTGGGCTGGCGTAGCTCAATGAAGCGCGGCGTAAATAGCCCCGGTCGAAAGGCCGGGGCTGCCGTCGTTCTAGCGTGCCTATTTATTGGTGCGTGTGGCGGCTCTAATACCCCTAGCTCTCAGCATACGGCTACTGTGGACAGGGATGATCCAAACGCTGTCTGTCAGGATCATCATTCCAATATCCGACAGGTCGTACAGACAGACAACTATGGTGTCCTAGGGGTGGTCTGTTCTAATGGCATTTACTACGCAATGGAGTAAGCCTCACATTTACTTCACGAATGGGTACTGGCGAGTGCGCCCCTTCCGTAGACCGCCTGATATAAAGTTGTGGTACTGGAACGACGCAATCATATGGACCGTAGACAGGAACAGGAAAATCAATGGTCTTAGTACGTGACATATTAGCCTTTATCGCGCCGACGTGTCTTATTTACGCAGGCTTCGCGTACTATCGAACGATGCAGCTTAAGAGGCTGTTTGTCGAGCATCTGGCTGACTTCAAAAGACTACAGTCAGATATAGCGATGGACAGGACCAATCACGAACACTCCTGGCAACTTATGTCTGCTCAGATAGAGCAGGTACGTCAGGAATTTACGAGTGAGCGTCAGTGTCCTAGCTGTGGCGAGACACGGCAGGCGGCTCAGTTTGAGCAGGGTGACTACATTTGTCAGGTGTGCCGCGAGGAAACGTTCACAGATGGCGATGGCAATGAGTTTCAAGTCCACCCTTGACAGCCGACCGGAGGATGGTGTACCATGCTTGGCATGAGCAAACGAACCAACGCCCCGGACACTTCCCAGGTGCCCAAGGAAGTCCGCGATGCGGTCGAGCGTGCGCGTAAGGTTGCGCGTGAGCAGATCGACAATTGCCACCTCCCTACACACTGGCGCGAGTCCGTAGACTATCTCGATGAGAACTTCGCGTTCTTCCTTACCCACGTCCTGAACATGGGTAAGCCTGAGTGGTCGCACAGCCTGCCTACGGCGGCTGTCGGTCTGCCGCACGATGGTGCTGACCTGACCGACTTCAATTACTACTTCAACCCCACGTTCGCGGCTCTCCTGACGCCTGAGGAATTCGCTTTCATTCAGGCGCATGAGACTATGCACGTCCTGCTGAACCACCTCAAGCTGATTGAGAGCGGTAAGAAGAAGGGTAAGTTTAAGGATGCGCGTAAGTTCAACGTGGCGGCTGACTGTGTAATCAATGATTACCTGAGCAGCATGGGCCTTGAGCCTGGCCGTATCCGCGATATGGGATGCTTTGGTCCGGATATCGTGAAGTACGATTGCTCAAACTCTACGGTGTCTGAGGTCTATCTCGATATCCCTGACCAGAGCGGTGAGGGCGGCGAGGGCGACGATGAGGGCGAGGGTGGCGGCGGTCAGATTGACGGCTCCGGTAAGGGTGGTCTTGGCGAGTACATGGACGGTATGTCCAAGTCTCAGATGACTGGCGATCACGATTGGTTGCATAACCCGGACGACGCTAAGGGTCAGGGCAATGCCTCTGGCAAGATCGCTGAGCAGGCCGGTATGCCTCAGGACCTTGAGGATAAGGCTGCGGACGACGATCAGCAGGGCACGCCCGGTGCCGGTCCTGGCTCTGAGGCAGGCGCTATGCGCAATTTCGTAGACCAGAAGGGTGTGTCTATGAAGTGGGCTGAGCTACTGCGTGAGGTAAATCCTGACACGTTCAAGAAGCGTGGTCCTAAGCCGCGCCCGTCCTACCATCGCACCCCGCGTAAGCTACAGGGTGTGTACGACAGTCGTATGGGTAGGGAAATGGGTGTCATGCCGGTCAAGCGTGACCCTGACTCCCATCGTGGCGAGACTCCGTGCATCGTAATGTTCATGGACGGTTCCGGCTCTTGCTCCGACTGGATTCAGAATTTCGCTACGCTGGCTAAGTCGGTGCCGCCGTCCAAGATCAAGCTGATTGCCTACACGTTCAGCACGTACACGCTTCCGTTCGATCTTGAGTCGGATAACCCTAAGATGGCGAGTGGCGGTACGGCTTTCTCTCCCATTGAGGCTGAGATTCAGAAGTCCGTTGTCCCTGAGTTGGGACATTATCCTAAGGCGGTTGTGGTTATGACCGATCTTGAGGGTGCCTTCTACGATGTGCTGCCGGACAGCAAGAATAAGGAACGGTGGCTGTGGCTTGCCACTCACGGTGGCCGCTACGATTACCGGGGTGCGAATAAGTTCGGTAAGGTCGTGAAGATTGAGGATTTCTGTGAGGGGATGCCTGGCATCAAGCAGGTCAGTAGCCGTGGCTGGTAATTAGCCTCACATAACTTCGACCAGGGGTGGTCGTTGCTCATCGAACTAGGGCCTGCGAAAGCAGGCCCTTTTTCGTTCTCCGGCCCGCGACATAACTAGTGCAATGAATTGGCGCAACCTACAGGCCAATGCCTTTGAGGCATGTATCGCGGCTATGTGTATGATAAGTGGTATCACAACGTTCCTACAGCCTGAGTCTCTGGCTAATTCTGTGGTGGGTAGGACACTTCACCCATGGGATTACCTGTGGACTGTTATGTTCATGCTCTCTGGCGTCCTAATATTAGTGGGCCTCTCTGTACCTCATCGTACTCTAGGGCGTCGGTTCCCAATTGAGGCGCAGGGCGCAGAGCTAGCGGGCCTCATCTTTTTGGGGACGACTCTTCTCATAAATGCTTCTGCGGCTATTTACGTCAACGGCTTCACTCCTGGCCTGGCTATTTACCTAGCCGTAATCATCGCGTGTGTCTACAGAGGTAAGGTAATTCTGTCCCCGGCAGTTGAGCTTGTACCTGTAGAGATTACAAGCGATCAAAGTATCTCTGACGGTACAGCTACAATTGTGCCACCGAATGCCTCACATGAACTCACAGATATTCCACCTGACGACTATGTACCAAGGAAGGACTAATGATACTAGCCGCCTTTGAAATAACTCCTATTCTCGTTGCCGTCCTAGGTGGTGGGTTTGTTACCGGCCTTGTGGCGCTCCTACGATTCCGTGTAGATAAAGACGCTGTGGTAGTGTCAGCAGCGCAGGGAGCCGTGGTGGTTCAGACCGGTGTAATTGATGCTCTCCAAGAGGAATTAGCCCGTGCCCGTAAGGACAGGGACGACGAGCGTGCCAGGGTGTCAACTCTAGAAGATGAAATAGACGCGCTGAAGGCACAGTTGAAGAATGTTCGGTCGGAATAAGGACAGGACTACTCCCCGTGATGGGGATACGATAGTCACTCTACGATGTGAAAAGAACATGGCTCTTGAGGATCGTATGGAGTTATTGTCTTACGCCTTCGCTAAGTTAGTGCAGGGCGCTGTACTAAGGCAGGTTATTAAGTGGGATCTACGTAATGGTGAGATAAAGTTCATTGTAGGTGAGGGTCCTGCCCTGCCGCCGCCGCGTGGTAAAATGGTGACCATACTTGACGACTGGCCCGCTCAGGGTGTGCAGGCTGAGGAATCCCCGATAGACGATGCCTAAATCTGTGGCCGAGGAATTGGCCGAATTTCTCAACAACCATCGCCAGAAGAATCAGGCCCCGCCTCCCGAGTGGCAGGACCAGGGGAATCCGGTACAATGGACCCCTGAGCAAGAATCTGAGAATCAGCCCTTGACACAGGATGAAGGCGCTGGTACCGTTACGGGAGTGGATTCGGTAAACGACGCCCAGGAGGCATAATGTCCACGACTGACGCTCCTACGGAGCAGACGCAGGACACGGGTACCCCGGCTGAGGTTGAGAACCTTCTGTCTGGCACCCGTGAGGGTTTGCAGAAGCAGCTTGACGAGCTTCGCCCCGCACATGAGCAGTTCATTCGTGTGCAGGCAATTCTCGCCAACTTCGATGCAATCACCGACCCGACCAAGGTCCGGGGTGCGCGTACCGCCAGTGGCGACCGTGCTTCCCGTGGTGAGCGCCCGGAGCAGTTCCTTGCCTTCGTCGCTGACGCTGGCGAGGATGGCATTACCGTCGCTGAGATTGCGACTAAGATGGGGATGGACAATCCGAACTATCTTTACCGCCTCGCGCGTGAGCTTACTGACGCCGGTAAGGTCACTAAGACGGACGACAAGAAGTACGTTCTCGTTTCTGAGTAACGGACTTTTCACACCCGCTGGCAACGCAATTGGCCCGCCCAAAAGGCGGGCTTTTTGCGTGGTTGACACGGGAATTCTCGACGTGTATCATGGAAGCCATGAAGATTGCTCAGGTGTTCTACGGCGTCTATTGGCGCATTGAGAAGGATGCGGAGGAAGATGCCTCTAAGGCACTCATCGACGCATTACAGGCTGACGATGATACAGACCTGTACGATCTGTGTGATAAGTTTGAGTCTAAGTTCCGTGACTCGCACGTTGTCTTTTCCAACGATCATAAGACCCTCTATCTTGGCCTCAACATTTCGGCCACCAATGAGGGCGAAAATGATTTTGACGAAATGGCTCTGCTTAGGATCATGGACCTTGACCGGGCTGTCCTACGTGACAGTGTGCGTCAGCAGATGCGTCAGCTTATCGAGACTGTGCCGGTGGACCTGCGTAGTAAATTCACCGCACCTGGATTCTACGTTGCATGGAGTGAAGCATAATGCCAATGACAAGCGGACGGAAGATGGGGACCCCTCTGATGCCTGAGCCTAAAGATACTGACCGTCAGCACCGGTACCTGTTGGTTATCGGTGTGGAGCGCGTAGGTGAGGAACCTCTCCCTCCTGTGGCAAAGACTACAGAGGTGATTGAGGCTGCCCTTGAGGGCATGGACATGATGAAGGATGATAATGGCATGACTTGGCGTATTTCCTACGTTAGCCATGTCTGACGAATTTTCCGATCATCAGATTCTCTTCCTCTACGTACTTGCTACCCGCGATATGGGTACCGGTATGACTGAGGCAGAAATAGAACGAGCTATCGAGCAGATGCCCGATGATGAAAAGGCGAGTGCCATTGCAAAAGCCAGAGGAAGCGCCGAGTAAGACCGGGGAGATATTA